TTAGAATGTTTGTATTTGGTTTATTGCTACTGTATAGACGTAGCGTTCTATTTAGGCAATGGTGCTTCCCAGTCATACTTGCGTTGCCAGGGAGGACTCGTAACATTCTGGTCCAACATGAAGTTGGCAGACAGAGTGATTCGTTTCTCACCTTGCTTATTGTAGTACGGCATGACCCAATGTGTCAAGTTTGCTGGGAAGATCAGGAAACGTCCAGGACTAGGATCACCAACAACAAACTCATTGATAGCGAATGGTTGTGGGGATCCCGACAAGAAGGTGGTCTTGCCGTTGTTTCTCCATGGAGTTTCCGACTCTGGGAAAATAGTGCTCATCTCCGTTGGTACATCTAAGTATAGTATGGAACTCAGATCACAGTTGTGGATGTGTGGCGGATTAAAATCTGGACCAGGGGACGTGAAATTCACCCAAGCATTCACTAGACGCAACTCGGTATGGATCTCGGCACCATCACCATCAGATCCCTGGTTAACGCGAGCAGCGTTATATGCAATAGGGGTAGAAGGTCCAATACGCCCCGCAGCACTCAATTCATTTAGATATCTCTGCACAAAAGGAGCGAGCATTGGTGTCAATACAGTTTGTGAAAATTCTTCACTACACCATACTTCTCTTTCAATGTTACCCACCAGTCCCATACTAGCATCATCACGTTGCTTAGAATTTGCATGTTCTAAGATGATGTTGCGGTCTTCTTCGGAAATAAATGCCGCATGAATACCAGGACCGAATGGAAAGATAGTATTTCCAACTACGGCAGGTTGTGCATTTTCAGGTGAGTTCATGTAATTCTATCTCTGGCGTTGTTGAGGTGTTGGATCATTTGGTCAAAGCAATCTCCTAGATCACGATAACCAAATGCCTGGGACATTAGATTAATACGTGTCTTAAGGTCTGATGCCTCAGTGTCTTCCATAGCAGCAAGAGCAAGTCTAGTATAGAACAATTTTTGCTTTTCTATCAAAGACTTAGTATTTTCTATATGTTCTAGACGTTGCTCTTTATTCATGCCAGATAGTTTATTCTGCATGTGAGCAAGTTTCTGATATGTTTTAAAAATACCACTGATTTCTTCTTGTACGTTATCAGAGTGAAAAAATCCTTMTTCAGTCATAATTTTCTATTCATTGTTTCTAAAACTACTTTCTTATATTTCTTACAGTCAATGTTAAGAAAGGGTGCGTATTTAACTATACGCATACTAGTATCTTGCCATATAGGATCAGTTAACACCTTATTGAAATTGTCTACAAATCCTAGGCAATAGTTCAATACAACCAGTGTTTCTAAACTAATCTCGTTTCCGTAGTACCCCTTAATTAATATGGGATGCTTACCAGATTCAGCATGAAATAAAGTATCAAAACTTTTTTCATATGGTTGCTCAATCTCATTGAGCAGTGTGTCAATATCTTGTTTAAATTTGTACGTGAAAGACTCTTGTTTGGTCTTCCATTGGGAATAATTACTTTCTTTGAACTGACGGATATAGTCTGCACCCATAATAAAGTTGGATACAAAGTAATATAAAAGTTCGTTACTATCTTTCTTTGTTGCTAGTTTCTTAAACGTGTAGATGTCTTTACGTTTATTGAAAGCAGATTCAGATGCTCTTGTTTTGCCATTGAATCTGAAAAAATCATAATCTAATCTAGTAAAATGTGATCTCACAGCGAGATACATTTTATAGCATTCAAATCCTGTCACAGGGGCAAGATACCTCTACTGCTACGCTTCATGTAATTAAGTTGTTGAGCATCATTTCTCAACTTTTCCTTCAGTGGTTTTGATAGTAGTTTGGGGACAGACTCAATCTCAATCTCGTTATCTTCACAGAAACACACAATTGCTTCAATGTAGTTGATCTCTCCATGAGAGTCTTTAACTAAAGCCTCAATACGCTCCGAAAATTTTGTCGGAGTCATGAAGGGTTTCTCACCCTTAGTCTTGGGTGGCATAGAATTCTTTTTGGTAAGATTTAAGTAATTGTAAATAGTCATTAAGATTGTACTTCTGAAATACTTGAATAGATCCCTCTTCAGTGGCGATAAGTGTGACAATTTTCTTTACCTTAATACCTGTACGTTCATAGAACATAGCAGCGTAAGCGGACTCTTGTACGAAATAGTTTTCAATGTAAGATTCCTTCTTCTCTTTAGTTGAAGTTTTAAAATCAATTACTGCTAATTCATTATCAAATTCAGCAATGCAATCAACGCGACCAGCGAGAGCGAGAACGTGACTGTAAAGAGGGGTTTCAAGAGCGTGAATGTTATCCACCCGAGCAAGAGTCTTACGAGCCATTTTGTACATGTTGAGTGCAAGAGGGTCTCGTTCATACTTTTCCTCGTTTAGTATACCACGGATGTGGTCCTCTAGTATAGCATGGAAACTGTTTCCTCGCTTGGATGCTCTCGTAGAAATACGATTTGCTTCATCTTCACCAACTCGGCGTCTCCAATCAGCAATAGATTTACGAGAGCGAATGCCAGTGACAGTTGTTACTGATGGATATGGTTTATCTACATTAGGAAATTTATAAAAACGTTTTCCGTTTTCTTGAACTACTGTAGGTTCTTCCAGACTATCATAAGTAACATCAACAAAATTAAACATCAGTACTGATATCCTACAATATTTAGATTGAACGCAATTGAAATGCGATCTTCACGAGAATAATTTGGATATACCCCATGATATAGTTCAGATGGAAATATAAACATATCTCCGTCTCTGGGCATAACCTCAATTAGAGGACCATACTCAGCAAGTTTGCAATGCTCTTCAATGATCGGATTATGTGGTCCAGGTCTCATAAAGTATAGAGCACCAGACTTAGGAGGTACTTTAACATAGTAGATACCACTAAAGTGTGTACCTCCATGATTGTGTGGTTTATTGTAGTGGCCGCGGCCATTAACATTCATCCACAATCCAGCACCTTGAATATTCCATTCCCCTATTTTAGCATTAGAGTCCTTCAAGTGTTCCTTCAAGAGACTTTTTGCAACTATAAACAAGGGTTGCCATGCCTCACCCTTTACGGTAGGTGCAGATTGATACCCACCTACATTACTAAACTCCATTGATCTATGATACTCTTTCTGAGTTGTACGAACTAACTCCTCAGATACAATATCAAGTCCAACATTTTTATAGGTTAAAGGAGTTGGAAAGAGATTATGTGTTTTTTGTTCTAAATCAGAACTTTCAGTATAAATGGACATCAATAACCAAGATTTAATTTATTCATTAGGTAGGAACGTACTAGACCAGATCTAACAATATCTTCAACACCAAACTCTGTAATATCAAACTCTGGCATTTGTTGAAGAATACGCATGAAATCTAGGATACCATTACGCTCATTCTCTTTAACCAAATCTGTCTGAGTAACATCACCACAGAACATAATTTTACAATTATCTCCCACACGAGTGATCATACTATCAAGTTCATGAAAATTCAAGTTTGAAAATTCATCAACAATTACAATACAGTCATCCATAGTAACACCACGAATGAATGAAGTTGACCAGAAAGAAATAGTTTCTTGAGATTTAAGATTATCATACAGCATATCAAAGCTGTTGTCATCTGGCATCTTAAACATATACTTTACCATGTTCTTATATGGAACCTGGTAGAGCATAGACTTATCTTCATGGGTTCCAGGCAAGAATCCAATCTCCCTGGTAGGTACAAGAGATCTAACAATATAGATCTTCTCATAAGGAGAATCCTCATCAAGGACTTCCTTAAGTGCATTATACAGTACAATAAAAGTTTTACCAGTACCTGCACACCCATGAAGTACACAATTTTTACCTTCGGCATATGAAGCAAATACCGATTCCTGATTATCAGTCATCGGTTCAATATTACGAAGGTATCCTCCGTCAATTGGTTTTTTACGCTTCATTTGTTTTTTAGACATTCCTGAAGATGGGTCATTAAACTGATCACCATATTTTTGGGATCTAGATTTTGATCTTGCTCTTGCCATTAGAATTCCCTCGCGCTGTCAGGTAAGTATTGTTTCAATCCATTTTGAATTGATCCTCCTACTTTATAATGCTGTATGGCAACATCTGCCATTTTCTTATCTTCTTGGTTTGATGCAGTGATGTCTACACCTCTCCAGTTTACTAGTTGCTTAATATGAGGGTTTTCCTCCAAATACTTTTCACGACCAGCAAGAGATAAAAACTTTTCTTCTACCTCACCAGTCTTAGTATCTTCAAACTTGTAGATTGGCATATTAAGTAAACCGAGATAAGTTAGAGCGTGGGTGTGCTTTCTGCACTTTAGACATTACCTCCTTAAACCCATTATCAAGTTTAGGGACACCGTAAGTAGTTCCTGCAATGCCTTGTGACCAGTCTTTGTCCCAGTCAGGATTTTCATCCTTCCAAGACATATATTCTTTGCAGGACATAAGGAGTTCTTTAGTCTCGCCAGTCTTCAAATTTTTTACAGGATAGGTAGGCATTATTGTGGAGTTAGGATACGTTTAACTTTTTCACCAAAGAAATTAATACTGGTGACTCTCATGTCATCTTTGTGGACCCCAGAAATAGGTCTTTGTCCATGGTATATATGACCAGGAAACACAACCATTGTGTTGTAACTATCTAGCACAGTATACAACTCCTTATATTCAGAGTCGTTTCTCCAGGTATCAACGTGTTCAGAACCGAGAGGAGCATCGCTGATCTTCTCATAGAATGTCGTACCTGCACCCATATTATTGTGGGGATTTAAGTATACCATACAATTATAACATTCGTCAGTATGGGGCCAAAAATATGGGTCCTCTTTGCTGATATCTACTTCCATAAACTGATTGAATATTCTCCAAGAGAACATACGAATCCCATCTATCTGCACGTCAAGAATTCTTGCCATGTACTCGTATAGATTAATCTCTACTTGCTTAGGTTCAGAGCAACGTTCCGCATAGAACTTACCATCATAAAAATTCTTGCCGTTTATATACTCGTCTCCAATAGACTTGTCTAATTGCTGTGCTTGATTGCGATTACTTTTAATACCACTCTGGGCAACATAATCTCTCACACGATCAGGATACTTGTAGTAATTATCAACAAAAATAAAATATTCCCCGTCAAAGTCACAAACTTCAACGGAGACATCATCACTTACCTGAAAGTCTTCTTCGGTAAAAAATTTCATAGTATCATAATACAAGGTTGATCCATGCCATCGTAATCGTGAGGACAATCACATTCCTCATCACACCATTCCATGGCACGAGAAATTGTAGGAAACTCACACATAAAGATCTTTTTGATCGCCTTTGCAATATCCATGTGCTCTTTCTGAGTACCGTTAGCAGATCTCAGAGAAATATAATGGATCCAATTTCTGAGATTGCCCGTCATGTACATTTTGGTTGGTACGCATAAAGGAAGCACATTTCTGGCACATTCCTTTGCAATATTGTCATCTAGCATCTGCTGATACAGATCCATCCCTTGCTGGAAGTGGTGTTGCATCAAGATTTCATACTTTTGCTTCTTAAAAGGATCAACATCATCAATAGAATTCTGACGATTCTTGGTATCCTGACTACGAAGTTCTGGAAGAGGAATCTTATCAAAACCTAGCAGAGATGAATCTGCATAGCGTTGCGAAAATTCCTGGAATGTAAATGAACGGTGCCTCAGGATCTGAGCCGCGATTGCTCTAGTTGTGTTAATTTCAACTGTTAGTGTAGCTTGCTCAAACACACTCCAGTGTCCATGTTTAATACAGTATTTTAGAAGTCCCTCAACCTTAGGATTTTCTTGGTTTGCGGGATTGCTTACTCGTGCAATGTACCCAATAGTCTTTTCTGCGTCTGGAGTGACAGCAATCTTACATACTTTCATGATTTAACGTTACTTAAACAAAATACGACATACCCAACACAGTGCAAATGACTGGAGATATCCAATGGCTGCTAATCCCGTGAATGGAATCAACCAGTTCAATAATAGCATAGCCACGAGTGGAGACACAAACAAATCAAACAACATTTTGATGATTTGTTTGGCATTTTCTTCACGCTTCTCCTTTTCAACTAACTCATGTAGTCTTGCTTCAGCTTCTTCATCTTGCTGCTCTGCGACTTTTTTTGAGTTGAAATAGACACTCATTTTTTCGGTTTTGGTTTCTGAGGATCTTCCCATAGTCTTGGATTTACCGTACCTGCTGCTTGACTGAACGTTTTGAAATTTTCTTTGTATTGATCCCAGTAATGATCAAATATGTCAACTTGTTTTTGTGCTAACACAATGTCAAATTCAACTACTCCCTCGTTTACATACTCTACGAGATATGCTGTACAAGGGAGAGTTTTATCCTTCGCTAGTAAGGGATCACATTTTTCACGAAGAATCGTGATTTTAGTGCTCAACTTCGCTCCCCCCATTCAATTCTAGGGAATGCTTCTTTTACCACTGCTGCAGTGATACGATACTTAGATTGAAGGTCTTTGTCTTTAGCCAAAACAATTACTTCTGCTTCACTCTCATGCAGTCCTTCAAGCATTTGAATGAATAGGGTCTCTTTCTTCATCATAGGTAGTCTATCATCACCACCCTTAAAAAATCGGTACAGTTTTCTATACTCTTTAGCGAGTCTAGTATGTTCTGTACCTGCAGGTGCGTCATTAACCGTATAGGGAACTTCCCCTTCAGGCATGACAGAGATCAAACTCTCGTCATAGTTTATAATAAGAATTGCACGGAGAGCATTTGTATTGTATGTTCTTAGCAAATCAATTTTTTCTGCCTTTGTCTTAGCGTTGGAGACCTTTTTCAGTACCTCACTAATCAACAAAGTATTCACATCAGTTTTTCGTGCCATGGTTTTAATAATTAGTCATCGTCTTCTTGTTCAATTTCATCCCAAACATCAAAGTTGGGTCTAATGTAGATTAACTCATCTTGTAGAATATTACCGTTTTCATCTAGCATTTCTGGATGAGTGACTGACTTAGCATATGCGGCGTTTTCAATGAAATCTTCTACATATCCTTTTGCCAACCAGGAGACGGTAATCCCCAAAATAAACGCTCCGATTGTTACCAGAGTCATTAACGCGATTAACATGGTTCCCCCTTAATTTAATTTTGTTGATCTGGAACCTATCCTCCTAAGTATTAAGTTAGAAGTATTTAGTGCTATTTTAGATGAGTTTGTTCTCTCTCAAATATTGAATTGAGTCACTACATCCACCCAATTTCTTTTCGTTCATTAGCACTTGGGGGAAAGTTGCACCTTTACCAAATTCTTGATAGAACTTTTCTCGGTCAAAATGTTCTCCAAGTTTATATTCTTGGAAACTCTTATTTTTAGCAGTTAGAACTTGTTTGACTTTATCGCAATAGGGGCATCCACTGCGGGTGTAAACAGCAAAATTCATAGTCATTCTTGAGGGTTGAGCATCAGATTCCGTAACCTATATATCAGATTAACACACCTGGGATTCTTTGTCAATTATCCATGTGGGGGGATGAAAATTACAGTACTCATTAAAAGTGATTTTCATCTCCTTTTCGGTCAAATTGCAGTGTTTTGCTGCTTTCGGTAAATTCCATTTAGCAGAGAATAGCATCTCCATGGACTCTCGTGTTTCAATTCTCATAAAAACCTATAGAAGTCATTTTTTGGCGGCCTTTTTTTTCCGACTTTCTGGGGAATAAAAAGTGAATTTCGTTTTAGGACTCAAGTGTTTTGTTGAACTGCTTGCGACACTTCTTAAGTTCTTTCAGTTCATCCTTGATCATTTGGTAAGCATCTTCGGGAGAGATTCGTCTTGACATCTCCATGGCAATAGTATACTCAACTCTAGTACCGAAGTGTTTCAGTGCTTCTTCAAATGAATTTAGTTCTTCATACATCTTTTTTATCCAGCGTTGATGCTTCATAGAGTCCAGAACGATAATATTTTTGAGTCTTCTTCATCTTGCGAACGAAAGTCTTTTCGTTCATGTTCTGTCTTTGTTGAAAGATCTTATTCAATGATGTCAATTCATCAATAGTCTTTCTCAACTGTCGTTCTGATTTTTTCTGCTTCATTGGTTGTACTAAATCATCTTCAGTACCCAAAGGTTCAAACTCTGCAGCGTCTCCATCAATCATGTCCTGAACTTCTTCAGGCAATTGGTCTTTAGGAATTTTTGGTAGGTCCATTATAGTCTAGGTTCAAATCTACATGTGATCAGTTTTACTCTTTGTTGACTGGTGTCACTTACGATTTCAAATTTGGTAGTAGTGTCTTCACCAGCATTAGCGGCGTTGCCCTCCTCAACAAAGAATTGTATGCTTGACTGAGGATTTATGTCAGCATCTAAACTGGAATCTGCAACAGACCAGTTTGAACGGTAGGAATTGATTATTTCCGTCCCGTCCACTATAACACGAACCCTAAAGGATCCGCAAGAGCCACCTTGAGATCCTCCAAGGTGAACCAGTCTACATCCATTGTTATCTGGGATTTTCACGTATTGAATTCCAGATGTTGAGGTGCTATCAGTATAAGAAGAGCATCCACTATTAGCATAACCTGTTGGACGGTGAACAACTTCAAGTGTTTCACCTGTATTGAATACAATTGTATTCACACCTGGAATAGGATCATTAGCAGTTACTTGAGCACCTTCTTTGTATAGATACACTCCAATACCCTGTCTAGTATTAAATATCTCTCCAGCACTGTTGTCAATTGTAGTTGTAACTGTTCCCAATTTAATTGGATTGGGACTATAGGGGTAACCAGGAATAGACAGAGTATCACCAGCAGCATAACCAGTGCCACCACTTACTACATTATTAATTCTCAACCTTGTATCATAGTCACTAGACCCGTCTTGAATTGCTTGTATAGTAATGTTCAAAACCATACCCGAACCAGAACCACCACCCATGGTAAAGTCTTGAGTAATTACCTGACCATTACTTGTAAATCCAAAGGCACTGCCGTCTTTATTCTCAACAAACTCACCGATCTGAACACCAACATATTCGTTTTCTCTGTTCTCAATCTGGAACATATCAGGTATTCCACCAGTAGATTGAACCTGACCAGAGACCTGTGTAATCTTAAACTCTGCGTTGCAATCGTTCCCATCTAGGTCAAAGAAACACAACTTCTTATTGTTATTTTGTACTACATACCCACCGTATCCATCACCACCACCAATAGTTAATGTCTCTGTGACAGGTGCTGATACTGATATAGTCTTAGTTTTCTTACCAGATCTACCATTAGCATTCCAAGTTTTTCCACCAATTGAAAGAGAATCAATAGCAGTACCTGCAGTAGCAGGATTGTCATCCCATTCCATCTCCAATGTAATGCTAACGTTCTGGGATCCAGAGACCACTAGATTAGCATTAGAGTCCCATACTGCTTCAGCAGCACCTCCCGCAGCAATGGGTGCCTCCTGGCCTGTGCTGCTGATGCGTATGCCCCACCCACCAGGGTTCCTATCCCAATCATAGAATCCATTGTCAACATTGGTACACCTAACAGTCATGGTTCTGACACCACTAGTGACAGCATGAGTGAATATTGTAGGAGCAGAAGCAAAATCATTGAAGACTCTAATGACATTATTACCGTTAAGAATCATCTCACCATCAATCTCAATCGTAGTACGGTTATCTGATGATACCTCAAAGACATAGTTACCAGAGACTGGGAAGTTTATATTATAACGAATGTCCTGCTCCTCATCAGGCAACACGCACTCCTTATTATTAACCCAAACCATATAATTATTTGCCCAAGTTGACCAGGCAGGATGATCAACAGCAAACGTTTCTGGTTCAGTCTTATTAGCGACCACATATTTTTGAGCCTGAGTTGTTCCAAAGGTCTCAAAAACATTGAGCATTATAGTGCCATAAGTTATAGGATCATACCCGCCTCTACTATTCTGAGGCAACATACTAAAACTTAATTGATTTGAATCAAATAATTGCTGAATCCAAGCACCAGTTCCAGAGGAACTTAGTTGTGCCTTGGAAAGATTTCCATCAAATCCCAAACCAGAAGGAAGTTCTAACACATACGATTTAAATCCAATCCACCCTGGAGGTTTACTAATAAAATTAATACTTTGGATCCACATCTTAGCATCATTAAGATCAAACTGATTCGCTCTTGTATCACCACCACCACCAAATCGTGATCCGATTACAACTTGCAATGCCCCACCTTCTAAACTAAAAGAGGTATAGATTGGACCATCTGCTGAGTTTTGAGGGGCACCAGGTTGACGGATACCTGCAAATAGTGTGCGATGAGCAACCTCTAATTCCATCTCACTATTTTTACCTCTAGTCCATACCATTTCAGAGTATGCATCCTTACCATAGATAGGACCATTACCATTGTTCTGAGCATAGTCTACAAGATCAAATCCAATGCCAGATATAACACACCCCATACCAACTGGGTTTGCTCGCCAAGATGTAGAGGCAGGACCGTTAGATACTGTGAACTCAAACCTCTTCCAACCTGCTTCTGTAAATGTAATGCTAGCAGTAGCAGGTGCAGTCCTCATGTTATTACCCGCATCAAAGACTGGAACATTAGTCCCCTCTGCACCAGAGAATGTAAATGTTCCACCATCATCCATACCATACTCAACAGTATGAGTACCAACGTTGGTAACATACACTAACATCTGCCATGGCCATGTTTTAGTACCAGCAATGTATGGTGAAGGAGACACTGCCTTTGCTGTTATCCAACTGTTCCAAGGATTAGGAGCATCGTGCCCGATGCCAGCATAATATGACTTGTATAGAGTCTTACTACTAGTCAGTCTTTCATTACTTTCATTTGTTCCAATTCCAGCATTAGCACTCTGGATAACCTCAGACAACTCAGAAATATTATTATCAAAGTTTTCATCTGGCCAGAAACCTAGACAATAAAACTCATCAAACTCTGGACCTTGATATGGGTCTGGAATAAATTTTCTTTTATACTTATCTGCTAGTCTATCTACAAATTTATAACAATCATCTCCAACACAGTTGGGGTCTGGTAATTCTACTGGACTTCCGTCAACAAAATTAATGTACTGTGCTTTACAATCATAATATTCTTGTGTCTCATAATTATATTTGCATATCATCCCATCAATTATGGTGATAATAAAATCATCAACGTCAACAAGTCCTGGAGTGGGGAACATAGGTCCCCAAGGTTCGCGATCATCATCGTCATCACGTACTACAAAATCACCTCGTACTCTTCCTGCATTGCCAAAGAAATCTGGATCACAGATTGGACCCATGTAACTTGCATCAATTACTCTGATGGGAGAGTACTTCCCTTCAGTCAAGTCTCTTATAGTACTGACAGGAATTCCTATCTGCTCAACTTGAGCACCCTCAGGATTATTTACACTACCAGGTGGACCCGACTGAACTACAACTGTAGCTAAGGGATCACAGATCGGTCCAAATTGTCCTAGTGGAGTATAGGTCACAAACTTTTAGAAGTATTTATTCCTTATGACTTGGTGCTGTTGCAACCTTTGATAACTGACTATAGCATAGTCTCACATCATCACCAATGTATGCAGTGTGAGGCATCATAGAATTGTATACAGTAATAGTATTTTTCTTGCAAGGTGCTTCACCAATATATTCAAACCCCCAACTCTCTATGTAATCAATTCCAAAATTCTCCCAAGCATACTCCATCTCTGTCTGCAATTCATGGAGATATCTTTTCTTATCACATGATGGTTTCATCAAATCTTTTAGCATAGTAAATCTATTATCCTTCCACTGATCCTTAAAGTTAAAGAATCTAGTTGACCTTTGCCCTACAGGTTGATCCTGAAGCCAAAGGTTACCTACCATACCAGGTCCATCAATGTGTGGTAAGTGAGAAAACCTCCATGTCTTATGTCGGATCTTATCATAGTAATTACCCCAATTCTTTCTACCGATATTGGGTACACCGTCCATAAGATCTTCTACTGTATCACCAACAAACTTTTCAATATCTATATCAACTTCCCATGCCTTAAAAGGATTACAGTCTGTTGGATTACTAAATGGTTCGGGCACAAACTCAGGACAATTATCTAATTGTAATGTATGGTATCCAAAATCCTCAGTGAGTTGTGTCCACTCAACCCCACAAATCTCCATTCTGATCTCTCCATGATGACGATGCAATGTTAACCTCTCCCTCAGGGGGATCTTTAATAAAGAGGTTCCATGAAATACTTATACGATCACCCTCTTGGTAGTGTGGTTCTACAAAGTGCGGCAACCAAGAAGAGAATGCTATCCCAGTTCCTACAATAGGATTCTTATAAAACATATTAGAACCCTCCAAACGAGAACCTTGTGCTCCTCCTCGGGGATCAGGAACTGAAAATCTTCCTTCATTTTCAGGTAGTTCTGGACTGTCTACCCAATATACACCACTAATATCTGAGTTGGGATGGGTGTGATAGTTACTATAACTATATTGACCCAGTACTAGAGCCCAACATTTAATTCTTACTTGAGATTCTGGTGGGAGACTTTGACCTCCCATCAATCCATAGTGATACTTATTAGATACACCAAGTATCATACTACGAAGTTCTTTAGACCATTCATAATCTAGGCATGCAAGATCATCTCTAGAGTGCCAAGCAGTATTCCCTTTAACAGAAAAAGAGGGCATCTCTGGTGAAGATGCTCTCTCTTTTTTTAGATATTCAACAATTTCTTTGTTGAATATCTCTGCTCTAGGATTTTGAAACTCAATAATATTTGTAGAAAATAACGAAATTGTTCCAAACATGTATGTTAACTAGGAAGTTCAGGGAATGATGTGGTGCCACCCTCGTTAGGGTTAGGTGGTTCATCCCATTCGGGATACGAAACACCTTCTGGTTTAGGATACTTTGCCTTAACTGCTGCAACCTTATCAATGATTGCTTCCATCTTAGCACCGATGTCAATACCTGCTGCCTTGAGAGTTGCTGCCATGTCCGTCAGAGCATGAATCTGTGCTGGTTCAGAAGGATAATATTTTCTCCTGGTGCCTGTGAGCAGGGCCAGATCTGTATTCTCTCTTGCCGCATGGACATCGGGTTCTGGTTGTGATTCCAACCAATAATCATACTCTTCTTGAGAGATTGGTGCATCACCTGATTGTGATGCCTCAATCATAGTTTCCCTAGGGAAAATATTCTCGTAGTATGCTCTTTTTTCTGCGCTAATAGCCATTGTAGTAGAATCTCCTTTAAATTACCAAGAACCAGACCATTCTTTTGCTTCGGATCCAGCAACACCGAAGACCGAGATGATTGTGTTAGTACCAGTTGAGCAGGCACGAACACTGTTACCATCTTGGTGACCGATTCTGAAACCAGAGATCGGATATCCTGTACCAGATTGAGTGGCACCAGTCCACTGACAACCCTGCCAACCAGTACCACATTCCTGCTGAGACCAGTAGTTGTAGTTGCAATACATGTTCCAGTAGTTGGTGTTATTGCTGTTGGGGGTGTTAGACATCATAATCTCACCCTGATAACCACTCTCACCCGTTGGATTCATACGGTAAGAGTTGTTGTTAACAACAGTAATAGGCCAGTAAGAATTATTCTGTGAGTTCTGTCTAGATCCACCATCATTAGAGTGCCACCATTCTCCAGAGAAATAGTAACCACTAGTGGAAATATTATTATCTGCTCTCCAATATCTCAACCAGAAACGGTCAGTACCATTCGGGTCAGAGGTAGTGATGTAGAATTTATATTGATAGTAGTCGTGGTTTGTATATGTTGTACCCCATCTAGCATTCCAGGCGTTCCATGCACCAGTTCTTGCAGACATGTGATAAAGCATTTGCTTACCACCAACAGCATACCAACCGTCGCGACCACCATCACCAGACTGAGAAACATCAAAGTAACTTTCTAAAGTAGATTGCTCAGTATTATAACGGATAGTAGCATCACGGTTCCAGGTACTGTCGTTAGCAGGACGCTGCGATCTATTTCCTCTAGAGACCTGCAACCCTTCGGTGCCAGCACCTGCTTCTTCATCTGCACCTACAGATTCCCATTCGGAACCTGTGTAAACTTGAAGTTTGCTTTCGGTAGTGTTGTAAATTACCAGTCCTGTGGTGCCAGCTGGCCTGTTTGAATTTGTATATTGTGGGTACTGTACGCCATCACCCGTGACGTTAACCTTTCCTACATTTAGTTGGGACATGGAATACTAATTTCACTAGGACTTCTCTGAATTTATTTATAAAAGAAAAGACCCCAAGTATTTCTTGAGGTCTACACTTCCTTCACACGGACGTACTAATTATAATGGTTTTCAAGCAGCAACTGAGAAGATTTGATTTAAATTAGGAGAAATTTTTTGATCCTTGTATTTAAATGCAGTCTGCTTCCAATCACCACCTGGTTTAGTTCCAGTTTGATCTTTCATATACTTATCCATCCAGTAACAAGCAAAGGATACTGTGTTATTCAGTCCACCATCCTTGTACCAGATAGTAGTCTTATCTTTCCACATGTTTCCAGTCTCCCACTCATAAACAATATGGGTAACTCCATCCCAATCTCTAGTTCTTCGGGATCCAGCAGCACGTTGGTTGATAAACGAAAGTGCTTCAATCAATTTTGGATTTTCACATCCGTACTTCTTCAATGTCATCAGTGCAGTGCAAACCAATGCTTGGTCCCATGCACCAGAGTTTGAGCAGATCTGATCAAACGCTTTGATTTCATTTAGAAATGCACCAACCTGACCAGGAATCTCTGCAGCCTTTACATTATACTGATTCCAAGTTTCGGGAAAGTAAAAGTGGCATGCTTTGTTGAGACCACTGAGGATTGCTCCTTGAATCAACTTATGAGATACTGGTTGGTAGTTGTACATACCATACAGAACACCATAAATCTTCTCTTGATTTCGTTCTACACTATCAACTGAATCAAAGGTATCATATGATTCGCGAATACGTGCAAGACTTTGGAAAGAATATTCAATAACAAATACTTCATTAGGAATTGAATCCGACCCACCACGAGACCAATTCATGGCACGAGTGTTGGAATCAATTCTAAAACGATATCCTGCGGGATACTTTTTACCTTTCAGTTCATCTGGTTCTGTTAGTTTAGCAAGAAAAACTACACAGTGCTCAGGCAGAAGTTTTGAAAGGTGTTTTTGTGCTTTGGCTAATCGCCCTTCTGTATTTCGTTGGCAAAATACTTCAGGTAGTTCTGCAAACTTATCATAGTTCATCCAATATGAACTAATCTGTCCACTGTCGCGGATGGGCATGAATGGTACGATAGTGCCATCCGATCTTTGTACTGTCATATAGTGACCATTTTATAAACCAGTAACCAGTTGGAGGTTCTGGGAGGTAACTTACATAGTATAGCAGGTCCTCTATGCCTTGTCAACCTCACCGATGACCCACGATCTCATGCCATGTGGGGTGTCTGCGATCAGAGTCTGAGTCAGGTCTACTACTTCTGGTGGCACAACCAAACAGAATCCAATACCCATATTAAATACGTTGAGCATTTCAGTGTCTGAGATGTCTCCAGCATTCTGGATCTTCTCAAAGACTTCTGGTATATCCCACCCGTAATTCACGTTGACCTTAAGACCTTCTGGAAGGCATCGTGGGAGGTTCTCAGGCAGTCCTCCACCTGTGATATGTGCCATGCCTAAGATGGGAACTTCGTCCAACAGGTGCTGGACTAGAGGGGCATAGATGGTGGTCGGCACCAGCAGCTCAGGCATCTCTTTATAGTAGATGTAATTTCTCCACAGCATGTCATTGACCAGTGTGTATCCATTACTATGAAGACCACTACTCTCAATACCAATGACTACATCACCAGGTCGGATGTTGCGACCATCAACAACATCATTCTTCTCCACAATACCAGTACAGAATCCAGCAAGGTCATAGTCACTTTGTCTAAAATGTTCGGCAGTCTCTCCACCTAGGAGTTCCATACCTGTGAGCTCACATGCCTTAGCAACTCCATATACAATGTCACTGACATTACCGTCAAGTGTTTTGGCAGAGATATAGTCTAAGAAATAAAGAGGTTTAGCACCAGAACATATAACGTCATTAACGCACATAGCAACAAGGTCCTGGCCAATAGTAGTGTAATCATTAGCAATTCTACAGATGTTAATTTTAGTTCCTACACCATCGGCACCAGATACCAAGACAGGTTTCTCATATCCTGATGGGATCTCCATCATTCCATTGAACCCACCAATACTAGGTGCCAATACTTTAATATACTCTACAAAGGATCTACCCTTTTGGATGTCAACGCCAGAAGTTTTGTAATCCATTACTTATTTTTATCAGAAAGGTCTGTAAGTGAGTCAAGAAGTTCGTCCATTGTTCCGATACTCTCAATGTCAGAAATCATCTTGGAAATTTGGGTACAAACAATGGGACGTTCTTGTCTGGCAGCAAATGCCAGGGCATTGCGTAGTGATGATTCTGCTCCATCAAGTGAGTTTTGAACTGAATTAGATAGTGCCATTAATAAATTTCTCCTTTGATAATACCTTCACGGTTTTTTAATTTCCATACGATGTACTCTATGGTAGGTACACACTGGGGATTCCATCCAGCAAAAGTAGAGTGTTCTCCACTTGGAATCTGCCAACAGGGTGCATCATCATTCTCAAGATCTAGTGACTCACGATATGCTTCGTCACCGAGTAGAACACATGCTCTCTCTGCTGCATTCAAACTAGTGAAACAGGAAAAACAATTCGCTCTAATCTCATCGGGGATGTGATGTTTCATTGAATAGCAAGTGGTTGTAGACGCTCAAGAATCTCACGATAGGCAGGAACAATATCACCTTCATCCTTTCGGAATAGGTCTTTATCATATCGTTCATCACCACCGATCTTCCATAGTCTCATGCTATCAGGACTGATCTCATCGGCAAGTAGCAACTCACCATGTGCAGTGTAACCATACTCAACTTTAAAGTCAACCAGATCAATGCCTAAGATATAGAACAATGAACGGAGGATATCATTGATTCGTAATGTTAGATCAATGAAAGGTTCGGGATCATATCCCATCAGACGTACACGATCCTTTGTGAGCAGAGGATCATGCTTACTATCATCCTTCAAGAAGAACTCAACAATAGGATGTGGTAGTGAGTAACCTTCTTGTAGGGTTGTCTCACGGACAATAGATCCAGCAGCACGGTTACGGCAGATAACTTCCAGAGGAACGATGTCTACCTTTCTACAGATCATCTTGTTCGCACCAACCATATTAATATAATGAGTTGGGATATGTTCTTTAGAAAGTTTCTCAAAGATGACAGACGAGATAGTACAGCAGAGTGATCCTTTTCCTAAAGGATGATCAACCATCTCACCATTACCAGCAGTCACCTTATCATGGTACTCAATAATGACACGATCAGCATCGTCACCAGCGTATACGGTTTTGACCTTGCCTTCTATAATTATTTCCATAAAAAAGAGGGTGTTCAACCCTCATAGTATACAGCAAGAGAACACCCTAGTCAAGGGGTCTTTGAGTGATTTTTTGGCGGAGATTTTTTTCCACCTTTTATAGAATCAAAAAGTCATTTTTGTTTTGGTGTGCCAAATCGGTGGCCACCCTGACAGAGATTACATTTCTTTGGAATACGAACCTTGGGTTGGCAAAGATTACATTTCTTAGGTCTTCTAACTGAAACTCCAGGTCGTCCGCTAAGTCTATTTCGTTTCGCTTCAACTGGTGAACTTCCAATAATGCTAACAAGAGAAAGCATTAGAGGAAGTACAAGTAATTTTTTCATTTAAAAATTATATTAGGACAAAAAAGAGGATCCAATGATCCCCTTTTTATATTTAGAAGGTGGTCTGAATGGACAGTCTGGACATCCAGCACCACAACATCCTCTAGAAAGGTGCGGTGAAGTGCTTTCCGATAACTTCAATACGTTCTTCTTCATGAGCAATGATATCTAGTTGTTCCTGAATAGCAGCAAGCACATCAGGGTGCTCACCAATACCAACAGGGTTGTGTAGGTATACTTCTACGTTTGCTTTTGCTTTGGCAATATTACCTTGGGCATCAGCAAGTAGAGCATCTAATACTTTATCGCGAAGATTACAAGACATAATAATTTTAGATTTATTTTATTTAGTGAAGCGATTAATCGCTTCATTTGTTATATAGATCTTCCAGTTTTTCTTTGGATAGATCTACATACATAACCTCTTCACCTGGTTCAGGTGCTTCAGGATGACGTGGTTTAGGAGGAGTTCTCATCTCTACTTTGATAGATTGAATGTTAGCCCACATCATAGCGAAGGCAGCACCTCCAATGAGAGCAAAACATACACCATATACAAAAACTAGATAATGATTCATTATGCTTCCTGCAGAGATTGAACTGTGTTGTGAAGTTCTCCAATGTCAAGAAGACCTTCGGCACTAAACCAAGGGGCATTCGCCCAACTGAATCCTTCACCCATAGTACTATCGGGTGCTGTGATGTACCAATGACAATCAACGTCAGGCACATCAACAGCGCACTTACTCCAGTCATCGCTCCACTGTGGGACTTGTACCCACATCACCGCAGCAAATATAAAACTGAAGAGTGATTTAATCACAGTGCGTTACCTCTAGGTAGTACTTCCTCAGGGAAGATAAAGTTTTCATGTGGTTGATCAGCAGGTGCCATCCAAGCACGAAGTCCTTCATTCAATAGGATGTTCTTGGTGTAGAAGGTCTCAAATTCAGGATCTTCTGCTGCTCTAATCTCCTGACTCACGAAATCGTAAGCACGAAGGTTGAAAGCAAGACCAATAATGCCAATAGAGGATGTCCATAGACCCATAACAGGCACAAACAACATGAAAAAATGAAGCCACCGCTTGTTAGAAAATGCAACACCGAAGATCTGCGACCAGAAGCGGTTTGCAGTGACCATAGAATAAGTCTCTTCTTCTTGAGTAGGCTCAAACGCCTTAAATGTGTTTGCTTGTTCTCCATCTTCAAACAATGTGTTCTCTACAGTAGCACCATGGATTGCACACAACAGTGCTCCACCTAGTATACCAGCAACTCCCATCATATGGAAGGGGTTGAGGGTCCAGTTGTGGAAACCCTGAAGGAACAACAGGAATCTAAAGATTGCTGCTACCCCGAAACTAGGTGCAAAGAACCATGAAGACTGACCCAGTGGATAGATAAGGAATACGCTGACAAAAACAGCAATAGGACCAGAGAACGCAATAGCATTGTAAGGACGGATACCAACTAGACGAGCAATTTCAAATTGCCGTAGCATAAAACCTATGAGAGCGAATGCACCGTGGAGAGCAACAAAGGACCAAATCCCTCCAAGTTGGCACCAGCGTTGGAAGTCGCCTTGAGACTCAGGACCCCAAAGTAGAAGAAGAGAATGACCCATAGCATCAGCAGGCGTTGAGACAGCTGCCGTGAGAAAATTAGCACCTTCAAGGTAGGAACTAGCAAGACCGTGGGTGTACCAACTCGTGATAAAAGTCGTGCCAGTAAGCCAACCGCCAATGGCCATATAAGCAGTGGGAAGAAGTAGGAGTCCAGACCAACCCACAAAGACAAAGCGATCTCGTTTAAGCCAGTCATCCAGGACATCAAACCACCCCCTCGTTGGTTTTATTAGTGTGCTTGTAGTCATGTTTTTTGATTCCTTTTAAGTAGTACAGGTTCGGCCAAGTATCACGTATGATCTCAGCTAATTTCCAAGAAGAATTTTGATTGATCACTTGGTGTATTTTCGTAGATTGACGAGTCACCGTAAGTCTTATGATCTTTGTATCCTACCATGCGTCCCTTAGTATTTTGAATAGCACCCATCATAGCAATGATGAGGAAGATAGCGGGGGGACCGATGATGAGAGCACCACCGATAACATAGTAAGTTAAGAGTTCAGCAATAGAAGGTTCCATCAGTACAGGTTCTCCTCTTGCTCAGTCATGACCACACAATCAGAAGTGGGATAAGATACACACGTAAGGATAAATCCTTCTGCAATCTGATCATCATCCAAGAATGACTGATCGCTTTGGTCAACAGTTCCGCTGACAAGTTTACCAGCACAGGAAGAACAGGCACCAGCACGACAGGAATAGTTAATATCAACTCCTGCCTCTTCTGCAGCGTCTAGAATGTACTGATCGGACTCACACTGAATAACTTGATCGCCGTCACTAATCTGAAGAGTAATAGAGAAAGACATAAAACTTTATAATAAAATAGAAAAGAAAAAGGGGACCGTAGTCCCCTAAATTAAACCACAGGTTGACTAATCAACCAACGGATGGTGCGATGAGTGCTACAGGTGTAGACTCAGCAGCAGCAAGATCCAGTGGGAAGTTGTGTGCGTTACGCTCATGCATAACTTCCATACCAAGACCAGCGCGGTTCAGTACATCTGCCCAGGTGTTCAACACACGACCCTGACCATCAAGGATGGACTGGTTGAAGTTGAAACCGTTCAGGTTGAATGCCATGGTTGACACGCCAAGGGCGGTGAACCAGATGCCGACAACAGGCCATGCAGCAAGGAAGAAGTGCAAGGAACGGGAGTTGTTGAATGAAGCGTATTGGAAGATCAAACGACCGAAGTAGCCATGGGCTGCAACGATGTTGTAGGTCTCTTCTTCTTGACCGAACTTATAACCGTAGTTCTGTGACTCTGTTTCAGTCGTTTCACGAACGAGTGAGGAAGTAACGAGACTTCCATGCATAGCAGAGAAAAGAGATCCACCGAATACCCCAGCAACACCGAGCATATGGAACGGGTGCATAAGGATGTTGTGTTCTGCTTGGAATACAAGCATGTAGTTAAAAGTACCAGAGATACCAAGAGGCATAGCATCGGAGAAAGAACCTTGACCGAAAGGATAGACTAGGAATACTGCACTCGCTGCAGCGACTGGAGCAGAATATGCTACACAGATCCATGGGCGCATACCTAAACGGTAAGAGAGTTCCCACTCACGTCCCATATAGGCATAGATGCCGATCAGGAAGTGGAATACTACAAGTTGGAAAGGACCACCGTTATACAGCCACTCGTCAAGAGATGCTGCTTCCCAGATGGGGTAGAAGTGGAGACCGATTGCGTTTGAACTAGGAACAACTGCACCAGAGATGATGTTGTTACCATACATGAGTGAACCAGCAACTGGTTCGCGGATGCCGTCAATGTCCACAGGGGGAGCAGCGACGAAGGCGACGATGAAACAGATAGTTGCAGCAAGCAACGTAGGAATCATCAGTACACCGAACCAACCAACATACAAACGGTTGTTGGTTGAGGTTACCCACTCGCAGAAGTTATTCCACGGGGATGTTTGTTGTCTTGTAAGAGTTGAAGCCATTGAATTGAAAGGGTTAGATAAGAGTGCAGGGAAACACTAATAAATTATTCCTGTCTCACCCTCAGAGGCAGGTATTAAAGACGTAATTTATACTCCCTATAGGTCTTGGTTTGGGGGGAGTCGGTTATGAAACGAACACCGTCGTTACATTTGTTTACCTATTTAGTATAGCAGGGGTGTAGGAATCCGTCAACCCCTGAAAGATGAGTGATTATACCCAAGTTAGTTTGCTCTCGTAATCCCAGGCATAAACCTCGCGATTACCTTTGATGCCCCATCCTAACCAGTAGTATGCATGTGTCATGTACTGAGGAATGGTGTCTCCACGTCTTTCAAACTCAGGAAGGACACGTTGAAAGATAGGTTCATTAATCATCCAGCGAGTTTGACCTTCAAGTGAAGATGGATCGCAAGAGAACTTACCACAGAAGGTTCCAAGACCTCGGTATCGGTGAGCAGAAGTCCATTGGATTAAACCATACCCACCAGACAAACAGTTCTCATAGGGGACAATAGCACCACCTTCACAGATGTTAGGGATGAACTTACTCTCCTGCTTGATGTTACCCATCAGCGTAGCAAGAGCATTCTTATCAGTGATCTTAGTTTGTGCTTGGAGTTCCTTGAGGACATACTGTTCTTCAACAGAGCATGTAGGACACTGCCATGAAGGTTCTACTACCTCGGCAACTCCATCAGGAAGTGGTGGTGCCTCTGGAAGGGTCATTAAGAATGATGGTACTGCTGCCAGAGATACTGCTGTACTCATCACTAGTGTTGGTAAAATCATCTTTCTCATTTGAACCTTCCTATATTAACATACAAAAAAAGGGGCGTCAACTGGATTGTGCCAGTTACCCCTTTGTCATGCGACGACGATACGTCACTATTTATTCAATTTGTAGGGACCATTAGGGGAGTCATCATTCCACCGTCACCTCCACCACCATTATCATCATCAGACTTTTTTATGATGTAAAGCATGAAGTTTGCTACCATAAATCCGACTGCTAGTGCTAGGAAGTTAGATGTATCCATCACCAGATACCTGGAATGATCTGCCCCGTGGTTGCATAACTGCCCATAGCAGCGATGACTCCGAGCATTGCTGCCCAACCGTTAATGCGTTCTGCGTTTTCGTTCATTGTTTTACTTGATAGGGTTAGAGAGTTTTAAGTAGTAGAGAGAAACTTCAGGTTTTGTGATGTCATAAGGATCGTCCTCAGCATCATCAACTTTACCTTCTTCTTCCCAGAGTTTTTCAATAATGCCGTTGTTTACGATCATACTATAACGCCATGATCGGAAACCCAGTCCTAAATTATTCTTCAGAACCAGTTCATTCATCTGACCAGTAAAGAATCCATTTCCATCAGGGAGATATTTAACATTCTTGATTTCAAGTTTGTCAAACCATGCATCCATTACATATGAATCATTCACAGACAAGCAATAAATTTCATCAATGCCGTGAGATTTAATCTCGTCATAGACTTCTTCATATCCTGGAAGTTCTTTAGTGCTACATGTAGGAGTAAAGGCACCAGGGACAGCAAAAACTAATACACGTTTTTCGTTGAATAGTTTATCGCTGCTTATGTTATCTTGATTGTGAAAGTAAAATGTTACTTCTGGAATTTCATTCATGATTTAGAGTCTGTAGTTTCAACTTCCCAAGAACCACCTACACCGCCGTCCATGTTGACAACAATGTCTGGTGTCTTTGAATGATGAGGTTCGTGTGGTCTATCCATGGGTTGAGACTTAGTGTTGTCGTCTCGTGAGAGGTTCTTGATAACAATGAATGCATCTTTGTTATACTTACGAACACCATAAGGGGTTGCCCACTTTTGGTTGTACTCTGCACCTTGGTGGATGCCAGAGACTACAGTGCCACCAATTTCAATGACAATGTTATCATTTCGCACATCCCAACCAAGGGTTGCAATCTGATTCCAAAGATCATCTTGTGTAAATTGCATTTGGTGTTTAGAGAATACCAAAGAACAGTTTACCAGTAATCGCGTAAGAAAGCAAGGCCGCAACAAAACCCATCATAGCAGCACGTCCATTGAGTTTCTCTGCACGTTCAGCATACGACTCATAACCGTAACGCTCGGCGTCGGTCTGTGAGATATACATGCGGGGTTCGGTAGCCCACATGTTTGTGCGTCCACCGTCTTCAGTTGTAACAGTCATGATACGTTTCGTAATGAATCTTTACATAGTATATAGGAAAAAAAGAAGGGCGTCAAGCCCTTCTTATGATAATTATTTTTTATTAGTCTGTAAACCTCGGGTTATGAATCCTCAGAGATAGTAAATCTTGGCATGTTACTCATAGATGAGATCCATCCAGTAAGAATATACTTGGTTGACATGGGAGGATTACCTCGGTGAAGATGAGTAAACCCACCAGGCCATATGACTGCCGTGTTTTTGGTGGGTTTTAATTTTACCTGCTGGTATAAAAACTCAGTCTCTCCTCCCTCCTCAACATCATTTAGATAAATCATCCATGCCATTACACGATTTTTATTTGCCCAAGCAATGTTTTCACCGTGAAATGTATGGAACCCTCCCATGGGTTCAGTTTTTTGTAATAGGGTTACTCCAGACCACCAGTCTGGACCCTGAGTTTTTAGGTAAGGAAAATCTTCAAGGTAGGGAGAAACACATTTATTAAGTAGACAGTTATTAATATCCATTGCCACCGTCGGCCAGTATGGATCTAACGCAAGTTGTTTATCTTGTCTATTCTTATCATTAACAGTACTGTATACTACTTGCTGATCAATCATTTGCAGCAACGTCTTAATTAAATTAGCATCAAGTACATTGTCGTAAGTTCTAATAAAATTTTCATTCATAATATTTAAGGGGACCTAGGCCCCCTTTGTTATTGTTGCTATCGCGCTACAACCATCTAGTTTAATGTCTAATGGCAAAGACATTGTTATTTAGAGAGTTAGCGAGATGCCAGAATCACCAAAACTAATTGTATCTGATGCATAAGAAAGACCACCCAGTCCAACATCACCAACAGGTTGTGCTGCACCGAAAGGATACTCACCTACATCACTAGTGAATGTAATGTTATCAGTTCCCAGGGTAGTTTTTTGATCTGTTGTCTCGGCAATACAACGAAGACCGAGATAGTGTCGCCACAGTTCACACAAAGTATTTTGTGGAACGTTATCATAGAGTGCCTGAATTACGGCGTCTCGTGCTGCAAGTTCAGCAGCGGAATACTTAGTAGTCATAATTTATGCAGTGATGCAGTCGCGAATGTAACATGGGACACCTTCGGGATCCAACCATTTAGTATATTCAAAGTCCTCCATGGCGAGGTTTAGTTGCATACCATTGTCACAGAGATACATGTCTTTGTAACGCTTGGTCCATTCATCAAATTTCTGAATACGAAAGTCAGGTTTGCCATTGATCTCAAGCGTACCACACTCAACGTAGCGGTACGGAGAACGTTCAAGGAGGACTGTAGGTGTCATTAGGTAAGATCAGTTGCTAGTTTATCAATAAGGATAGCATAATCCTCGTCCACATCGCCCCAGAATTGGACTCCTTTATCCTCGTAAAATTTAAAAACTTTTTTGAAGATGTTAGGATAATCTGAATCTAGAAATACATCACCAGTTACTGCTTGATTGAGAATATCAAGGACTGGCGCAAACTTTTGCCGTGTTGTCATATCTCTTTAGCGATGTGAACAGATGCCCCTAAGGGCAACTCCCAAGGCTGGATTTGAACCAGCGACCAGCCGATTAACAGTCGGCGGCTCTGCCACTGAGCTACTTGGGAATGCATGCCCTTAATAGGGCAACGGGCAAGGAGGGATTTGAACCCCCGACCAACGCATTAGAAGTGCGATGCTCTATCCACTGAGCTACTTGCCCATTCTATAAGTTCGTTGATACGATTAGTTACCAGAAAGGACTCTTCATCACGAGCTGCAGAAACATGCTCGTGCAGTTGATCTACAAGTGCAGTAATCTCAGCATGAACTAGGTTCAGTTCAAAGTCGTTGTAGAGTTCTTCCTGTGTCATGGTCGTCTCTCGGAACCTCTGTAGTATAGCAGGGTAAGAGTCAGGCGTCAACCACCTTTCTGAAAGTAATCTTTTCGCATGTACCTACCAAGGATGTTGCTGTTGTAGTATGCAGGGGTGCCATCGTCAAATGCCTCCGTAAGTACATTATGCTTGAATAATTGTCGGGTCTCTTCATAGTTGCATTGACCCTTAGTTTTATGTAGGCTTAGTATGTGCCTCGTGAAGTTCAGTTTTCCGAACTTCTTAATGTCATCTTTAAGTTCTGGACAAGATCCGTAATACTTTTTCCAGTCAGATTCCTGCTTTACTTTTCGTTTTTTTCCAGGGGGAGTTCTAAAGGACCAAAAATACTTCCTCCCAACGTACGATTTGTGTGTGGTGACATTGGTAATACAGTAAACAAACCCAAAGTAATCCCCAACATCGCTGCTATTAAAAGTTCGTTCCATGTACATCCAAGGATTTTCATAATTAGATTCACTCATTAGTATCAACCTTCTTGAAATATTTAGAAGGTTGATTTTAATTTAAATTATACTACCTTTCCAGGACGATAGGTGGTATCTTTTAGTACCTCATCTAACAGTCTACCATACTCGTTGTACTGACGATCACCAGCGATGAAACATCTCTGTCTTCTCCATACTGCTTCTGAGATCATCTCCTTTTCTCTAGGAGTAAAATCTGCAAAGCGATCTACATTAGTCATTGTTTGAGTTTCCATTGTAATTAATTAGATACGATACTCATCAAGAATATCTAGTACTTTACTTAGAGCATACTGAGCAGCATCTTGTTCCTTCGGAGAACAGTTACCTAGCATTGATCCCTGGAGAATCTTGGTCTTTAGTTTGTAGACATGCGCTAGCATATCTACCTTAGTCAAAGCTGAGCGTGACATTAGATACTGGCCCAATCGTTATTAAAAATTTCTAAACCTTTGTCTGTAAGAATTGATTTATATAGAGAGTAAAAAGTTGTAACTGGAATAGTACATATATCAGCACCCACTCTAAATGCATGTGATACTTGGCGGGCTTCACGAATAGAAGCTGCCAAAACTTTAGTGTTGACTGAATGTGTTGCGTAGACATCAGAAATCTCCTCAATTAGAGAAATGCCATCCCAATGTTGATCATACACACGACCAACAAAAGGAGACACGTACGTTGCCCCTGCTTTTGAAGCAAGAATTGCTTGAGCAGTAGTGAATATCAATGTGACATTGACTGGTATCTCATTACTTGACAGTTCCTTACATGCCTTAAGTCCCTCGTAAGTACAAGGAACCTTAATAGTAATATTAGATCCTATATCCAAATAACTTTCTGACATTTCCAACATCTCTTCCGCTGTTTCACCAACCACTTCGGCTGAAACAGAAGAATTCCATGGAAGAATATCAGATATTTCTTTGATAACTTCTATTGGATCTCTACCTGATTTCTTCATCAATGTGGGGTTAGTAGTTACCCCATCAATTAATCCAGTTTCATGTAGGCGAGCAATAAGCTCAGCGTCAGAGCAGTCCAAGAACAATTTCATGGCACCTCTGTGCGTAGTTGTCTTATTTAGTATAGCAAGACCTACTACGATAACTAGGTTTATCTTCAAATAAAGACAAAAAAAGAGGGGCATTAAACCCCTCTTTGTATTACGTTCTACTTCATCTATTTGGCGTAGGTCTGACCACGATAACAGAATGTACCATGTGTCTCTTTGTTATCTACACAACGTGTAGTATACTCAACACCACGGTAAGCAGTGTGACTAATCTGTGCATTGTGCAATGCAGATGCCTTATTGATCTGCTTCTTGACCATTTGAAGTGTATTCATTTGTGAACTCCTAAAGTAGTTGGATTTTAATCCGTTCCTTTAGTCGTTTGCGTCCCAATAACATTCAGGATTTGATTCCTTCATGACCTCAACCAATTCAATCTTTGACTCAGTGTCAAGATGTTCGTACTTTCGCATCCGCATTATAATTGCGTCTGTCTGAGCACAGGTGAGGGTTGTATACAGAAGTATATCAAGCATGGGATGAACGCTCCGTTCCGCGACTTACTTGCGTCCCCGAAGGGATGAACGTAGGACCTAGTATAGACCCAGTAATACTATTTATCACTTTTGTGTGTGTCTTTCTTAACATTGTTCTTTTTGCCCTGCTCCCAGAGATACTGTAGTCCTTCATCCATAAGAGGACCTTCATCAAACTCTGACAGGTACTCATCAAATTTATTTTCGGCTTTGATTCTGAACTCTTCGCTCAGAGGACCGTTCTGTTTTAACTCTTCCATCTAAACCAACCCGTAATAATTAGTTTTTCTTGTGTTTCGGAGACGACTCCTTTGTGGCGGTGAGTATAACTTGCGGGAAACAGTACAGTTTTACCTGCAACTGCATCTACTGTTTGATCCTGCCACACAAAGTGGGTGCCGCCTCCATCAGTAACAGTATTTAGATATGTAATAAACGCAACTACTCTATCTTGCTCAGGTCCTAGAGCATCAAAGTGCTCTGCATAAAATCCCTCTCCTGGTTTGTACCACTGGTACTTAGGATGACTATGGAAATCTAGAGGTTCATCAAAAAGATACTTGTCACTATAGTCTTTTATACAATCCATCAAGTGTTCCTGATACTCCACGTCTTTATATGATGAGGAGTATTCAATTTTACTATCAGGAATATCATTGAAAAATAGATCACTACATTTTTTGTAGTCCTCTCTCACTTTATTCTGTCCTACAGTTCCAGGTTTAATTGCTTTACCTGTCGCTTTAACTTCACGGAAGAGACTGACCATTCCAGAAATGATAGACTCTTCACATTCATAAACATTAATCATTTTCTATATGGTAATGGCCAAGTGATATGCATTCCAAAGCACAGTAATGCAATAAAAGAAAATACAAATATACCACTAATCACAAACTAAACCCTGCAAATGTATTTGCTTCAACGTCCTGCGTGATACCACCGATAACATAGGATTCAATCTCCGTCTCCTGTGGAGCGTTCTGTTGACCCTTAGAGTTCAACCAGTACTCAGTCCATGGCAGTGGGTTGTTCTTTGCTGGAATGTCATACAGAGGATCAAAACCAATCGCTTTCATACGACGGTTAGCAATCCACTCAACGTACATACCAAGTAGTCTCTCATTCAATCCAATCATGCTACCATTCTGGAACAAATAATGTGCCCACTGCTTCTCTTCGTTGACAGTTTTCTTAAACATGTCCATTACATAGGGTCGTTCTTCCTTTGCAATCTGTTCCATCTCAGGATCATCACCATTCTTCCAGTTTTTTAAGATATTCTGGGTGATCACTAAGTGCTGTGACTCATCGCGAGCAATCAAAGAAAGGATTTTTGCACTACCTTCCATGATTTTAAGTTCACCAAACCCAAAACTACATGCAAAACTGACATAGAAACGAATACCCTCAAGGATATTTACATTAGCAACTGCACGATATAGTGAACGTTTCAGTTCACGACGTTCAAGCTGCCCTGCATAGTGACCTTCCTTTGCAAGTTCCCACATGGTTCCATTGTCATACTGATGAGCCTGATTGATAAAAGTATCGTACCCTTCAGTGACTGATGATGCACGTTCCATTACCTTCTCATCATCCAAGATAGTATCAAACACATCACTAGGATCTGCATACACATTCTTAATGATGTATGTGTAAGAGCGACTATGGACCATCTCCATAAACTGCCACACATTCATGCATGCTTCTAACTCAGGGAGTGAACAATAAGGGATAAAAGCCATCCCAGGACCGCGCCCTTGTACGCTATCCAACATGATTTGGTATTTAAGGTTACTAGTGAAGATGTGCTTCTGCTCTGCCGATAGAGTTTGGTAATCTGCACGATCTTTTTGTAACGATACTTCTTCTGGTCTCCAAAAATAACCTAGTTGTTGCTGCGTTAGTTTATCAAACACAGGATACTTGTAGGAGTCATATCTCTGGACTCCCAATGGTTGACCAAAGAACATCGGTTGTTTCTTTGTGTCTACTTTGTTCTTGTTAAATACGGTCATGCCTTCTACTTCAAACTTTGCAGCTGTCACAGTCGTCTTCCTCGGTAGTAAGTATATCGTTGATCAATGTTTCAATCTCATCACCATCTTTTTTATTATCGTATGTGTTTTGATAGTAAGAAGTTTTCCATCCATACTTGTAAGTAGTGAGGAGATCTTTTGCCATCTCGGATACTGGAACTTCATTATTGGGATAGTTCAATGGATTATAACTCCAGTTGCCAGAGATTGCCTGGTCAAAGAACTTCTGCATTATAGCAACAATGTTAATGTAACCTCTGTTACTCGTCATCTCCCATAGAAGAGTGTAGTTATTTTTTAGTGTAGTGTATTGAGGAACGATCTGTTTTAGAGGTCCTTTTTTAGATTTTTTAACGGACAGGTAGTCACGCGGGGGCTCAATTCCGTTGGTTGCATTTGACACAACGGAACTGCTTTCTGAAGGCATTTGTGCCGACAGTGTTGAATGTCGTAATCCGAATTCCTTGATAGCAATCCGTAAAGTATCCCAATCATACTTGTACTCTGGTACTACAATTTCGTCAACATCTTCCTTGTAGGAATCAATTGGAAGAATGCCATCAGAATATTTAGTACGGTTAAAGTATTCACATGGACCCTTCTCTATAGCAATAGCATTAGATGCACGAAGAAGGAAGAATTGGAATGCTTCAGTCAACTCGTGGACGAGTTTCCATGCTTCGGGATCATCGTAATGCTCACCATTCTTAGCAAGGTAATGTGCGAGTCCAATGTAACCAATACCTAAAGAACGTCTGGCGAGTGTGCTACGTTGAGCAGCAAGTACAGGGTACTCTTGGTAATCAATTAGTTCCTCAAGACCACGGACAGCAAGGTCACATAGTTCTTCTAGGTCATCAATCTTTTTGATTTTACCTACGTTAATAGCAGACAAAATACACAAAGCAATCTCACCATCACCATCAATATGATCTAGAGGATCTGTTGGTAGTGTAATCTCTTGACACAGGTTACTCATGTTAACCTTGTCTTTGAATGAGGAGTGTGTATTACAGTGGTCAATGTTCATCAGATAGAGACGACCAGTCTCTGCTCTCTCTTTTAGGATGTCAAGAATTAGTTCTTGAGCACCGATAGTCTTTCTTGGAATAGACTGATCTGATTCATAGTCCACATAGCAAGCGTCAAATGCATCAGTACCAAAAGCATCATAGAGACCTGGTACGTCATGCGGTGAGAAGAGGCTAATCTCTCCATTCTGGATGAAACGTTCGTAGAAAAGTTTTGAAATTTGGATTGAGTAGTCAAGTTTTCGGACACGATTATCCTCCGTACCTTTATTGTTCTTGAGAACAATGATGTCCTCTATTTCTTGGTGCCAGATTGGGAAGTGGACAGTTGCTGATCCACCTCGGATGCCATTCTGAGTACAACATCTGACAGTGCTTTCAAATTTTTTGAGGAATGGGACAACACCTGTGTGTTGAACTTCTCCATCTCGGATCTTACTGTTGATACCACGGATTCTGCCTGCGTTGATACCGATGCCTGCGCGTTGAGCGACATATCGGCCAATAGCCATATCGCTAGTAAAGATACTGTTGAGGGTGTCATCAACATCAACCAGAACACAACTTGCAAATTGCCGCAGTGGCGTTCGCACTCCTGCCATGACTGGCGTTGGGATGTTGATTCGGTGCTTGCTGATTGCGTTGTAGTATCTTCTGACATAATCTAATCTTCGGGAAGTATCATATTGCTTAAACAATGTAGCGGCAATGAGAATGTACATGAACTGTGGAGTTTCATATACCTCACCAGTGCTACGATCCTGCACTAGGTATTTATCCACTACCTGACGAAGACCAGCATAGGTAAAGATGTAATCACGCTCGTGATCAATAAACCCATCCATGATACCCCACTCTTCTTCGGTATACATTGCCTCCAGAGAGGGGTCGTAGATGCCCTTAGAAGCGCCCGAACGCAGTTGTTCTAGCAGAGTAGGTCTTTGTTCTGGATGCCCCTTGTAGACACTCTTACGAAGACCAAACAGAAGCAAGCGAGCAGCAACGAATTGATAGTTGGGAGCGTCAAGGCTAATCAGATCATTAGCAGAACGAACAAGAATCTCTTGAACATCTTTAGTTGCAATACCATCAAAGAACTGAAGGTTAGCATTCATCTCTACTTGAGATTCAGATACTCCCGCCAATCCTTTACATGCATGTTCAACCATGACATGTACTTTATCAAGATTGATTTTCTCTACAGTACCATCTCGTTTCTTTACTGAAAAACCGTTACTCATACTCGCTTCCAATTGTTAAGTGTTAATGTGGCGGATAAACCCTGATGTATGTTAGATTCTACCAGGTCTAGGACATTGTGTCCAGCATTTATCATTTCGTTTATGTCCTTTTCCTCAACTACATCTGGCCAGATTACAATTTTGTATCCTCTATCTATGACCTTGACCATTCGGGCAATAATTTCTGCGTTGCGTGGTTCATTATCATAAACAAAGACAACATTTCTATCACTACAGAAGGACCAATCAATGTCTGCTCCAACCATCGCAATTGAATTGTCTATGAATAGACTATCAAATGGTCCTTCTGTAATGTAGATTGTGGAATCTTTATCAGTGTCGTCAAGTCCAAAGATCTTGGGTTTACTATCGTCAAGAATGATAGTAATGTATCTCATCTTATCTTTAGAGTCCAAAGATCTACCTTGGAATCCTGTCCAACTCCCATCCTGTATCAACGGAATGATAATTCTTGGGTGCTCAAATTTAGTATTACTGTAAGTTGGTTTTTGTTTGTTGACCCACTCTTGAAATTTTTCAACGTAGAAAAGTTTATCATAAAACTTTTCTGGGATACCACGCCCAAGAAGATATCCCTTTGCAGGGTGATGATTATTTAGACAAGAAATGGGTGTCAAACCCGTAGGCATTTTGACTCGTTTAATAGTTCTTGTCTTGAAATCAAGTTCTGGAGATTTGATGTAGCGTCCAGCACCAGTCAGTCCCTCCTTATAACGCTCCATGACATAATCGTCATGCAGATCTATGCAATTATCCTTAAGGAAATTGGAGAAGGATCTACCGACACCACAATTATGGCACTTGAAAACTAGGTCAGTCTTCACGCGAATGAAGTAACCTCGTGCTTTGTTCTTATACTTCTTACTGTCACCGCAGTAAGGACATCTAAAATTCCAGAGACCTTCCTTCTTCCGTGCAAACTTGTCTAGTCTAGACGACAGAAGGTTGACGTACTTGGTCTCTATGTAGTTCATACGACACCTGCGATGAACCTACATCAGATGGTGTCAACCTGGAGAGGGGTGTTGACAGTTGGAAAACTGTCGCAACAGCAACGGCAATTCCTACAGTCACCCACCTAAATTTTTGAATTTCTCCTACCTTATTTTCAACATCATCAATCTTTTGTTCAACTTTTGATAGAAGTTTCATTAAGGTATCATGAGTTCTATCACTTTCATCCAAGCGATTCTCATGACGCTCCAACATAATAGCAACTCTATTACTATTCTCGGAGATTCTATCTACGGCGCGTTCTAACTTATCCAACATCTCCTTGGATAGGTCTTCATAAATATCTAATTTTGCTTCAAGAGTGTTTAGTTTTCCAAGACCAAAAGCCACTAGTTATCTCCGCTACAGAAGGACAAGACACGGTTGAAAGAATCTTGAGATTCTGCACAGGCATTACTAAACTTTGATTGGTTTCTTTTTTGTGACAGGGAACCAAACCCCTGCATTACTTTACTAGCAACATCTGGAGTTACTTCAAACTCTTCTCCATTGAGAAACTTGATAGCACCAGCACATTTATTTTCAGCACACTGACTAATCTTAGCAAGATTACCAGAAGGTGTGAATGATTCAGTAGCAGACTTAGGTCCTGCACCACCAGAAGCAGCACGTTTCATAGATGCTACTTTAGTTGACAATGCTTTTTGCATTTCCTGCTTCTTAAGAGCGATCTTCTTTTTCTCAATCGCAATCTTTTGCTGTACTTGCTTCGTTGCAAGTTGCTTTTTCATTTGAGCATCAGCTGGATCTGCTTCCTCAGGAATATTTCTCATAGCCTTCATTCTCTTGTCCATATAAAACTTAGCAGCTGCTCCAGGGAATACTCTTTCAATATCAACATCGCCCCTGTAACGAGGATTGATAAGAAGACGCATCTTCTGTCTCAATTCTGATGGGGAACTAGCATAGATGATAGTCTCACCGACCTCAGGGATCGTTACTTTATACTGCAACAGTCTGGAAACATTCTCCTTTACTGTCTTCTTATTCTTTTTCTGCTTACGATACTCACTAACATAAGGTTGATCTTTAATCTTAGAGAAGGCTTTCTTACGAAAATCTAATACAGGATCAAACCCAGCAACTGGTCCAGTAGCAGCAGAACTACCACTAAACCCGCCAGTACCAGCACTCATTGTAGGTGACTCGTTAATCATATCTTATCTAGTATTTCTTTTATGTCTGGATCTTCTTCCAGAGATTCCATCCAGCATTCTGGATACCTATTCATCCAATATAAAAATGCTTTAAGTAGTGGCCAATATTCTTTTTCTAATTTGAAAAATAATAGTGGGGTCGCGGCGTCATCAAATACATTATAAAGTATGACCAAGTGATTGATAATAAGATGGGATCTTAGACTACCCCCACGTAAGTACCTCTTGAATAATCTCTTGAGGTACTTAAAGCGTTTCATATCATCATCAAAATCTTCTCTCGTTACTGATTGAGGATTTTCATAATGCTTGATGGCGAACATGACGCTGTTGTCTTCGTTCAGTTCACCAAATTTCATTTATCAGCTACTAAAGGTCAGGGTTGCAGCGCCGTCAGAGATGACTTCTTCAGTACCACCTGCAGAGGTGATCTTGACACGGTACTTATAACCGTCAAGTGAATCATCACCGAGACTACTGTATGCCAGAGTCGCAGTAGTGAAGTCTGCATAGGTTACACCAGTGTCAGTGTCTGCTGCAATGTTAACCCAACGGGTAGTTGCTGCTGCAGTCTGACGCTGCCAGACATAAGCAAGAGCACCAGGTGTTCCTGTAGTAGAAGTGCTAAGGGTGAATGTACCAGCGCCAGAGGAACTAGTAGATGCTGCAGGTTGTGCAGAGATGGTTACTGCCGATGCAACGTCTGCTGCAATCGTGTCATCTGCTTGTGACTCAGTGCCATCAGGGTTGCTGATGAAGGCAAGACACTCTGCCTTGTGACGAGTATTACCAGCGCCATCGGTGTAGGTCCTATATGCCCACCAACCAGGGCCAGTGATACCACGAGAAGCATTCTCGTTCAATGCTGCTTCAGCAGCGTCAATAAAAACAATAGTCTCGGTAGCAGAGCCACTGCCGTTACCACGGGCGAGTCCTGCTTGAGTCTTATTTGCGTTACTGTCAGTTCTCCCGTAAAGAGACATGGGTTACTCCGTATTAATTCCGATATATTTATTTATAAAAACAGACCCCCTAAGGGGTCATGTTTATTATTCTCTTACTGCTAGTGCTTCTTTAACTCTAGCAAACAGTTCATCATCTGCAGTAGTCTTAGTAAGTTTTACTGCTTTACCTACAATCAAAAGACACAACTCAACAAGTTTCTCACCCAATTCTGCATCGTCAGGAATTTTTGCAACTGCAGCGTCTACGATTTTGTAAGCAAGGGGAAGTAGGAAGGATACCATAATTTTAGTTATAAGGTGGCCCTCCTATATAGGCTCAATCCGATTCGCCAGGTCTTGCTTTGTAAGGATTAGGTTTAGGTGCTCTCTTGCGTGAAAGATTACCCTTGATCTTATCAACGGGTGTTGGACCTTCATAACCTTTCTTGCCCTTTTCTTTCTTCTTACCCTGAGGTTGAATCGCTTTCTTTCTGGAAGACATCAAACCCTGACCAGCAAGACTCTTACGAACCTTTGACATAGCAGATCCAGGTTTGATAGTACCACCCTTCTCGGATGGTTTACCAGTCTGAGGATCCTTACCAGTCTCTTTAGCATAACGTGTACGCTCATAGAGTTCAAACGCAGCATCAACAAGATTATCCTTAAGGTAATCCATTGATTCATTCTTTGCTTTCAGGTTTGCCTTACGCATTTGCAGTTCGGCACGACCACCTTTGTCCATTCTACCTTGTGCCTTTGGTTTCTTAGAACCACCAGCAGGTTGTGGACCAGCACCACCGTCGTCAACTCTTCTACCATGAGAGTATTTTGCACCGCTACCTTTAGAGTCACCAGAGACCATCTTGCCGCCCTGTGAGCGACCGTCTTGATACTCTTTCTCAGACTGACCGTGCTTACCCTTATAGAGTTCGGCAAATGTCAAGAGTGTGTTTTCAGTTTCTGCGACTTCTTCTGTGCTTTCTTCTGAAACTTCTTCTTGACTGCCATACGCTTGGTCTCCTGTAGATTCAAAGTGAGGATTTTTTTGGGATGGAACTTTGTCCATCTCTTTACGAGCTTTCTCATTATTCTTTTGACGCTTCTTGGGGTCCACCTCCAGATAAGAATCGTCTTTCTTTTTCGCTTCGCTCATGTCGGCACCTTCGCCATCTTCATCATGGTAGCCTGTGCCACCACAATGCTTGCATCCTTTGCCTTCGCACTTAGGACACATTTTACCTTTACCTGCAACTGATTTTTGTGCAGGTGTCTTGTCTTCACATTTACACTCTGCTTCACCTGTCTTATCGCAGCACTTTTCCATAAGATCATCCTTCTTAGGGTTGAGCTTAATCTTGGATTTCTTTTCCTCCAAGTATGCATTAAAGTTTAGCATCACTTTTGGTTCTCCTTGTTCAAGGTCTTAACGATCTTCTTAGAACGATCATATGCTTTTTGACGCTGGTCATCAGTCACAGAAGGACTTACAACTTCACGACCTAGGTTACCTGCCTTACGGAACATTTTGTTCTTAGGCAAAGGCTTCTTCTCCTCTACGATGTTCTCAATCTCTTCAATAGTAAACAGTCCAGACTCATAGAGACTTGCAATCTCATCATACTCTTCACCGAGACGCTTGGCGAGTTTATCGCTACCCTTGGATACCAGACGTGATGTCTTACCAACTGCCTTCTTGACTCCCTTCTTAAGAAGTGAACCAACTTTTCTCAACGCACCACCAACGGCCTTACGTGTGCTACCACTCTCACTACTCCCGCCACCAGACGATGATCCGCCACCGCCAGCACTACTAGAAGGTACTGTAGATCTTGTTACACCAGATGATTTCTTAGGTGCTTCTTTTGGTTCCTTAGGTTCTCTCTCCATTGATGCAGACTTCTGCTTCTCTTTGGATGCAGAGAATTCACCAGCAACTTTACCAGCAGTCTGTACTGCCTTCTTACCAACCTTCTTAGCACCAGATTTAATAGCACTACCTGCTTTCTTAGCAGCACTCTTCAGACGATCCATACGGGAAGGACCAGCAGAAGCAGGAGCAGAATCAGATTTTGCTGCTGCCTTCTTCATGGATGCACCAGTGGATAGTCTATCCTTTGCCTGATCTCTACGACGTTGGATCTCCTTAGGATCCATTCTTTCGTCCAAGACTTCAACAGTCTCAAGATGCTCACAGATTTCAATCAAGTCTTGATCATCTTGTGCCATCTCAAGAATGATTTCTTCCATGACATCAATGAGTTGCTCATCAGTCAGTGCATCAATCTCTGCTCCAAGAGTTTCCAACTCAGCAAAGTCTGCTTCTGAGAATGCAAATGCTTCGTTCTTAGCACCAGACTTATGACGGACAGTTCCTTTCTCGTCAGTGTATGTTTCTTTCTCTTTTCTAGCAGTTACATAACCCACACCAGGGACTACACCAGTTTTACCTGCTGCTCTTGCTGCGTTTCTGTCTGCTGCTCTTTGTGCTGCTCTCTTACGATTCTTATCGTAAGATGACATTGCCTCATCAAATTCAACCTCTTCTTTCTTGGTTAAGGCGTCTGCTCTTTTTGCTGCTTTGTTTCCAGTTCCACCATAATGCCTAGACTTAATTGGATTTTTAGCAGTTTTTCGGTTAGGTGGTGTTCCTCCGAGACCATCAACATTAGCACGACCAATATGCTGAATATCTTTAACGTTTTGACCTTTACCTGATTTTGCTCTACCAGCAGCAGTGGTGCGAGCATCAAGCATAGATTTCAGTTTTGCTTTACCCTTTTCACTGGTGATTGCTTCACCAAGAACCTCAGCGTTCTTATCATAGTTGGCGAAGTGCTCGTGCTTCTCAGAAATCAGAATCTCAAGATCTTCAACAGGAACGTTCTCATAGATGTACTCCTCATCTTCAATATCGTAATGAGTTACAGTACCATCTTCCAAGAGAGTATGTGCTTCGGGAATAACTGAGTACTCCTTACCTTCATACTTTACCTGTTTGGCGCAGTCATGACCCTTAGGTTTCTTTTTTCCGCCTTGCTCATCCTTGCCTTTGGCACCTGTGATGATATCAGCTTTAGTTACCTTGTCATAAGGGACAGCATTATTGGCAAGATTGCCATCATTGTTTTTCTTTTCATAGACCTGCCGTAAGGCGTCGGTCATGTCTGGTAGTTCGTTGAGGTTCATGTCTTGGCAGCGACCTTATTTCTTTTATTTATCTTTTGTATGAATTGTCCAGGTGTCATTTTGACAACTGACTGAGATAGTTCACTTGTTCCTATTAGTCCTTGAGGAGTAAAATCAAACCCATGAATATCATTTTTCTCGGTGAGATCTTTCAACCATCCTCTATAGACAGTATCATGCTCATCAATATATATGACATAATTAGCACCACGGTTTACAACCTTACCGATAATTCCTGTATTTACATTCTCAATGAATGATCCTACGGGGAAAGCATTACTATTATAGTAGTGTTCTCTGAGAGATTTCTCATCTAATTTAGGTGCAATCTCATGTAAAACATAAGATGCATCTGCAAAATCCTCAAAGGATTCCATTTGCATGGAAGATCTAACTTCATTAAAGAGTTCTTTTGTTTCTTTATCAGTTAGTTCTTCAGGAATACCAGAACGGAAAGTAGCAAAGTCATTGTCTGCTGCTGCTTTACGCATCTTAGATGCAGACATACCATCTACACCATCAGAATCTGGATCTCTATCACCAGCAGATACTACATTGATCTCTTCAAACTCATACAGTTTACCATTATATTTATTGGCAAGGTTATCAAACTCAGCAACACGATCACCACCAACTACAATATTAACTTCACTATATCCTTCACTATATAAACCTTTTAGCACATCAAAGATAGTCTTATACTCTTCATTATTAGTGATGGCATGGGCATGATCAGGATACATCTGACGCATGTAATGCACCTTAGTCTCAGGATCAATAGGATTCTTTTTAGGATCTTGAGACCTTGATGGATATACTTTATACTCACCACCCTTAGCAGATTGTGCTACACGATCAATGAGTTTTTGATGACCGATAGTAGGTGGATTGAATCTTCCAAAAGTAATAGACACCGCACCTTTTCCGCCCTCACCTTCGCCTTCTGTAGACTGGGGTTCTGATTCTTGTGCTGGTGGTTGCCCATTCTTAGCTGCCTGCTGATCCTTAGAAAGTTCTACCAACTTACCGTTAAGAGATCGGTGAGTTACAGTACCATCGGCAAGACCGTAGTAACCATAACCAACATGCTCTAGTCCTCTCTTTTGTGCTTCATCCGACGCTCGTGACTTTGCTGCTTCGGATAAGAAGTCGCTAAACTTTTTCATTTATTCCAATTCTTATTTGAGTTAAAGTTTGCCTGACTGAATTCCAAACGATTGACCAATTTCACAGAGTGCTTACCAGTAAGAACAAACCCCTCATGATTGATTGGTTGACCTTCAATGTAACATTCTACGGGCTCATCTGCTACGCCACAGGAGAGCAGGATATCTTTTAATTTCAGGATAATATGATATAAACGGAAAGTCATGGTATTAACTTCCTGCTTATATTTATCGTCCAAAGTATTGTACAATTCTGAGGCACTAGGAATATAACCAGCACGAACAAATTTGTTGACATGCTTCTTGATGTGCATGGAACAAGTAGCACTAGTAGAAGTATCGCCCTTAGGAAATTTACAGAAAGGAATCAGAAGTTTTGCTGCCTGAGACAATAGACGAGCACGCTTAGGAACTACCAACGATGCTTTGTGTCTTAGGAAGCGATACTTATTGTTATGGATAGGTGTTCCAGGAACAACCACATGATCAAGAGGATACTGTTGTGCTGTTGGAGATATCTCTTTGTACAGAGTATGAGGAGCAACAATTACATCCTGATTCATAATCTCTGGGAAGAGATACAGTACTGTATTAGGTTTGTAGTAAAGGTTTCCACCAAACCCAATGAAGTCTGCTTGATAAATTCCACGGCATGTACGAGGAAGTGCATAGAAACATGCAGTTAGTATCTGAGCAACGTTACCTGTGTGGTTCTTGACAATATCAGAAACACTATAATTGATTAGGACTTTCTTCTTATTGAATACACTCTTAGTGCCAACAAACCACTTACCTTCATTGTATCCAAACACAATGGCAGGAGCACCGTCCCACTTAGTAGTGACCTTATCAAAATTCACCATAGAATCCAAGACATCATAAGGGTTCACCCCGTTGAGGATGTTGTCTTCTGGATGCTCTAGGTGTTTGTTGGGCATAGAACTCTCATCTTTACCCTTATAGTATAGCACGGGAAACCCCCTGTGACAGGGGGCTTGTGCCACTTTCAATACAGTTTGCCGAACGGTCCAAAGCGTTTGCCCTTCTTGGCAGCGATGAATACCATATCAGTCATAAACTCATCTTTTTTCTTCTTTGGCATTGTTACCACAGCGTGAATAAACTTCATGCCCATCAGTTTACTAGTTGCAGCGTGAGGTTTAGTCAGGAAAACTGCACTTATATTACCCAGTGCAGTATCAGCATTACTTTCTCCCATCTCAACACCCTTACTCTTCAGTTTGTTGTATATTTTTTTATAGTCATCAAACTCTTTACTAAACTCTGCTGAGGTTTTGGGATACTTTTTATGATCATTTTCAAAATCAACCTTAGCATCTTTCAATAGCATCCCAACCATAGCAACTGGTGCCTTACCCATACGGGCAGATGATGCACCCTTCTCTGTAGGTTCAAACTTCAGGTTTGATACCTTACTAGTATCATTGCCCTGAATCTGGAAATTATAAACAGCGTTATTGCCCTCTACGATTGCACGAACAGCAAGAGATTGAAACTCCCCTTCACCCTTCAAAGAAAGATCACACTGAAACTCTTTAGTTTCATAGTTATATGTGTCAGTAAGACCAAGATCATCTACATTATACTTCTGCCACTTTGCAGTCTTACCACTAATCTTTTTGAGAGATACACCAACAACCTTCTCCTCATTAAACAACTTCCTAAGAACGGCATTCAATTCTAGAATAGTTTGAGAACCATTACCATCTACAGTCTCTTCAATAAGTGCTTTGACTGATCGTTCATTCTGAATCAACCAGATGTCTGCAGGGTTCCAATTATCTTTCTGTGATATACCAAATTTTTCTTTGATTAGGTTACTAATGTAACCCATGAATCCACCTTCCCTATTGAATTCATCAAACTTAGATGATGAGTATACCTCCAACATCTTCTTTTGTTGAGCATAGTATCCTTGAATCCACTCGTCACTGATACCAGGATATATTGCTTCCAACTCAGAATACTTTGGATCCTGCATGATGTCCTGCCACTTAGAATACTTTACATTATCCTGAAGTGCTCTTCTAAAAATCCAGGCAGATCCTAACTCCTGCATTCTAGTTGTCTTTGCATCTGCCGCACCACTACCTGCAGACTTCTTAGCAGATGCAATAAATTTTAGTCTATATCCTGCCGCTTCTGTTACGAATCCTTTTGGACCTATCTTCTCTCCAAAGTTGAGAGCGATTGCTTCCATCTCATCTTGATTTACTTTGAAACCCCATTGCTTACTTTTAGATCCAGTCCACATAGCGTCTGCATAGATTCCCATTTTACCTCTAGGAAGAGAAGCCAGCATTGCAGTGATGGTGGGTTTTAAATCTTTAGGTGCTTTCTTCTTTATACCCGCCTTGTCATTTAAGTTGTAAGAGGTTGCCATTCATCTTTCTATAGCGCCATTATTATTTAGCCTTGGCACTATCAATATAGTCTTTCTCAATCTGATATGGTTTCTCTTCTCCAGTCCACAGTTTATAACCCTGCACTATCTCTGGTAGTAACCACTGGTCCACCCGATAGCAATGCTTCCAGTTGACAGGATGAGAACAACTCACCACTACAACAGTAAAGAATGCTCGTAGGTGGATCCAGAGACTAAACATTACTCTTTAATATATCCGAAGTCTACCAGATACTTTCTAGTAAGAGCAGTAGGTTCGTAAACCTCCCACATTTTACCACCAGCACATGCTGCGAGAGCATTCATTGTCATGTTTTCGGTACGACCTGCCCACTGTGCTTCTGCTTCCCAAGGTACAGCAGACTCAGGGTAAGTGCGTTCTGCCAGCACACGCCAGATCATAGGAACTTCATCCTCGGGTTTGATGATAGCAATCAGACTATTATCAATCGTGCCTGCCATACAATCTTGTGCTGCATGCCATCCTTCATGACGCATAACCATCATCAGTGTACCAGGACGACCCATGTGTTTCTTGTTAAGGAAGAAGTTGTTACTCACAGTATGGTATACCCCACGATGTCCTTTGGGGAAATACTTCTCGTCAGCAAGGAATACATTCACACCAACTTGATTGAGTGAGTGTAGGATGTTATGGAACTCACCAGTGACGCCAGTGAATTCTTCAGTGTTAGCATACTTGTTTGAGATATCAAGCATAGAGTATACTTTCACTACATCATCAGTGCATTCACCAAGGAGCATACACCCCATAGCATGTGGTGTGTTGTAGTCTTCTTCGGTGATTGGTTCTGCTTGCACAGGAATAGCAATCGCTGCTACTACTGCTAGCAAACTCATAATAATGTTTTTCATCGGTCTCCTTCTTTACGGTTTTCTGAACGAGTAACTTCAAACTCACCACCAGGGTAACGAGCCATCAGTTTGTTCACATTCATCAGTGCAATCTCATCAAACGATGATCCAAGTGCCATCATTGCTTGAGCAATGTACCACATACAATCACCCAGTTCGGTCTTCATGTGGTCAATGTTATCTGCATCATAGGGTTTACCTTGAAACAAAATCTTCTTGACGATCTCAGTAAACTCACCTGCTTCTGCAGACAATCCCATGGCAGCAGTCATTAGACGTTGAACATCAGCACCGTTATCTTCAAGAGAACTAAAACGTTCTAGAAAAGAATCACTGAACTTTGTTGCATCAGAAGTAACTTCATCTACAAACTCGGTATACTTATCATAGTCTACCTTGGGAATTTCTGAAGTAATATTTTCTTCCTTGACTTCCACTTTTGCTTGGAATCCTTTAGACATAATTAGAAATTTAGTTTTGAAAGTTTACCTGTGTTGAACGTCTTAACCAGGTTAATCTGTTCTTCGTCACTACCGTGACCAGCGTCCACAATGTTGTTTTGAGCAGACTGCTCCACATCATACAGCCGCATCTTCGCTCTGTCAATACCCACGCAGAATCTCTTGTTGAGATTCACGTCATTGTATCTATTCTTCAACTGCTTGACCATAATCTGATTCATACCTTCAAGTTCCTCAGTACTAATAAGGGCAAACATAAGATCAGCAGTAGCAGGGAGACCAAAGGACTCTGAAGTGTCAGTAATGTCCACGTCAGTGCTACCATAACCAGAACGAGTGGTCTGCGTGGCAGAAAAGATAGGGATTTTTGTTTCAACAGCCAGTCCTCTAAGCTCTTCTGCAACAGACTTAATATAGCTATATGAATTGACAGTACCACCTTGCTTATATCTGCTGGAAGCACATATATTAAGGTAATCAATGAAAAGAATATCAGGTCTAAATGACTTCTTAAGTGCAAGCTCATTAATAAGGGCTCGGAAGTGTCCACTATGTGCAGCAGTAGTTGGGTACTCCTTAATTATAAGTGAACCCTCAGTCTTCTTAGACAGATTGTTAATCTTATTATCAAACATCACCTTGGGCAGAGATGTTAGATCCTGTATGTTGACGTTGAGAAGATTTGCATCAATACGCTCTGCGATCTTCTCCTCTGCCATTTCCAATGTGATATACAGTACGTTCTTGCCTTGTAGTAATGATGCAGCGGCGCAGTGACACATAAACAATGATTTACCCACGCCAGTGCCAGCAAGTGCCACATTAAGAGTCTTGTTAGGCACACCGCCTTTCGTAATTTTGTTGAAAAATTCCAGATCAAAGGGAATTTTCGCTTCAACTTCGTGATAGGAGTCATATCTTTCGTCGGAATCCGATATGTAATCGTGACCGATATGAGCGTCAAAAGAAACACCCAATGCCTCACTTAAAATATGAGGGATAGCACCTTTGTCACGATCTTTGTCTTGTCCGTCTGCAATCTTAATTGAAGCCATCAGTGCTAAGTAAATAGCACGTTCCTGACACCACTTTTCAGTAGTATCAAACAACCATTGCAAATTGGATTCTTCGTAAGATATATTGTCAACACAATTTCTGATGTCGCCAAACCCTTCATCAGTGAGATCGGTGCGATTCTCTAACTCAATGAATAGTACTTCTTTAGTGGCAAGACGGTTATATGTATTTATATATTTTTCAATCTCTTGAAAAATAATACGACAGTTCTTATCTACGAAATAGTCTTCTTCAATAAATGGGATGGCTTTACGACAGTAATCTTCAGTATAAAGTAGGTTGCTTACAATTAGCAATTCAGTGTTCATAGGTAGTGAAGATAGGATCCGACGATGTACTTTGGTTTTACCTTACATGGTTTGCCAATGTGGGGGTATTGCCATGTGGGAGGGAAGATTAGCAACTTACCCGTTTGTGGTTTGATGTGCTGATGCCAGCGAGGAAAGACTGTCTCCCCTGCTGATGGGTCATTGAGGTACAGGAAGAATGCGAGGTATCTACGAGAGGAGTTATAGTCTAGCACATCTACGTGCTCTTTGAACTGATCTGGTGACTTGGGTTGCACACATTTCTCACAAGGATCCTCAGACAGTTTAGATGGATTGTATTTTTTGATACGAAACTCTTCTAATGCAATGTCATTTTGGAACTGCCAGTCAATATTCATCTCAGTCTTATAGACATCAATGTAATTTAAGAATATTTTCTGTAGTTTACCATGAAGATCTGCATACTCTCCTCTATCGCTCTGATAGAGTTGGGTAAAATTTAACTGCGTAAATTGTGGACGGGCATTTTGATCATACTTCTCATGAAGATCTACATTGTTTTCATATAGTTTAATAAGTTCCTTTGCCATTGATGGAGTGACTGCCCCATCATAGGTGCGAACGTAATCTTTTAGTTGTCTCATGCTCCGTACATAAACTCTTTCTGTGCTGCTTCATCCAGTGCCTGCATCACTTCGGCAGTAAAATAAGTATCTGGATCTTTCAGGATTGCCTTAGCATATACTTTCTTACCATTCATTTCATAACGACCAGCAACATTCTTCCACATCCCTGCTCGCTCACCTAGTTCTAGCAGTCCATAGTATTTGTCAAGACCACGATCATAGTAAAGACGTGTCTCAATCTGACTATTCTCTTTGGTCAAACGTGACTTCTGTGCCTTACATTTGATGATGTTACCAACAACCTCGGTGCCATCCTTCTCTTTCTTCTTAGAGAGATAGATGATAGTAGAGGATGCATACTTCAGACCACTACCACCTCCCATTTCTTTTGTAGGGTGATAAGCGCCGATGACATCATAGGTATGATTAGTGACTAGCATAGGTACATCTGCTTTGCCAAGTTTCAAAGTCAGCACACGGAATGCACCCTTGATCAATTGACTCTTAGTCATATCACGAACTTGCTTATCATCAGCAACGTCCTGCATCTCTTTGCTAGTGGATAGCATACCCAGAGAGTCCAAGACAAACATCATAGGTTGACGTTCATCCTTAGGTTGTTCCATGTACTTGTCAAGAATGCGACATGCCTGAGTACGAAACTCTTCAATTGTAGATACAGGTACAATCATCATGCGATTGGAATCAATACCTCTATCCTCAATCATGCTTCTAGAAATAGCAGATTCAGATTCAAAATAGATTACACCTGCGTTCGGATTAGACTCCAAGAAATGCTGAACAATGCCAAGGCAAAAGAAAGTCTTGCCAGTAGACGACTCGCCTGCAATGGCAGTAATCTTGTTCCCAGGAACACCTCCATAGATGCTCCCAGATACCAGAGCATTAAAGATATGACTGCCAGTATCAATGAAACCACTGGTGTCACCTGCAGCAACACCATCGCTAACCAGTCCTGCGTATTCATTGCCTAGGTCCTTTACTATGTCTTGTAAAAAGTTCATGAAAATAAGAATTCAAGTGTTGAGATTTTTTCAGGCTGCCAACCCAAGGTGTTCAAGATAACCTTGAAAGGGTCTAGGAATGACTTTTCAAATTGTAGGTCATAGTCTATACTCTTGTCAAGTCCCAATTCTTTTGGGAACTGACCCATGAATGAAATTACATTTTGATTAATTTTGTTGGGAGTCTTAAGGTAAATGTATTTTACCTTATCACCATCACGAACAAGTGGATACTTATACGTGAGTTTGTTTGACTTGATATAATGATTATATAGTAGAGATCCCCGTACATGTATGGGGGTTCCAGAACTAAAGATGGTTACAGGATTGGACCACTTACCTAGATTGTTACATCCACGAGGGAATGCAATCTGATCTGGGGGTAAAGATTTAAATTCTTCTCGGAACTTAGCAATAAACTTCTGCATGGCTTCCTCATCTTGCTGCATGATAACCTTAAGTCCGTCCTTAATCATTTGACGGCATGGTGCAGGGGTAGATGACTTTACTGCCTCAATACCCATGATCTTAAGTTTGGGTTCGCGGAATCGTACACCCTCAATGTCCCAAGCATTAAGAATGTATCGCTTCTTAGCAGTCCAGATACCTTTATTAGCGATAGTCTCTCGCTTCATCTGCATCTTTTGGTCGTAGGCGTTGGCGTACGTTGCCAAGGATTGATAAGAACGGTCAATAAACGGCTCAAGTTCCAACGTACACACCTTATCAAGGAACGTGACAACGCTCTCATCAGTTTTCTCTCTTCCCTTGTATACTTGGTCAACCAAAGGACCCAGATTGAGGTAGATAGAATCAGTATCAGAAGCAATAACATAATCTTCACCGTCAGTTTTTAGAATTCTGTTAAGGTAATCATTCATATCATTTTCAATCCAGCGAATGCTTACTTGCCCCGAGAGAGTAATCGCTTCAGCATTTGCCAGATTGAAGTATCGGAAGTATTGGTTTCCGATGGCACCATAGGCAGAGTTGAGTTGGATCTTTCTTGCCATTTGGATGTTGTTGAATCTTGACACAGATTTTTGTAGTGCCAGGGTTTCCTCAGGTGTGGTGGCATCTTCAAGAGCTTGTTTAGCGGCAAGCATGTGCTTCTTGTAAAGTTTTCGTTCATCATAGATCTTCTGCATCATTTGTGGAAGGAAACCATGAATGTCTTTACGGTATTGAGCACCGTTAGCACACACTGCATAGTCGCCAGATAAATCAATCTCCTTTTTAAGGAGTTTGTCTACAGTAGCGTAGGGATGTTTAGTCTCAACCAGCGTTTCTGGCGAGATGTTGTACTGCATAATGAGGTGAGGGTATAGGGAGTTGAGGTCAAAACTGACAACCCAGTTATACAGTCCAGGAATAGGTTCTTTAACATAAGCACCTTCATACTTTTCATCTTTGTTTGCACGTTTCTTAGAGGGTACTACGAGATTCTTGGGTTTAAGATAATTATAGATCAACGTGTCCCACATACGAACCTGTGAGTACACATCTTCAAAGTTTACCTTAGCATCATATGCCATAGTCAATGCAAGTTCTAGCAAACGCATCTTATCTTCAAGACGGTCCACTAGTTCCACGTCCATGATGTTGTAGTCAATGAACTTCTGCCAGTCACGGGTGTAGAAGTCCTTAAAATTATCGTATTCTGAGTGATCTAACTTACGTTGACCCAGTTCTACAAATGCAATGTGATCTAAACGATAAGATTCCTGGTTAGTATAAGTAAATTTCTTATACAAGTCCATGTAATCTAGGATAGATACTCCACAAATATCAAATTGAATATTGCGACGACCCTGAATAAACAGTTCTTCCTCATCAACCTTGTTCCAGGGAGATAAAGATTTCATCCACTTCTCACCTAGGATACGACTCACACGGCGACAGATGTATGGAATATCGTATAGGTTACAGTTCCAACCAGTAACAATGTCTGGAGTATTTTGCACCCACCAATTGATAAAGTGAGTCAACATTTCATGTTCAGTATTGAAGATGTAATGCTCATGCTCACACTCAAACTCACGGATACCCCAGACAGTAAACTTTTTAGAGTTCATATCACGGACAGTAATACAGAGCATACGCTCTGCTGCTGCCTCTGCATCAGGGAATCCATTCTCACACTCAACCTCAATATCAATAGCCAGAATATTCATCTGGTCCGTACGATAATCTATTTCTCCAGGAAAGTTTTCGGAGATGAACTGATATAGAAAACGATCATATCCATGAACTTCTACACCCTCAACATCCTCATACTTAGCAGCAAACTGCCTTGCCTCACGAGCGTTTTCAAACTTGAGAGGTTTGACCGAGCGACCAGTAAGTGTCTTATATTTCTCTTCCTTATTACTGGTAATAAAAAGAGTGGGAGAAAACTCAGTACGTGACTGAATTCTCTCTCCACCCTCAATGCCTCGGTAAAGAATATTATTACCGATCAGTTGGACGTTTGTGTAGAAACTCACAGGGACTTGTACTTCTTCAGGATCTCGGGGCTTGGATCCACTATACTAAAGATTGAGTCAGATGTCAAGAAGAGATCACGTTGGTCCGCATACTGGGGATACTCTTCCAAATTGCCATCTATAATTCTGTAGCATTTTTCAATGAAGCATGACGGTTCTTCATCTAATTCTTCAACATCACCAATTAAATAATCATCAAGATTACCGTTCTTAAGTAGAACTACTTTCACTGACATTCTGTTTATCCTTTAGGAGTTGTGTATACTGATCAGCAACTTGAGTATGTGGGTCATACACTGTTACTACTTCATCAATTCGTAAGAAGAACTCACGATTTCTTGAGAGGGGACACCAAGGATAGAGAATGAGAGTAGGTTGTTTTGCTTCTTCCTCATTTTCTGAGAGGAGTTCAGTCTCATCATCACCCTCAATTTCCTCATCATCAATCAATCCCTCTCCCCACATCGCCATCTCCATCTCTTCACTGTCCTCTAAGATTACACTATAAGGTTCATTGAATTGAAATGCAACAGCAGTTTTACTGGGATCGTCTTTTGCACTTACCTCTTTGATATCTGCAATGACATCCTCACCGTTTCTTAGTCTTGCGATTTTTACGGACATAATTTTTATGACTAATAGTACTAATTGTTTCGTTTACGATGTTCTTTAAGACTTTGGATGTGTGGGTATCATTTTGATATGCCACATTTCTAGCATACTCCAAGATATCTTCCATCATATACGAGGGAAGTTCTACTGTCAAGATTTCTCTTTCACCAGAATATCCTGGAGGAGAACAGTTATAGTAAAAATTCATTACTTCTCCAATAAAAAGAGACCCCCTAAGGGAGTCTCTTCAGTTCCTAGTATATAGGAGGTTTTATCAGAAGGAGTACTTCAAACCCAACTTCGTTCCGTAACCACGGTCAACGTTGTCGTCACCTGATCCAACGAAGGAGACTTCGCCATATGCTCCAAGAGCATCGGTCAAACCGATACCAACGCCTGCCTTGCCAGAAGGAACGGTGTCGCTCTCAGCACCGTCAGGGGAGACTACAGTAGCGCCGCCTTGGACGTAGTACGAAGCGTTCTCACCAATAGCGCCTTCGTAACCCACGTGCAGGTCAGTCGCGGTTCCATTGTAGCTGGATCCCGTGAAACCAGAGTTGGCTTCCACGTTAACGTAGGGGCCAGCGAAAGCGGCACCAGCAGAGACAGAAAGGGCAGCGGTTGCTGCGAATACAGATTTGATCATTTTTGTTTAAAATTTATTTGCTTGTGGAGTTTAACCCACAGATGATAGAAGACCCGACTAGTCTTCGTTTTTGTAACAACTCGCAATGAATTGCTAGCAAGTATTTAGTATAACAGGAGTTGGATTATCTGTCAAGATGACCGAACTCCAATGACGATATCATATAGGTATGATAAGGTATACTTATTCAGTAGTCCATGGGTCCGCCATAACGGATACAGGTCTTTTTGTTTTCTGCTGATGATCTACACCACTGTCTAACATAAGAATCTGCATCCATATTCATTGCGTAGTGAGCATGGTTATGTAATGCTCCTATTGTAATCAGGATTCCAATCGTAATCAGATTATAGTGTGTCGCTGGATGGCACACTATCACTTTCAGGTAGTTGAGAACTTTGGATTTCATAAACCTTTAGTTTCTGGTGATCGGGAATGACCTTCTGTAATTCTATCACAAGTAGTCCGTCTTGGAAAGAGACCTTCCCAATTTCTACATCATCTGAAAGGTTGAATCCCCTAGCAAATGTTCTCGTGCTGACTCCACGGTGAACATACTCGTGATCAGGATCAGTATGTTGATGTGGTGCTTTGGATTTGATCAGCAATACATTTGATTCAGTGGACACTTCTACCGCATCTGGTGACCATCCAGCAAGTGCCATTTCAATGCGCCACTTGATGTTTGATTCTTTCACCAGATTGTATGGAGGATATGCATCGTTTACACTACCAATTCCATATGAATGTAGTCTATAAACAATATCATCTAGTCCAATACTATATCTTTCAACAGCATCTACCACGGCATTCATATCTTTTGCCGTGAACTTTCTCAGTCCAGTCATGTATCTACTCCTTATAAAGCGAGTGTGAATTGTGTGGTCCCCGAAGGCAACCAAATTTATTTATGACCGAATAAATGTACACTGTGTACGGTTATCCAAACACTAAATACTAATGACAAACTAACGATAGACTACGATGAAAAAACTCATCCCTGTCGTAATGATTTTAATATCTGCCTCGGCTGCTCAAGCAGGTGGATTAGTGAGTTCACAATCTTCTAGTGTTCAACTAACTGTTGACGCTGCTAGATCAACTGCCGTAAGAGTAGGCAACTCCTATAGTATTTCAGGCACCAATGTTGGCACCTCAGATGGAACAACCGCTGGTGTACTTTCAACTGGCACGATTACCAGTGGAGTATATTCTCCTGGTACGATTTCTGCAAGTCAACTTTCGGCAACTAACGGAGAGTCATTCTCTTACAGCACTTCCTTTACTCAAGGTGATGCTATCCCAACTGCTGCTCCTACTGTAGGAGATGTTCCTAACTTCAGTAATGTAACTTCTTACACTGCTGGTTCTGCTGGTTCTCTAGCAGGTACTGTACTTTCTACAGGTGCTCTTACGGTGACAGCTGGTGGAGCTGGTACTACTGCAACTGGACAATTCGTAAGTGAGATCACTGTAATTGACTAAGGAGGATCGCAATGAATACTATGATTCGTTGGTCTGCGATAAGTGCGGCGGTTGCAAGTGCCATACCTGTAGCTGCCCTGGCGGTCCCCGTAGTCCCAAATTTCACACAGGGCTCAATGACCAGCAGGACGGAGACCACTCAGACGATAACTGAGACAATAAATAGCATGGATTATAATACTGGGTATCAGTATTCTGCTACTGGTAATGGCGTTACCGCTAATGGGAACCTGTCACCTGGCACGGGTTCCACAAATGTAACTATTAATGGAGTGACTTCATCATGGACTGGGGTAACAAACAAACCTACATTCACACAGACGATACCAGGACAAGCGTTTCAATTCACAGAAACTTATCAAGGACCTGGTTTAAGCAATCAGACAATTATAAACAGAACCACAGAGGTTACAAGCGTAACCGATACTACAAGTATCTTCTCCCAATAACATTATTATTCGCGAACCCTTCTTATGCTGAAACTGTTGGTGGTGTGTCTGCTACTGCTTCTCCTGTGGCTAATAGTTCAGGCTCCGTTACAAACCAAGCTATTCAAGTCCTTCAGGGACCATATATTACAAACACCTACGGTGGAGGTATACAGTGTCAGGGTCCCACTCGCAACTTCACCCCGTATGTAACTGGTAGTGCATCAGCATCTAAACCATACGAACCTTACTATAATGATCCAGTATATGATGTCAGTGATCTAGATGAAGATGGTTTGATTGATAATCCAGGTGACATCCTCTTCCATAAAAAAACTAGAACTGGACAGAAAGATAACTATAGTCTAGGTGTAGGTTTCTCTATGACATGGAGCACACCTACCGATAAAAAATTACAAGATCTCTGTAAGGAAGCAGCTGCTTCTAACATTGAGATGATGCAGCAAATAACTGCCAACAAAAGATTAGACTTTGAGATTGCAAGACTTAAGAATTGCGGAACACTAATGAAGGATGGAATTAGTTTCCACCCTAACAGCCCTTACTATAAAATATGTGCTGATGTCGTAGTGCAGAACGTGACTACAATCAAACAGCATAGGCATTCAATCCCTAGTCCTACTTCTTCGTCTTCGCCTTCACAGACCGAAGTTTTGCAATCGCTTGATTCCGATCCCTCTGTTCTGCTCGGCGGTCCTCTACAGACAAGACCTTTAGTTTCTTCCCCCGAATAGAAGCAACCTTCTTTAAAACTTTCTTCACTGTAGGTTTGATTACCTTTAGAAGAATGTCAGCGAATGGTTTAGCAAGCAGTGCAGATGTAGTAGCAACTACAGCAATACCCCCAGTGGTGATAACAACACCAGTTGGGGGTAATCCATTTAATACTTGTGTGATGATAGGTACATCACCTACCTCTCGGATACATTGGTCTCCTACCAACTTGTATCCTAATACTTCTTTACGTCCACTATCAAACAGGAACCCCACGGGTTCTGCATCTAACTGTTCTTGAGTAGGACATTGAATGTTTGCTGCTGATGGTGCAGCTGGTGGTGGAGGAGGTGTAGCCTTTGCTTCGGTATCCGTTTCTTTCTTAGGTTCAACTGGTTTCACCTGTGGCGGTCCAGTCAAAACCATTTGATTTGGTTCGTAATTAATCGGATTGAAACTAGGAGTACCAGCATCACAGTATATGACTGGATCATCATCCACCAATAGATTTTGGTTTTCATTATTGGCAGAGTTTGCTTCAACGCATCCTGGTATATTGACAATAGGGAGTCCTATATTAACAGTGACAGGTGGGGAACTAAACCGTGAGGTTACAGGTTCTGGATATGTCCCAACCTCAGGTATTTTTAGTTTACCTACTGTAATTTTACTCGTCCCTATCCTCGGAATATCCATCAGCAATCATTGAATACACTACCAACTTGAGAACCAAGCGATGACCCTGCTTTCTGTCCTAGAAGCAATGCCCATCCACCTGCCAACCAACCCACGTAGGGGATGCTAGCAAGGGCAGGAACAGCGACACCAGCAGCGATAGCACTACCTGCCATTGCACCTTGAGACCGTGCTCCAGCGTCCGCCACGATACACTCTATGTCTTTTGCAGACTTTCCCTCGCCGTCTAATGCAGCACCTCCTAGGTTGCGTGTGCCGTCCATAGTGAACTGATCACGACGCCACTCATTTCTAACTTCGGATCCACCACCAAACAATCCTCTCCTTTCTTTATCAACTTCTAGAGACCTTTCGGACTCAAGAATAGCAGGATCGTTTGCACGATACTCAATTTCATATCCATCCTTACCTGCTTTAATAGTATAAGATGAATAATCTCCACGAGGGATATTGATTGTAGGAACCTGAGGAACTTTTGGTTCTTCTGGTCTGTTAATAACATAACCCAACAAGCCAATATGTGCCAAGGCAAAGAGTCCACCTAGTGTGAACGCAATCGTTTTGACTGGTGACTTGATCTCTACTTGCTTAGTATCTTCCATGATCAGAATGGCAATGCGCCACCAGTTGCAGATGGCAGTTCTGGTACTTCAGGCATTGCAGCGTCTAGCATCCCTGGAAGGGCACTAGTAACTGCTTCTGTTGCTGCCTTTGTTGCTGCTTCTGTAGCACTCTCAATGAGCGCATCCTTTTGTGTATACAGATAAGCACCACCCCCTACGATAGATAAAGAAACTAGACCAGATAACAACGCGATACCGTTAATCAATTTTTGCATCTTTCTTCTCCAATGTAGGTGCTTGTTTTGGTTCATCATCTTCCTTCTTTTTCTTAGAAGGCATGACACCAAATGTAGCTAACGTCCCAGTAAAGACACTAGCGATAAAAGTTGGATCAATGTTTTTTTGAGGAACGCCAGGTACAGTTACATAGTTAAGGGTCAGAATTGCTGCTGACCAACCAAGAATAATAACTCTGACGAGAGTTGATACACCCTCATCCGCCCACTCAAATTTGTTCTCCTCCTTCTTTGGAGGGTTCTTTTCCTTCTGTTGTTCCATAAGATTCGGTAGGTATCTTTTTCTTGCCAATGTTATACTTTGACTCAAGTGCCCATTCACCTTTCTCTTTGTAAGAGATAATCTTAATTTGGCTCAGAGGAGCCTGATCAACAAAGGTATCTTTTTTAGGTACATCTGCTAGTCCCCAATCACATAGTAATTGGACGATCCTGTTTCTCCTCTGTACATCATTCTGTGATAGATTGGTTTTCTTGCCATCCAAGGCAAACAACTCTTTGAAATGGACAATATAATACTGCCCCTTCTTGTGAAGGATGTGGCAGGATTGATATAGTTTCCTTTCTTTTCTAGAAGCAACACCAATACGTGTCAGTGTTTCTCTCACCTTAAGAAAGTCATCAGGTTCCCTGAGGGTAACCTCAACCATATCATCTTTAGTCCATGGAATCTCCTTGTCTTCGCTCATGTCGTTCATTATGTCCTCCAGTATTCATTTTATCTTTAATATAGTCAATCTGATCACGAGACAGGATAGTAATTGCTTGCCTTGCTTTCTCTACAGAATACCCGTAGTATTTTTGTACAGTTTCAAGGTCCTCAATCTTGTCTTTCTTATCCCAAGGAGAAAATCTCTTCTTGGGTCTCACAGTATTTATAAAAAAGTCATACTGAAGTTTGGATGGTAAATTAGACCAACGATTCATCTCATTGGCATGCATTACAGTATCAATATGATGAGACATACACTTGTTAACAATGTATGCAGGATACTTCTTTTCTGCTGAAGCATCTTGATCCATCAGGTTCTCTTTGTTCTGATTGATACTGTTAAGATAATCTTTAAGTTGATAATTCATTCAAAAACTGCGGTGACACTTACAACTTGTGCTCCTGGATTACGAGCGAGAGCGACATTACGAGCGTCGTTATAGTCGCGGCAGATTACCTTCTCCTTAAAGACTGTACCTGCCTTATAGAGCGTGACTTCACACGTCATAGTTCATCAGAATGAGTTCCTTGCGTTCGTGCTGGTCCTTCATGTAGTCACCAACACTTCTCATAGTATAGGTCAGATCGTACTCAGATGCAACCCACCCCTTAAAACGATCTCTCACCATTTGGTTTGAGTTGTATGATACCATCTGACGGCAAACATAATTGTCACAAACTGTGGCAAAAGTGTCGTGGTCAAATCCCTTGTGCATATCACCCTTCTTACCATACAAGTTATCTTTGATATCGTATGGGGGATCTAGGTATACAAATGCCTCACGGTTATCATCCAGAAGAGCACCGTACTGATAGTTGGTGATCTGCCAATTCTCAATCAGTTTCTGATATTCTTTTAATTTTTCAATACCTCGCATTGAGAAGTTGGAATCGCTTGCTTGTTTACTGAAGGAAGATGCTTCAGTAAGACCAGAAAAACTGCACTTATTAGCAACATAGAAAGCAACACCTCTATCCAGGTTACTTTTTGTTCTGTCATTAATAACATCCTTAGATTCTAAAAATAAACCTCTGGCAGATTCTTGATCTGGATATTGAGACTTAAGTTCTTGCAACTTATATCCCAGTTCATACCCATCATCCTGCAATACTTTCCAGAAGTTTACAAGAGGTTCATACAAATCATTGACCCAAATTTTTAAGTTAGGATATTTTTGGGTAATATAAATGGCGACACTACCGCCGCCAAGAAATGGTTCTCTGTAAATAGTATAGTCTGAGAGGTCTGGAATATGTCGTGCCATCATTTTTACTGCACGACTCTTCCCACCAGGATAACGAAGAGGAGTTTTTAGGGAACTCATAGATATCCTGGTGCTGGTGCGAGTTCAACAGAATCAAAAATTCTATTCAAACTTTGAGCATAGACACGATACCCAGATCCAACATACAACTGTCCAAGAACTACAGATACTGTAGCAGCACCCCAGAAGTAATAATAAAATTTAGATTTAACTTGGGCTTTCACTTTGGTTTTCATAGGATTAGTTTTTTCTCTTCAGGAACAATGACAGATCCATACATTTCATTGTACTTAGCGACAACTGAAGGATGTGCTGTTGCTACATAGATGACATGATCCATGGATAGTGTAACATCTGGATTGTCTGGATCAATAACAGTTGCCCACTGCATGAATCCATAGGTGGTTCCTTGTGGAAGGACTGCCAAGCAGTTCTTTAGAGTGATGAGACCATTTTCCCAAGAAACAACCTCGGCAACAATTTCCTCTCCACTAACAATTCTTAGTAATTTTACATCCATTACTTAAATTCACACTCCATCATAATGTTGGTTAGACTTGCAAGGAGATTAATCTCCTGGTCGGCAACAAATGCTGCCTTGTATTGGTACTCAGCAATAATTATAACCATTGCTGCTACCGACTGTTTATTTAGTTTGGTGCATAGAGTATCATAAATCTTACGATACAGGGAAGTGACATCGTTGTCAATGTTTTGAACTACCCACTTCTTCACTTTAGTAAAGTTGGTCTCTTTCAATGCACTGACTAGTTCATCTACTGAGGCGTCACTAATGACTGATAAGATCCCACTATCAATTGTACCTACAGCAGAATACTTTTGAAGTTCATTCAGAACACGACGCCAATCAGGGAAGTACTTCTGAACTACAGATGCAACTACACTAGCATCATACTCAATGTTCTCTTTCTTTAGAATCTCAAGTACACGCTTAAAGAAAGTACCTGCAAGTATCTTCTTATCTTGACCTGATACACCAAAGTCTACGACCGCACACCGCGAATGCAGAGGTTCAATAATTCGGTTCTTGTAATTGCAGGTAAAGATGAATCGGCAGTTCTTTTGGAACTCTTCAATTCCTGCACGGAGAAGCATCTGTACATCAGCAGTCGTGTTGTCTGCCTCATCAATGATAAGAACTTTGTGACGACTAGTAGAAGTGAGAGACACAGTACTGGCAAAGTTCTTTGCCTTATCGCGAATAGTATCCAAGAAGCGTCCTTCATCGGAACCATTAATGACATAATAATCTGCACCTAGTTCATCACATAACGCTTTGGCAACTGTAGTCTTACCGATACCAGGAGGACCAGAGAGAAGCAAGTTGGGGATCTCACCATTGTCAAGGAAAGATTGGAAGTTGGTCTTGACTTGCTCAGTCAGAATACAATCTTGAATTTTGAGGGGGCGATATTTCTCCACCCAAAGGAAGTCATTTGCCATTGTTGATGCAGTTTGAATTGATCTTTTGGATATTATAGTTGCAGCTTATGATCGTCTTTCTTGAACTTGATTGTAGAGGAGGAGATCTGTGAGGTATGCTAGCAGGGAACACTATGATGTCTCCCTCAACGACATCTGGTTGGAACCTTGTTCGTGTTTCAGGAATCCAGAACTCAGTACAATCAGTTGGATCTTCCAACTCAATATAGTATACCATACTCAGAGTAGACATGGCGTGGATATGCCATCCATGTGTATCGGATTTGTTGTATTGCTGATACCAACCGTTATATAAACTAAAATCTGATATACAATAGTGCCGCATCATGTCTTCATAGACAGAATTAAGATTACTATGAAGGAGTCCTAGATATTGTTTTTGATCTATGGACAGTTTTTCATAGTAATCTGTTTTTGCAATAGAATCATTGCTATCCTTGAACTCTTTTCCAGGGGAGTATTTAATACTATGGAGTAATCCTGATTTGAGATCAGGATGTAGTGAAAAAGAGTGCTTGAATATCATTGATTTGGTTCTAAGGCAATCCAATAACGTGCGTTGAATTTATTACTACCTTCAAAGTATGCTACGTTGTGCTTACTTACAGTGACATTATAGTCATCATCAATCAACTTAAGGTTCTCAATCTTAAAGCAATAGCAAAACTCTCCATCACTCTCACCAACTTCAATAGCAAATGTATTTGAAGTTTCATTCTTCTTATCAGTCACACAAAGTTTTAGCAGTCCGTTGTCTGCATACAAGCAGAGATCAGGAACTCCATAGACTTGTCCTGCTCTTGTTAGATCTCGCAGTACAGAAGACGAAAGTTTAAACTTGACATCTTCAGACGGCATCTGAAGTTCTTTGTCTGGTGGTTGTACGATTACATCAGGGTCAGAGTAGAAGAAGCGAGTTCGCGACGTTCCACTACTATTGCTGATAGAGAGATACTGAGTGTTACTGGTGTCAAAGTTTGGTTGATCAAACAAACGAATGCATCCTAGGAACTGAGACAGATCATAGATAGAGATCTGCTTGTCAAAATTCTCCTCAATGTCAGCAGTACACATAATGTTCTTATTAACACTGATGGTACTAAGTTTATTACCAGGGTTAATAACAATAGATTTGTTGATGCTACTAAAGTTATTCAGTAGATCAATAGTTTGTTGAGAAAGGACGGTCATTGTGGGTAGTTTTCAGTCGTTTGAGATTTGTCGGAGAAGTGAAGGAGGAGGAGACCGTAGTGTAGGATCTTGATAATGTCACGGCGAGCAGTGCCCTTACGGTCATAGCGAGAAGCATACTTCAGGATGTTGCTACGGCAGAATGCCTCAGCGTCTCCACATGCTTCAATCAAATCTAACGTTTGAATTGCATCATTGCCTGCAGAATAGTGTTGCCCATAGGTTCCTGTAATGTAGTCCTTAAGCTCTTTGAGGAGTTCCTCTTCGTTGTATTTGTTTGTCATGAAGGTGACAGTTCACTGACGATTTCTTCATCTGTAGTATACTCGGTTTCTTCTCCTGAGTCAACCATTGAATACAGATCTAGGAAAGATTGCTTGGTGTCATCGTCAAATCGGTTGATGCAGCAGTTGACTGCTTTAAGACGATCACCAAAGATATCATATGCTTGTGAGATATGTACTAGACGACGGGTGGTGATGATTTCATCAACCCCACCATCATAAAATGTTTTGCGGATAGCGTTAGCCCACTTGACTAGTTTCTCTGCAAAGTCAACATCACATCCAACATTCAATAGAATCTTAGATTCTGTGACTGCACTTGGATAAGATTGCTCAAATGTAATAGGGAAACGCTCAAGGAATGCTTCGTTCAGCACGTTGGTGCCGATAAAGCGACCGTCATCAGAACCCTTGCCCTTAGTGTTAGCAGTGGCGATGACGTTGAATCCTTCCATGGGAGTTACATATTTACCAATCTTCTTCAGAAACACCCCTTTACCTTCAAGGATGGACTGGAGACAAAGAATTTTGTTGGAAGCAAGGTCAACTTCATCCAGTAGCAGGATTGCTCCTCGTTCAAGTGCTTCAATGACAGGTCCGTTATGCCAAACAGTTGCCCCATCAACAAGGCGAAAGCCACCAAGCAGATCATCTTCATCAGTTTCAATAGTAATGTTTACACGGATCATCTCACGTCCTGCTTTGGCACATGCCTGCTCTGCAGAAAGAGTCTTACCGTTTCCAGATAGTCCAGTAATGAACACTGGATAGAAAATATTTGATTTAATTACTTTATATACATCAGCAAAGTTACCAAAAGGTACATAGGATTCTTGCTTCAGAGGAACCATAGACTCTGAAGTAACTGCTGCTGGTGCTTGATATGCTTGCTCTAGTTCAGTTACAGACAAGTCCCACTTGCCGCGGCCAGTTTTATACTTTTCAAGACGCTTGACTACTGTAGGCACAGACACACCAAAGGTGGATGATGCAGAACGAATTGCATCAGAACCAAATTCATCTCCATATGTCTCTGACAGATAGGAAACGATTGTGTCTGTAGTAAGTTGGGACTTGCGAGGCATCGGTTTCTCTCTGTTTACTTTGTAAGTATAGCAGTTATGGTTTGGGATCGCAAGTAACAGGGTGACAGATGCTCAGCTGTCTACCTTGTATCGGATCGTGATCTGATGGTACACTTGATCTCTATCATCACTATTATATACATTACAACGTTCTACCTTAGCATCCAATAGTTTCTCAATATTATTGAGTTGCCATTCAGCAGCATACTTCTTGAATCCATCGTCCATCCAAGTCTTATTAGAACCTGGTTTGTTAAAGTCATCCATTATTCAATACCTTTAGGGAAAGCGTCAATCTCAGTCAGTTCATAATCCCAATCTTCCATGACTGTATTAGCATAGAAACGATCAGATAGCATTTCAATTTCTTTCTCAGCATACTCTCTGGTCGGTGCTTCCAACCAAACATCAATCACCTTACCAAGTCTGAGTTTCTTAATATTTAACTCAGACAATCTTTTACTACCATCTCTCACAGCATTACCAGGAGAGTCATCAACCTGTGATCGTAGTCGGATGAATATCAGTGCTTTAAATTTCATAATCAAATCCAGTCAGGTTTGTGGTGTGGTAATCGTAAGTAGTTATCTGAAACCCATGGTTTAGATGCAATGTACATCTTATATGCAGTGAAAATATCAATGCTTGTATCATACTTATACTCGTCAGGTCCTGCAAAGACAAAAGGAGTATGGTCATCCAAGGATACTTTGGGGATGATTTCGTCAGCAGCAAGGAGAGTCTTGAAGCAAGTATGGACTTTACCATATCGTGCTGCATACTCTTCACATAAAGCAAACCCATGCTGCAGCAACCAGCGAGCGTTGGATACAGTCTCATTTGCCCACTTGGTGCAGGGGTGATTACGAAACGCTCCCTTCTCTGTAGCATAGGGTGTACCGTCTGCCTTAGGCAAAGTACCATAACCATGTCCCCACTTGTCTGAGGCGACTATAGCGAGCATCTGGCAGGTCTCCAGGGGCATCTTGACGATGTGCTTGTCTGGTAGAACCCGTGCAGATTTGTAAGGTGACTCGTCAGTGACAAAGATGTTCATAGTAAATGCGAGGCAGAGATCACTAGGAGGAATGTAATCATAATAACTACATCCCAAGATTTTGTCCGTACGAAGTAAGGAATTGAAATACTATCACCAACCAATTGCAATACAACACCAACTGATGTATTGATATGAAGAATAATAAAATAAGCAACGATCACAAGGCCGCTGCCTATCACTCTCATCGGGACGAAGAATGACATTTTTTAGATTTTAACCAGCATGGTTTGCAAAGAGGAACCATCATCAACTGAGGACACTGATTTGCTGGTGTCATCTTACCACACCCAGAGCATTTTGTCTCCCACATTTTCATAATGTTCTCTCAAGTCTATTCGTTGCTTGGTCTGGAAAATCTCTTGGTCTACTATCAGTAGCATTATCAGTCTTAGGTGAACCTTCATTCGCCTTCATAGTATGCTGATAGTTTGGTCGTGGGTATCTCATATAAAATGGATCAGGCATCCAATATGTTACCTGCCATTCTTGTTCGGGACATAGTTCAAGATGCTTCTCTACACTATGAGAGAAACTACCGAGTTGAATGTATCCATCGTGAGTGATACATCTGCCGTTGCCAGCATCAACTACGAACATCATCTTGCTACTCATAGCACTTCTTGCTCTGGGTTGAGATTTTTCACGAATTGCACTGGATTCTTTTCGGACTTGTGAACCCAATGATACTGCATACGTTCAAAAATTGGGTTCCATGTGGGGACACAGACATAATCAGACTTTTGCTTTTTCATCTCTTATGTTATACCAAATTGCTAATGTATATCTATCAGAATCTTTTACTGTATTAACTCCATGCTCATAACATTTTCCATCAAAATATAATGTTCTACCAGTTTTAGGAGGGACTTCAATATCATTAACAATATATGTTTCACCACCAGCAAAATCTTGATTTAGATATGTAACTGAAGACAAAACTGTTTTGTCAGAAGATTCATCAAAATGTTTTGGGTGACCTGAAGTTGGAGGTCGTTTTGCAATCTCACACCATTCAATTACATAAGAAGATTCACGAATAACTTTGAATAGAATGTCTAACACCCGCTGATTTGCTGGAGGTTTAATCGTCATTCTATTATAATCTAACCATGGACGATGGTCCTGAGGATTATCTTCATAGAATTCAATTAGGTAATCACAATCTACTTTAGAGATTATGTTATCAGCAATAATAATTCTATCCCTCACTAATCTCTTTGCCTCCAATCATCAGGTTTATCCTGTTGAAACCAATCTTTAATATCGTCAGCACTACTAAACCCCTTTCTGTGATTGGATGGATCGGGGTCACCTAAGCCCATCCTATTCAGAAAATCATCGGTACTACCTTCTTCAATTTCTTGAGAAGATTGTCTTCGTGCTTTTTGTAACCAGTCTCTAGCAGTAGTGTGACTCTTTGCCAACTTCTCTGCCCAGATCATATCATCTAATTTTACCTCTTCACCATTTGCAATACATTTACAAATGAACTCTAAGCGCAGTCTGTACTGTGTTGATAACATCTTTGTATTTACATATTTAGTGAATCGGTCGCTATGGTCTCTTGTCCAGAAGTTGATTTTGATGTTGGGTGTGGATACCCAATCATAAAAGCATTCTTGTATGCCTTCTGGAAGTTTATACAAGCTTGCATTTGAGTATTAGCATAGACATGACCAGAGTATTTTCTCTCGTCACCCTTGTAATAATACTCAAAGTCCCATCTAGTTTTCATGCGATTTGCTCAACAAACTTATTTAGTATAGCTTTATTGGTCATCTTTGATCCCATATGCTTTTTAAAAGCACGGGTAAGTTCACTGGCAGTAACGGTTTCTCCTTTAACTTTCACATCAATATCTTTGGTGCTTGCTCCCATATTATGTGATGAGTAAATAAACAACTCAGTGTATCCGTAATTTTTAATAGAACAAAACTTATGCTTTGACCAATGCTTGTCTTGAATCTGTTGCTCATCATACGTTAGAGTATTCTTGAGGATCCAATTCAAGTCACGTTTGTCACCGATACGAATACCAATCCAATTATAGTCAGTATTGTTCTTGAAGTATTGAACAATTTCACGGGTAGTATAATTTGCTTCAGTCTTAATTCTTGATGAGTATCCAGTTTTAGGATCTCTCACGATAAAGACTTTGTGACAGTTATGGCAAAGATAATCTTGACGGAAGTATGTCTCGTGCTCTGCATAACTTCCAGTCTGGTAAGAGTAATTGAATTGAGTTGTCTCTCGCACATAACTTAGTGGATTGGATTCTCCGTCACTAAGAACAATAACGTTAGTCTTCTGAACTTTCTCAATTGCTTTGAATTTCTTTACTACATCTGGAGTACAGATAACTGCATCCGCTAATGGAGTACCACCAAGTCCATATCGTGGATTCATAGGAACTCCAAAGGAACGATGCATGTTCCATACTTGCGCCCACACATACTTCATCATCAAGTCAAGTTCTTTACTCTTCATCTTAGAAGAAAAGAATTCAAACAACTCAAAGGTTGGACAAATACCCAAGATATTATTCTCAAGTTTAAATGAATCTTGGTGCATCAAATTAGATCTTCTTGTTCCACCCCAACCATTTGTAAATGCATACACACGGAAAGGTATATTAACTTTCTTACAGAACCAAATAAGATTGTAAGTTTGTTTAATAGTATCCGTAAGAAGAGTACCTGTATTGGTGTTTGTGTTCATAGAACCTGACCAATCAAGGTACATAATCAATCCATGATTCTTTCCATCAGAAACTACAGAGGTTTTCTTAAAGATATCATCGGTGAGTTTATACTTATAAATTGAATTTGTATCAATAACTCCAGTACGTGATGTCTGAGCACGAGCATAGGCATCAGCAGACTTCTTCATTTCAAACTGCTTGACAAGATAGTTTACAGTTTTGGTAGAAGATTTGTAGAACTCATAGTACTTTCTCTCGTTAAACTTCTTCTGTCTTTTAATATGTTCATGGTAATTAGAATCAGGAACCTCCTTATTATAGAAGGAACCTAGGTCTTCAAAGACTTCCTTATAAGGTACTATAACATTATCAATGTTGATCTCAGGTAGATCTAAGTATACCCACTCCTTAGCATTATCATCAACTAAATCTTGCTGAGATTGTACAGAAGCAGCATCAGTAATACTCTCCATCTCATCTAGTTCATCTTCCCACTTCTCGTAACTGGGAGTGCCTAGATCTGCATTTTCTTGTTCTCTCTTTTCTGCTTCCTCAAGCATCTCTTCGTGAGTCATTTCCTCTTCTGAATCTGAGGGGAATGACTGCTGCTCCGTAGTAGATGGAGAGTACTCAGTGTCGCTATCTGTTGCTGTACCAGTTCTAGTCTTTGGTTGTTCTATTTCTTTTTCATCTTGCTTAGACTTAATCCACTCAGCCAAGTCCTGAGAAAGTTCTAAGACATCTTGGAAGGTTCGTGTGTTAGATGCACGAAACACCCATGGTGCTTCTTCTGGAGAGAATACAATCTCTACAAGAGATCCAATCTTGAAGTGTAAATTGATACGATCAATAAGAGATAGATCGGATATATAACGGTTAGCAATTCCAAAGAAATCTTTCTGATGCAGTTCAGAATAACCACGATAGAAAGACTTCTTCAGTCCTGGATATGTTACCTTCATCTTACGCTCAATACGAGCATCCTCTAAGACGTTGATAAAATCCTTTGGGGCACCACTGTAATCTACATTAGGAGTATACAGAGCATGTCCAACTTCATGACCTACTAGGAGGTCATACACGTCGCCACTGACATCTTTCCAGATTGGCAGGGCAAGAACACGGCGATCAACATCAAAGTAAGCAGTGGTAATCTTACGATGCTCCACCTGAAGATTTTCAGTGGCCAGAAGTTTGGCGAGTTGCCCTTTAACTTCCGTGTTGACTGCCATAGGATCCTTGCTGTTGTACCTATCATAACTCATTGGACTCATCCAAGCAAGGGGGTGTGTGACAGTTCTATTTGTGCATGTACCTGTGAGGGTTCTTCAGCGAGTCGCAGCAGTAGAATGCTATCGGTGCCATCATCAGTGCTGAAGCAGTGGCAAGGATGATGGGGTGCTGTCCAAGGAAACCTACTAGATTATGGATCATAGGATAGTTTAGAGAAATCGTTTACCTTCTCAAACTTAATAGTTCTCATAAATTTGTCAACTAAAATTTCACCTTTGTGAGAAATTACAAACAAATTTGTAGTATCACCTAGACCTCTAAGAATTTTTAGAAGTTCTCCAGTTGACGAGTCATCTAATGAACTATCAAATACTTCATCTAAAATCAAAAGATTTGTAGATGCAGAGTTTTTCATTCTTGCTACTTCACGCCAGGTAAACAATAAGGCAAGGTCAATCTTCTGCTTTTCTCCTTCAGAGAAAGAAGAGTATGTAAAGTCGTCTCTGAAACGAGACTTAATAACCTCATTGAATTCATTATCTAAAGTGAAGTTAACATAGAACTCCATACTTTGAAGATATTTATTAATGAGTGTATTGAAAATAGGAATATACTTATTGATTACTGTAGATTTTATTCCAGAATCCTTTAATAGATGGGATACTGTCTGGTATTCCATAATCTTTTTGTTGATATCAGCACAATTATTTTGTGTTGTTAGTAGATCTCTGTTGAGAGATTCTAGAATTTCTTGTTCTGCCTGGATGTTTGGGCGACTCTCTTGAAGAACATTTATCTGTTTCTCTAATGCGATAGATTCTTTTTCGCAACGATTGATATCACGTTCTAGATTAACTAGAGTATTCTTTAGATCAATAACATCTTTATTAGTTTCAGTCAATGCATTGACATCAACCAAAGTTTTTTCAATATCAATTTTAAGTGCCTCAAGACCTTTGGAAAATTTACTCTCTTCCTTAGATAGATCTTCACATCTCTTCTGCTTGAACGACGTATCAATATCTTGTGTGCAGGTAGGACACACATTATTTTCTGAAAAAAACTTTAGTTCTTTCTTTACAATATTCTTTTTACCACTGATTTTAATTTTCAAGTTCTTTAACTTTTCCAAAGAACTGTTAAGGGATTGAAACTTTAGCAGTTCTGTTTCTTTTACCTTGATATCATTTTCAATGGGTTTTAGTTGTTTTTCAAGTTCTTTTATTGTATTTTGTTTAACTTTTATAGATTCTTCTTTTTCTTGTACTCTCTCATTGTTAACTTGTTCAAGTTTCGCAATACTTCTCTGTTGAGAATTTACCTTACCTTCTGCAAGTTCTAGAAGATGATTGCAGTCGCGACTACTATCATAACTATCACGCATGCGATCTTTCAGTAGACTATTCATAACCGAAAAGATTTGAATGTCAAGTAGATCTTCAATGACTTCTCTACGATGAGCACCAGGAAGTTGCATGAAAGGTACGAAGGTACTGCTACCTAAGATAACAACTTGGGTGAAAGACTTGAAGTTTAATTTGAGAATTGATTGCTCAAGATATTTTTGATAGTCTTTGTTTGCTGCATCCTGATCAATCAGCTGACTATTTTCAAAGATCTCAAACTTACCAGGTTTGATAGTGCGTCTTACTAAGTAATCTTTTCCATTAGTATTAAACTCAACCTCAACTACAGTTCCTTTCTCATTGATCGTATTGACCAATTGAGGTTTATTAATCTTGCGAAAGGGTTTGTTAAACAAAACAAAGCACAGAGCGTCTAGCATAGTAGACTTCCCTGCGCCATTAGTACCGACAATAAGAGTTGACATCTCATCGTCCAAGGTCAGTTCAGTGAATTGATCTCCAGTACTCAGGAAATTTTTCCACCGCAACTTTTTAAACGTAATCATACTGGAGGGATAACAAGTTCGTCAGGTTCAATAATACCGTATGAGTAACCATACTGGTGACAGTTTGCAACAACAACGTCCAGATCAATTTCATGGACTTCTAAATATTCGTCCTCAGGATCTTCTCTTGCTTCTAATAGAACAAGATATCTCCGAGCATCATCTTCTTCTTGAAATATCTGAACTACTTTCTTTTTTTCTTGAGTGCGAACAGCATACACTCCTTCAGTTTTTCCATCTACTAGAATGAACATGCTTCTACATACAACGACTTCATGATAGATTTAATGCTATCCTTGTTTGCTTTGATCTCTATATCATCTATGTAGGTCTCAAGAAGTGAGAGTGTGTCTTCGGTTTCTACAACTTCAATTCCACTTTCAAGTTCAACACCAAGGTCCTCAATGATTTTCAAGTCTGCAACTTCTGCACTTTGCATCTGACGAATGAACTGATCAAATTTTACTTGATCACCTTTGTCTTCAACAATCACTTTGACATAAGTACCTTTCAGTTTATTGAAATCAACTGATACTGTATCATTGTAGTATACTTTATGGAACATGTCAAATGGATTACGGTAAAACGTAGTCTTCAGAGTGTCCGTATCAAACACATGGAACCCACGCTTCTGTGCATAATCATTCCAATACAACTGGTATGGATTACCCAAGTAATTTACATTACCCTTGTTGGATTTTTGGTGGTAGTGACCAGTATATACTTTTTCAAATTTATTGAAGATGTTTGGGTCCATGCCCATAGTCATCACTGCTCCAGGATGTGCTTCAAATCCATTTAGTTCAAGGTGTCCCATGCATACTTTTGCATCAGTAGATGCTACTTTTCCCAGAACTTCTGCATGATTTTCATCGCAAATCCAAGGGAGAAGGAGTATAGGAAGACCACCATACACAACACGGGTAGGGCTAGTGATGACATTGATGTTTGAGTATCCTGAAAGTAACTCATCGGGAGCATTGATTCGTAGAGTATTCTTGTAATAGATGTCGTGATTACCTACTAACATGTCCATCTTCACTCCAAGATCAGCAAGAGGAGTGAACCACATTTCTTTTGCCTCATCAAGAGACATGAAGTTTATACTTTTTCTTTTATCAAAGGTATCACCCAGACAAATGATATTGGTTATACCATGTACCTTGATGAATGGGATTACGATTTCTGTATAAAATTTTCTGTACATGTTAATGTACGCTTGGTGATCGTTCCGTACACCAAAATGCTGATCAGTAATAAGGAGGATCTTCAAATCAGTATCCTCTTGAGTTAGTTTCTACTCTTGCTTTAATTTGATCGTATTCTGAACTTGAATCTCCATCAATAGTAAAGACTTCACTAGCACCAGACTTTTCAATAATCTTATCTCGGATCTCCATCTGTCTTTTTTCTTTAGCAATTCTTCTCAAGAATGCAAAGTAAACAATTTGTGTGAAGTATGCAAATGGATTACTAGACTTTGCTGGATCAAAGTTATCAATATACTGTATACAATTTTCAATACCATCACAAATCATATCATCCTTATACATGTAGTTAATGAAGTTAGGACGATATGAAAGGTGAGTTGCAATCTTCAAAAAGCAACCACCAATATAATTACTTACCCTTGGTTTAGTCTTACCTGCATCTGCAGCACGTTTAACTGATGCACGATACTTCTCAAGCTCTGCAAGGAACTCTTTGTTATTAAGGTAGTGTTCCTTTTTTCTGGGAGCCATTGGTTTAGTATACATGTGTACCAATTTTGTTATTCACATAATAACAGGAAATCCTAATCTTGTCAACAAGCTTGACAGATCTCTGTTTTCTCTGTAGAATAACAATGTCAGATGTGAAAGACCACTATTAGCTATTACCAAATAGATCTTCTAGTTTCTTTCTTGCCTCTTGAATCTTACCTAAAGAACCTTCGTTATCAGTAAGAGTTACTTTATAGTTGTCGGGTATATTGGACGTGGGGCGCGAGACCGTATCTTTTTTCCCTGTGGCGAGGAAGGCTTCATATACAAAGACCATCTCTTTAGAAAGAGCAGCCATAGTTAGAATTGTATCCGAACTAATAATATAAAAATCTTCGTCAGAAAAGTTCTGCCACTTGGTAAATCCAAGACCTCTTACTGCTTTTTCTCCATCAATCTCTTTGGTAAAAGTTTGCACCAAGAGAGGATCTTCTAAGTACACTAACTCTTGATTAGTAGTGTCATCCAAAGATACTAGAGCTCTAGCAATTAGTTCATCACCATTAATTAGTTTGATAGAACAATGAAATTCTTCATCGTGTTTAACGTAAGTCAACATAGGTTATCTTAGTTTTACATCTATAATTTCGTAGTCAAATTTTTCTTCATTGTATACTTTAACTCTTTCAAATAAATGATTTAAAGTATAGTTCCTGAAGTTATTATGTGAGATATCGTCAGCGATATCGTATAGTGTTGCTTGTGATTTGTTTGCCCCTTTACGGAGAACTCTTCCAATAGATTGGAGGTTTCGGACTCTTGATTTTGAAGGTGATGCAAAGATCACATTATGTAAGTTTTTTATGTTGATGCCTGTGGAGAAGGTTCCGTACGAAGCAATGATAATACTCTCATTAGAGATCTCAGTTAATTCTCTAATTTTCTCTCTATCCTTAACATCAACACCGCCATGAACTAAATATACAGGACGTTGTATGTTACTATTTAGCAGATCAAAAAGAGGTTCCCCGTGCTTCTCCACGTAGTTGTACAGAACAAGAGTGTTACCTTTCAGATCTTTTGCTAGGTTAAGTATAAATTTATTCCGCTTTTCATTAGTGACAATATATTCAATCTCATCCTGATACGATGCAAAACTTTGATATTCATGCTTCAGTACTAATACTTTAACTTCAAGTTGTGCAACCTGACCTCGCTTCATCAACTCTTTAGTTCTAGTAACCTGAGAACATCTACCAAAGACACCCTCTAATACTAACTGATTAGTTTCAGTTCCATCAAGAGTACCTGTAAACCCTACTCTATACTTACACTCATGAAGCTTACCCATCAAAGAAGTGAGAGATTTAGCTTTGAAAAGGTGTGCCTCGTCACCGATGACAACATCAAACCTGTCAAACCACTTACGCGGTTCCTTGTAAACAGATTGCCAAGTGGTAATTACTACCTGATGGTCCGTGTATTTTTCTTGCCCCGCATATATCTTGTGGCAATATTTGGACGCCGCCCATCCATATTCCTCAAAGTCCTTGTACATCTGCTCCACGAGAGAAGTAGTGGGGACTACGATGAGAACACTGCGGTCTACGTTGACATGGAATCTCGTGATAGCATAGATCATCAAAGACTTACCGCTCGCAGTAGGAGACAATAGTAACCTGCGGTTATATCTTAGTGCTTCATAAATTCCTAGTAGTTGATAGTCTCTTGCTTTGTATGGAATGTTTAATGCTTTAACAAATCCATATACGCCTTCGGGAGTGATTAGTTCATTCTCTTCTTTAGGGTGACCAAAGAATTTACATTGCTCATAGTCAAAAGAATAACCCTTATCAATACACCAGTCAGTCAGATAATCAATCAACCCAACATATATCTCTCCAGTACCAGGGGAGTAGAGTCTAATCTTACCGTCCCATTTTTTGTACCTAGCATTTTTCTGCATGAACTTTGCCTGAGGTACTTCAAAGGTGAAGTAGTCAGACAGTTCATAATTTACATGAGGTTCCGCTTCAATCTTAAGGTAAACCTCATTCTTCTTACGAATTTTTAGATCTGCCATAAGGAAAACACATAATACAATTGCAGTTAAAATCCTGCTTTAAATTTTTCCCAATCAATCGCGTTCTTAATTTGATAACCACGATTGTTGATCATTCGTAGGACTGAATCCAAATAATTCAGACACACATCTATGTATGCTAACTTGGAGCGGCATTTTTGAACATCGCTATCTGCATTGATGAAGGTTTCAATCTCATCTCTACTAGTTAGTTTTAAGTCAAAGGGAATTTCGGAATAAACTTTTGCGGGTGCTTTACCCTTATAGTAAATCCACTTATCTCTCATGAGAATATTAAACTCAGTCTCACGTTCAATCTTTAATGTGGAGAAAGTATTGAGTAGTGAGTGATACTTTGCATGTAGACTTGGGATCTTTGATGACTCTTCGCAGTAGAGATCAGTATCAATCTTACTGTCCTTATCCCACATTTTTTGTAGTTCTTCCAAGTTCATGATCTAATACCACGGATCTGGTACTTCATTTTTAATGCCTGAAGCATCCATGCTTCGGCTAGGGTAGCTGGACCCAGTTTCAGTAATGTCCAACTCTTCTCGCTCAGGTCGGGATCGGCCAGAGCTCTCATTTTCCAATCTGGTAGCATAGCAAAATTTGTTCAATAACCAAGAGATCATACGGTTCTTCTCTTACCGCTGTTAATGGCACGGATTTCGTACAAGGTATACCTGAATGTTACTTCCGCACTAAAGAAATTGTTGTCAGTCTGTGTGACATCAAAGCTAATCGTTGACAGATTAGTGGGGAAGGCATCTTTAAACAAACACTCAAACTGAGCATTCATATTATTATTTAGGGCGATCAAAGTAACGTCACTCACAAGACTTCTGATTGGATCTGTCACATCTCCGATCCTTTTACTCCTGATCCAATCCGCTCTTTCCTGAAGATCACTTGGAGTTCCTAATGCTCGCATCCAGTTATGCAGTTCCAAATAGTTTTCCAAATTCTCATCAATCAGGAATTCTATAGTAAGTTCTCCGTATTGAATGTTACCATCAATTGGATACCGAACCAATCCCCTGGTTGGGATTTCAATTTCACCAACAGAAAGAGTTGGGATATTTGCAGTCTGGCACAAGAATGCCGTCTTGGGTGCTTTGTCCAAGACTAGTTTGAAACCAATAGGAGACAGAAAGTTTTTATTCTTTAGTTCCTTTTCGTACCAAGTGGCAGCCATAGCTCTACGCTTTTTTACTATTTAGTGTATGTTTCGTTTCCCGTAACTAGAAAGTCCAGTTCGGTATCATACAGAAGTTGCAAAGCCTCACTTATACTTCCTGCTATAGGATCACCACCATTGTTTAATGATGTATTGAGTAGCATAGGAAGTCCAGTAAGTTTTTCAAACTCAGTGAGCAACTCATAAAAGTCTTCCTGATCTGCAGTTACTGTCTGAGGTCTACAAGTTCCATCTACATGTGTGATAGGTGCAAACGCTTCCTTATCTTTGACATCCATAACGTATAGCATATACGGAGAATCATATTCACAATCAAAATACTCACTACACTTTTCCCTAAGGACAGATGCACCAAAAGGTCTGAAGGGTTCTCTATGCTTTACTTTCAAATTTAGTTTATCCTTACCACCTTTAATGGTTGGATTCATAAGGATACTTCTATTTCCTAATGCTCTAGGTCCAACTTCACCATGACCTTGATACCATGCGACTATATTACCTTGAGCTAGAAGTTCTGCTGTTGATTTAATTGTTAGTTTGGAAGGACGTTCTTTCGGCGCTTCATCCGTTTGCCAGAACGGATACCCCTCTTTCTTAAACTCTGGTTGTTTGTATTCTTTTCGGAGTGATTCAACGATCCCCAAAGATAAACCTTCATCACTTGCATGTGCTGGTATGATGAGATTGGGACGTTTCTTTCTAATCCTACTGTTGATAATAGTGTTGAGAGCGACTCCTCCTGTATAAGAAATTCTATCAGTCTCTTTCGTATTTTTGGCAAAATAATCTTCTATAATTCTTTCTGAAATTGTATGACAAATTTGAATATGGTTTCTCATCACTCTTTCGTTGTCATAGATTCTTTCCATCATTGGAAAGTTCCATAGTCTACGGTGATCTTTCATAGTCAAAGGTCCTAGACGATTATGGATATCATCTATTTCTTCTTCGGGTACATTACCATATCCTTTGAGTGCCATTATCTTTCCCGCCATATCATATGAAACTCCTCTCAAACGGAGAAGAGCACCAGTGTCACCCATAGCAGTACCAAAACTAGGATGAGTTTTGTATGAAGCGCAGTAAGTGCGATGGTCGTTTCTGAAAATACTTTGGGATAAATGATCATCACCAAACCCATCGTATACCATATCTACATCAGATTCCCCGAGCATCCAAGCACTTAGTGCGTGAGCATAGTGATGATCTACACGATAGATCGGTCCCTTGTATCCCATCTGTGTGAAGAGTGGGATTTTAATTTCTTCAAATAATTCTTGCTCATTAGTTCTAATAGTTTTATATTTGTGACAGTCAAGTGTAATACCAATAGCATCAATTTCACTAAGGGGTACACCCCATTGTAAAAATTTCTTATACCAACCTGTCAGGTTCCTAAATCCAACGTGTTTAAGTTGGAGATCTCTTTCTAACTTGTAATAATATACCTTGTCATCTACAGTCAAAGTTATATTAGTATCATGATCACAGAGTCTCAGACCTAGGAACTTCATAATTATGCAATAAAAAAAGGACCCCGAGGGGTCCCTTGTATTTATATGTCCGTTAGGACCTATATCACATCAGGTTAGCAACCTGAACGCGACGGTAGTAACGGTTAGAGTTGGCGGTCAGAGCGCCAGAACCCTGAGTAAGACCTTGAGCGAAAGGATTGGAGACCATGCCGTAGCGAGTCTTGAAGCCAATCTTGGGCTGGAAGGTGTCAGGGTTGATTGCACGAACCTGCTGGAGGGGTACATATGGGCAGTAGAAGAGACCAGCGTCATAGGCGCTAGAACCCTTATAACCAGCAACATAGAAGTGCTTGTCACTTACGTTAGCAGAGTAAGGATCAACGTAGACCTTAATGCGACCGTTCAGAGTACCAACCAGGGTGCTGGAGGTGTCATCAGGGATAAGACCGTTGTTGCCGTTCAGTGCAGGGGTGTAGTCAAGAACACCAGCCATCGCAAGGGCAGAAGCAACGTCTGCAGAGCAGATCAGGATGTTGCCTTTCCCGCGACGAGTTTGCTGACCGATAGCGTTAGCATCACGCTCAATCTGGAACAGAAGTCCTTTGAACTTCTCAACAGACCATCTGCCGTTGGAGTCAACGTCAAGGTCAAAGATACCAGCAGAAGCGGTGTTGTTCTGAGCACCAGCAACAGCGTTTACATAGACGGTACGGACAACTTCACGGTTGATTTCAGCGAGGATCTCGGTGCTGAGGATGTTGCTCAGCTCGGTCTCGGCATCCAAACCATGAATTGCCTTGAGGTCCTGAGCAAGCTCAAGACTGTACTCAGCCTTCAGGGCGCGTGATTTGGCGGTTACAGTAACCTTCTCAATGCTGAAACCCATCTCACGGAAGTCGGTTCCAGACTCGCCAAGTGCTTCAGAAGCGGCGGTAGACATGCCTTGGGCATCGCCAGTCAACTCATAGGTTCCAGGGGAACCATCATTGAGGAGAGCAGGGTTGGTGCCTTCTGCATCGTTGTTGGCAGAACCTGATGCACCAGGATCGTAGGTGGAAGACGTGTCGCCACCAGAGAAACCAGCGTTAGGCTCGTTGAAGAATGCTTCGTCATAACCAGCAGCAGCAGGGTTAGTACCTGTACCGTAGTTTGAACGCATTGCGAAGATCAGTCCAGTAGGACCAGTCATCGGTTGAACGCCTGCGATGTCATAGGCGATCAGTTGAGGCATGGAGCGCCTGATCAGGGAGATCAGAACGGGGTCAAAACCAGCGACAGGACCTGTTGCGGTAGAACCACCACTGAAACCACCAGTGCCAGCGGCCATGGTAGGTGCTTCAGTCAGCATCTGCTGCTCTTCACGAGCGGCAAACTCTTGGTTCTCAAGCAGTTGAGCTACAACTGCTTTCTTGTGCGAGTCTTCAATTTTAGGGAGGGCCTCGTGCTCAAGCACAGGTGCCCACTTTTCTTGGAGTTGCTTTAGATCAGCCATTTTTTTATCTAAATTTTAGTAGGGTAGTATTTACAAATAATTACGATTGGGACCAGCGGCTCAGGGCATCAACATAAGCGCCCATCGGACCATTATACTGGGTCTCCTCTACCAAGGGTTGTACATCTTCAGTAGGATCTACAGTAGCAGATTCCTTCCTAGTGAAGTATGACTCCTTAATAGTAGTGATTTTCTTATGAAAACCTTCTTCACTCTCAAACTCAACACCTTCTGCCAGAGAAGCGAGCTTCTCCTTTTGCGTCTCGGTTAAACCTACAGCGCAATCGTTCACAATTTCCATCTTAACAAAATCTCCAATTCTCTTATTCAAAGAAATATTGGACTCAATTTGCTCGTTGAGTTTTCCTTCCATGTCATCAATTTGTTCAACCATGCCATCAAGCAGGTTAAACTTCTCTTCTGGAACACCAACATGGTGCTCCGCGAAAAGAGCCTTGAGGCCAACCATGAACGACTCTGCAATTTCATTCTTAACGCCATGCTCTACAGCGAGGGTATTTTCCTCCATCCACTGTTGGGCGGCATAAGACAGGTAGTCGTCTACTTTGGTGGCCAATTCTGTTTTGATTTCCTCAACCTGTTCGGTTAGAGTAGCCTCAAATGCTTCTTGTACTGCAGCAACTTCAGCATTAACCTTAGCGGTTACTGCTGCCTCAAAGATTGTTACTGCTCGCTCTCTGAAGTCTTCTGAGAGTTCTTCACCAGCGACAAGAGCGTTAACATCTTCACTAAAGTCGTACTGGGCTTCAGCGATTGTTTCTTCGCCATCTTCCTCTACGTCCTCCATTTTAGATGATGCGTCAGAAGGTTTAGTCTTAATAGACTTGTCTCCTTCTACACTAACGGGGGCAGAAGCTTTAGCACCAAGATTTGATGTGCCTTTTGCTCCCTCTTCGGTCTTGTTATCGGTGCCACCAATAGAGGTGGACTTTGCACCAGACGTGTCAATATTCTCACCTGGTTTCGCGCCTTTCTTGATAGCAGCGACACCAGTTGCAACATCTTCAGCCATCTGTGCTTCAAATTCTACGTCGCGGATATCGGACATGTTTGAATCTCCTGTAGTCAGCATTTGATTTATCTATGATTATTTATACTTTACAAACTTTGTAAAAAGGTTTTGAACGCGGAAACTTTGCGCTCTTGGATATTGATGATGGTTGCCTGGTCAATTTCTCGCTTCATTTTGGCAATATGTGCCTCTTTGAGCAATCCATTATCCCAAACCCATTCTTTGCCTTCCATAATTCCATCAACAAATGCATCAGGAGCAGACGGATCTGCTACAATGTCGGCAGCTGTAGCAAGCATAAAGTCATCCTCTACGATTGCCATGTCTTCTTCCTTACGAATGGAACCCATTCCTCTAGAAGAAACACCAAGTTTAACACCTTCATCTAAAAGTGACTTTGCAATGTTACCCATAGGGGTATCAAGCAGTTTAGCTTTACCGATAAAGTTATTACCTTCTTGTGCAAGATTAACGATCTTGTGTGATACCCTATCAAGATTGATAGAGGGACCATCGGGATGGCCTAGTTCACCAAGAGCGCGTCCTTTGCTAATGAAGTTCTCATCATATTTAGCAACTTCGCGAGAAAGTGTTTCAACGGGGTAGTATCTTCCGTTGCGATTTTTGATTCCACCTTGCAGAAAAACTCCTTCAATGAAGTGGGATTTTTTCCCATCCTCAGTTTCTTCTGCAAGGAAGTTAACATTTAGAATTTCTTCACTGATCAGTTTCATCTGTAGGTTCCTCTGGATTTACATCGTTTTCAATAGATGCTTCTGGTGGATCTTCTGGTAGTCTACCGTCAATCTCTACATCCGTTGGGGTGTCAGAGGCATCTGGAAGATTATCAGTAATTTCATCAGCAACTGCTTGAGCAGTATCATCGGGGTTAAATCCCCAACTCTGAGCAAACTCAAGTTTCTTTTGCTGAATCAAATCGTAAGATGATGCGCCTAAAGCGTTGTTAATTGCATCAATCGCATCTGCCTTATCATCAGCAAATATCTTATTTACGATATCGGTTGCATTTTCGGAAGCCATAATATTTATGATAATAATAGTACTATTTAGATCTGTCCTCGTTTTGCATCTTCCGCACTCAATTCATCATCTGAAAAAAGCGGTTGCTGCTCTGCGACTGGAGCACCTTCACCAGGTGGTAAAGCACCACCCTCAGCAGCCATAGCTGCTTCTTCGGCAGGATCAACGATAGTACCATCCGCCATCTCTACCTCAATTTGCTTATCAATTTCAGCAATTTCGGTGTCAGTATGCTTAAGTACCTGACGGCGGATATAATCAACACTAAAGTATTTGCCCACAAAGGGATCCATAGTGCCGACCAAATTCATACGCTCATTACGAATTTCAGTTTCCTTCAATTCATTGAAGTAACTATCAGCAATATAATTAATTTGGATATGATCTTTGTACTCATCCCATTCTTCAATAGAAATAACTTCTTTGAGAACTAGTTGAGTCTTAATCAGATCCATGAATAATTCACTGAATCTTTTGCGGAGACGAGCAATAAATTTTTGGAACTTAACTTCGTCTCTGGTGATCTCTGCAGCGCGTCCAATATTAAATGTAGTCTCTGTCTCTAGTCTGGAGGAGGGGACGTTGAGTGCTTTGTAAAGTTTCTTTTGAAAATACTTAACATCTTCAAGTTCACCAAGGTTTTGACCACCTGGTAAAGTTGTGATTTCAGTTCCTCTACCGCCCTCACGACGGGGTAACCAAAAATCCTCAAGCATAGACATAAACTTTTTATCGTCTCTGATCTCCCCTGTGCTAGCATCGTAAACCAACTTATTACGATAACGCCCCATAACTTCACGAAGATACTGTTCCGCCTTCTGTTTAGGAAGGTTGCCAACATCAATGTAAAAGATTCTTCTTTCGGGGGCACGGGATAAACGATAAATTACAAGAGAGTCTTCAATCATACGCAGTTGATTCACTGCCTTGATTGCCTTATGTAGATGTGACAGTACCATGTTCTTATTAAGATCCATGATACCACTATGTACATAAGTGATAGAATCAGGTGCGATTTTAAGACCTTGCCCACCAGCAGAAGTATTCTTTAGTCCCTTAGGATTGTAAAGGAAATATTCTGCTTGTCTCTGAGTCAACGCTTCGTTGATGTTTGTTGCAGGACGAGCAGGTTTTGATTCCATCTCTGAAATCTTACGAATCTTACGGGGGTCAATGTATCTGAGTTCCGTCAGACCACCTCTAGGATTCTTTGGATCAATTACTTTGTGGAAAAATAGTCTACCGTCAACGTACCAACGGCGGAAAATTTCATACGAACGATTGTCAAAATCAAGAAGTTTTAGAATAGTTGTGAACTCTTCTCTAATAAGTTTCTTAATTTTTTCTGATACTTTGAGATTTGATAGTTCAATCTCTACGGGAACATCATCAAAATTACCGCAGATAGTTTCATTTACTACATCATCAACAGCAGAATCACATTCTGGTTGAAGAATCATGTCGCGATAGCGACCGATCAACTCATATTCATTGCGAACTATGCCGTCAATGTCTACGGTGTGTGCATAATGTTGTCCACCTGCGACAGGGTATGCCCCGTCCAGATTATCTTTTTGCACGAAAGAAGGCCCTTTGGGGGCCTTCTTTGCTCTATCAATTGAAAAACCGAATAGTTGCGACATCAACCAGTCCTTACTTTATAACCATATATGATACTATTTAGGGGGTCACGAAGACCCCCTTTTATATCAAGCGTCTGAAGTTGTGTCTTCCGTCAGTGCTTGCCAGTACTGAACCTGAAGTTCTACTGTGAACTCCTCAACAGCGTCATTGCTACCGAAATCAAGATCAATAGCAGAAACGTTACTTGGGAATACGTCAGTAAACTTGTAGGAACGAACTGGATTTGATTTTGCCTTTCCTGCCTCGCCAGAGCGGGACAGTTGGTGTACTTGCATGTCTGCAAAGTAACCAGTAGCATCAGACTCATCACCCAAACCAGTGGTCTGAGTAATGTTCTCATTTGCGGCTTGGATTTTTTCAATCCAGGTCTCAAATGCGTTTCTAAGAATGAACTTACTATCGTTCATAATCGTGATGGTCCAAGGTTCAAACGTTCTGTCGCCAGCGATCTTAAGAACGCGACCACGGAAAGGAACCTCAATGATACCCATCTGAGCCGAAGGCAGGTTAGCGGCGCGAACCGTGAAATTGCCTAGGTCAGTGAGAGATGAACCATTTGCGATAATCTGTGATGGGAATGCAAGATCAACCTGAAACAGGTTAGGTCTTGCAAAGTCAGAGACAACCTTTGCTTTAAAATTGTCAATTGTACCTTTTACTGCCATTTTAATTAGCCTCCTAGCTTATTATTATTTAGATTAACTGGCAATTTCAGAGAACGAGACACCTGTTCTCGTTGCGGTGAAAGTCAATGTGATGTAATTAATAGTGCGAGTAGGCTTAACGTAAACCTCTGCATAGAATTCGCCACGATCAACGGCATCAGCAGGGTTGTTCTCGTCATCACACTTGATAAGGAAGTCCGTTACACCACGACGCCCTTGGACATCACGGAGATAAGGTTCAACCAAATTGCGGAAGAGTGAACGTGAGGTCTCATCGTTCTGCTCAAACAACTGCTGTCTAGCAGACTCACCAATAACTCTCTCAAGAGTCAAGAACAAACGGCGAACGTTGATTCTATCAAACGCAGAGTTGTAACCAAGTCCAGTCTTGTCACCGAACAGGATGATACCCTGACCAGGGAAAGAAACGATTGGGTTAACTCTTTCAGCATACAACTTGTCGCGCTGATCCTTATTAGGAGAGTATGCTAGTTTAATAGCATTTCTCAGGACACCACGAGAGAAACCTGCGGGAGAGAACCAAGGATCTTGATTGATACCAGTTTCAAGGCAGAGACCAGCAACGTCACCGTTGCAAGGTACATAGCGATAAACATCACTGTACTTATCGTAGATGTACTTATAACCTGCATCAAGCACGCAATAAGAACTAGAACCTACACTATTGAAGTAGTTAAGGACCTTATTAGTAATGACATCCGAATTTGTTTGACCAATGATATCAGCACGCATTGGAGAGAAGAATGCGAGGCAATCTTTTCTGCTGTTTACGATGTTGAGGATAGCATTTACTTTAGCAAGTGCGTCGTCTCTAGTAGCACCCTGAGGACCAGAGATGATATAATCAACTCTTACCGATTCTGCATCGGAAACCAGGTTGTAAGCGTTACTAAAGTCAGAGGAAGTATTGACATAATCGTCAACACCTTGAGCAAATGCAAACTTGAGGGAAGAACCATTCTTACCACCGTTCATGTGACGACCGTTAGGCTCGTTATGAACAGCCGTGCTGGATTGGATTCTGTTGAAACTACGGTTAGCAGCGACAGAACCCCATGCGCCTTCACTGATAGTAGCATTAGTTGCAAACTGATCAGCAGATGCAGGATGCGAACCCCAGTAGATATACTGTGAAGTTTGCTTCAGTACACTAGCGTAGTAGTTGTTCTCACCAACAGTGCTCTTAGCATCAGTTGCTTTAGAGATACCGATGAAACGCTCAAGGAGAGTGTTAGGTGTTCCCGTAAGAAGACCATCACCATCAAGAACGATGATATGCAGTTCGTCATCATATGCACCTTTGTCCAAGGCATACAATGAAGTTCCAGGACGAGGAGCAATGTTTACCCACTTCTTACCAGGAATATACTCACGCTCAAGATACTCATCTCTGATTGCTTCAACAACTGCAGCTGCAGCGTTGGTGTCAGCGATAGTATTAGTTGCAGCGAAAGGTGAAGAACCCTGTGAACCAACAACTTGAAGTTCTCTAGTGACAGACTGGATAGCACCAGTTACACTACCTTGTACAACACTCATCGTGTCGTCAATGAAACCAACAATTCCTGCACTAGGAATAGTAATCTCAAGAATACGACTTGAAGGATTCCAAGAAAGGACTTCTACAGTTTGATCTGAACCACCAATTTCAATCGTTGCAGCTGCAGCAGCAGATACAAACAACCAGTTGATGTTGTCGTCAGATGCCAAACCACTAGCATGAACAGGGGCAGTTGCACCTGATGTACCAGCTTCTTGTGCCTGATAGACGTTACCGCCATTAGAAACTCTGTCATACTTTTTATAGTATGTTGCAGTTCCCCATGCAGATTCCTCAGGAATGAATGTACCGTTAACGGTAGGTTCAATACCAAGTTTGATTGAATATCTATAGACTTTACCACTTACATTACCAGCAGAAACTGCTTCGCCTTCAGTGAATTCAAAGTCGTTACCGCTACTAGGAGCAGTCAGGGTCAGGATTTGATCAGCACCAGCATCGGTCATGTAGACGCGAAGTGAGTTACCATATGCACCAGGTGTCTGGGTTGCAAAGGTCCAGTTGTTGCTGACACCAGTCTCATAACTGGTTTCGTAATTTTGTAAATTCTTAATTTTTACCGCAGCAGAATTAGATACTGCGTTCTTGAGGTTAGTACCATCTGCACGAATGGTCTTCAGAGTACCGCCATAGCTCAGAAACTGAGCGGCGCTAAACCAAAATTCGTAATTGGTATCATTCGGTTTGCCAAACGTTGAGATCAGGGTTCGTTCTGAGTTAACATCTACGATCTGCTCAACAGGTCCACGTTCAAAAGGAGCTGCGATTGCACCGATATTAGCCAGAGCAACTGAGCTAACTGTGGTAAAATCTCTCTCCTGAATAACGACACCTGGCGATAACTGTGACGCTGCCATGTGAAATACACTCCTATAGAATACTATTCAGTTTTCTAAAAATATTTATAAAAATGAAGTATTCAATATCTACCTGTATTCCCACATATACGCACGGTCACCGTATTCATCTGTGTGCCAGAGATCCCCTCCAGAGTCTTTGAATGTACCATCTTCTAAACCATCAGAAATAAATCCAAACGGTGCCATATCCTGCTCAATATTCTCTCTTTGATCATCGTAGATACGTTGACGAACATCCGTGTCATTCATTTCACGGAAGTAATCTTGTAGTGCTAACCAAGAAAAAATAACTAGGCACATCGCCAAGTCATCATTACAACCATCTTCCGCCTCAAATGATTGACCTTTTTGAATGAAGGTAGTCAACTCTGAGATGATATCGTAATCACTAATGAGTAACTTATCTTCCTCAATCAATGCTTTCATGTTTGAGCACCCAACTTTTTTTACAACAGTGCTCATCTTAACTCCCATCTGGGTTTTCTTTCCAGAAAATCCTTGTCCAACAATCTGACCTGCACGACCACGCATGGACGCCATCAAAAGATTATCATACTCAAGATCAAAGTGTATGATGTCTGCAACTTGCCCACCGATATCATTGACTTCAACTAAGATATACGCTCCATTATAATTTTTTGCAACGTCTACGATTACATTCGGGAATAGTATTGGTTTAATAGTATTATTTTTATATTTTGCTACCATCTTATATGGTAAGGTAGTCGTGTCTATAACTACAAATGCAGAATAATCACTAGATACTCCTCTAGCAACATCACATGCAATGACATATTGATGATCTTTCTGAGCTGCTTCAAAAATATCTAGTCCAGCATTAGATTTTATAGGATCATCGTATGCCATGATCTTAAGTTTTGACGGAGATATTAGAGTGTCAACAGATCCTAGGAACTCACACTCAAACTCAACCTTAAACTGTGCTTCCGATGTGTTAGCAATAGTTTGTGCTTTCCACTTGTCATCCCTACCAGGAATTTCTGACCAGTGAACTTCAGTGCTTATATATTCATTCTTCTTTCTTTCTGAATCGTGCCACAGTTTGTAGAACATATTCATCCCGTGTGGCGTAGAGATGATAATAACTTTGGTAGATTTACCAGAAGAGATAGTAGGATATACAGATGAGAAGAACTCATCTGCAATGTGGTTTGGAACGAACGCAAACTCGTCCAAGAAGATTACATTAAAGGACATACCACGAACAGCAGAACTGGACGTGGATGCTGCCATAATCTTAGAACCATTTTCTAGTTCTAACGATCCCCTGTTCCATTGGATGATCCCTTGTTGGAGCCATTTCGGGAGGTGTTCGTACGATTTTTGGAGCCTTTGTAGCATTTCTCGCGACGTTGCCGCTTTGTTGGCAAGGATAGCGACATTAACTTCTTGGTTAAATAAAACGTACCATAAAAGGTAACTCGTAACAATAGTGGACTTGCCAGATTGACGTGGTAATTTCGCAATGTTAAACCTATTCGTGTGGAATTTGTCTACCATTTCAGTTTGGAATGGGTACATCTCAAATGGGATGAGACCCAAATCCAAAGACACAATCTTCACATAAGTTTTGATGAAGTATACAGGATCCTCGGAACACTTAATATACTCTGCTATTTGATCTTTGGTAAAATCCTGAGCAACGTTTGCTTTTTTTAGATTGGGATTACCTAGATATACTTCGTTATTGCTCATATCTCATAGGAAATGGTCTTTCGTTTGGTTGGCAAGTAGAAGCATGTTGGAGCATCGCTTCTTCCTGTCCAGGGCAGAATTGAAATACTACACTAAATCTTGCAACCCCCTCATGGTGTTTATTAGGTGCCTTTGCACCATGAGGAATAGAACCAGGAAAGATGACAACTCTTCCTGGCTTTGGAACTATAGCATCTGTTACTTCCCCATCACGGACAAATACTGTCTCTGATCCCCATGACTCGGACCATTCAGTATTGGGGTAAACCATAAAGCTCAACGATTCTTCTGACTCACCATCAATATGAAGATTAGGAGAATCCCCAAAACGGAAACAATTATATACTGCTCTATGAAATGGTGGAACTGGGACTGTAGAACGTTCTCGGAAAACTTTGATACAGAAACGTTCAAACTCTCCAAAATTTGGTAGATCAATTACCTGACCAAGGGAATAATTATTGAGGTTTTGGGATGGATCATCAAAGATTAACTGCCACCCATTGAAGAGTGTAAAGTAATCTTCCATCCATTGTATTTCGTCAGGGGTGAACAAGTCATCAATAACAATTACTTGCTCTCTCTTAATCAGTTTCATCAGTTGCATCGTAAAATTGGTATTCCATAATCATAGCGAATAAACGACCTTTTAAAAGTTTAAGATACTCCTGCTCTTCAATAGGGCGAGCTGGGTATCCTGGCCATTTCTCAAGAGAATAACAGATATGACTATATAGCATGCGAAGTTCACCTATGCCCATGTGCATGGACATATACCATTCACCTTCATAGGGCCAGAAGTCGTCTCCAAATAATTCTGTTGGATCCATTTATTCTGGGTTGCTGTCTGCGCTAGGTATAAGTTGAAATGCCATTTTGTCTCTCAGGGTATTGATCCGATCATCAGTATAGTGTGAGAAATGACCAACCTTCTCTACCTTCTTATAGTAGTGAAGTGCGTTGAGAATAATAGTATAGTCTTCTATATCTAAGTTAAATTTCATTCAACTAAAGTACCATGTGCTCTACGAATCTCTCTTAGTTTTTCAAGATTCATATCCTTAGTACCGCCATCGTAGGCGTGAGCATAACCTTCAGTGATCATCTGCTCGTTCAATGATACTTCTGCATCTCCAATATATAACCAACCAAGAAGGCGACCGTACTTACCCATACCGCCAACCAATTCAGTTCTGACAGAGAGTTCGTCATCACCAGCAATAGCACCTTCTAGTTTTTCTTTCATCCAGTTGGTAGCATCTAGTCCCAGAGCCTTCTCCTCAAGATTTCTCGTTCTCTTCTCTGGTGTATCAACTCCAGCAACTCTAACTCTTTCTTTCTTGTATAAATCAAACCCGAGGTCAATAGTGACATCAATAGTATCGCCGTCAAGGACACGGTTGATCTCCGTCACTCGGAAGTTGTAGCAGCTCTTCCTGCTTGGTGGCGTCATTGCTCCCATCTTTTAACTCTGCAAATGCTTCTCTTAGTATGTATATGACATAACCTAACATCCCCACAACAGCAATGATCACTAGAATGATTACTGACCATACAGGATCACCTGGATTATCTAAGGGGCGTAATAGTAAATTCATAGTGCAATTTTCATCCAAGGTAGTATAGGAGGTATCACTCCAATGAGTCTAAGAAGACCCTCAGCAAAAAGTGCGAGAACAACCCAACCAACACACATACTGATAATTCCAGCGTTACGATTATGCTTTCGTATTGCATCGTCAATCATCTCCTGTGCTTGTTCTTTGGTTATGTAATCTTTATTCCACATGAACTACGCCAGTCATACCTGCACCCTGATGAGGACCACAGAAGAAATTATAGTCTCCTACATCAGCAAATACAACGTCTTGTGATTCTCCTGGAGCAAACAGTAGTGCTTCTCTGGAAAGATCTGCACGACCCTCTACAATGATGTTATGGGGAGGTAGTGCTTCATTGATAAAGTGAACCGTGTCCCCTGCAGAGATAGTAATCTCATTCGGTTCAAATACCAGGTTGCCGCCAGCACCCATTGAGACATCAACTGCCCATGATGGAAGTGCAAAAAGCATAGTAATCGCAATTGCAAAAAGAAACTTCATTGAGTCATAGTAACTAAGACTATTTACTCAATGAAGTTTTGATTTAACTAAGTTTTAACAGTCTGTGTCAGGGATTGATCATGTTATTGAGATCGTCTAAAGTATCTCTTTTTGCTTTGGTTGCACCATCAATAAATCCTGCTCGGTATGCCCATGTTTGACCACCATCTTCCCCCTTTCTAGGGTTAATGCATTGCTCATTACCTAACTTATTACATACTAAACCAGCAAGGTCTAGTTCGCTATTATCATAAGATGCAGCAGTTCCACTAAACATGTGCTTGCCATTAATCCAAATAGCACCACACTTTTCACACTCAGTTCTAGAGAGAGATAATTCTGATACTTCTTTACTTTCCATATGTCTTGTAGTGTTGTATAAAACTCGTCTTGGGAAATCCTAGTCGTTTTTCTAGATCTCTTCTGATAAAATAACTACGGAATATAACCCAATGCCAACGCAATTCTAAATCTGCAAATTCAAATAACCGCATGGTATTCTCCATACCTGCATATGCTACAAGCAAAATGAAAGAAGTTACCAATAAGTAAAATGAAACCATATTAGTATCGCGTTGATACAACAAGTATAATACTATTTACCCAGATTGTCAGTTACAGTATATTACAATGTTAGCAGTTCCAAGCTCTTAGTGACTTGGAAAGACGGTCATCTCCAGTGTTGTTAGAAGGCTTCTGTCTCTTTCTCATGCCTTTCATTCTAGCGCAGAAGGATGCCCTCCTGGGATTTCCAGCCTTTTTGCTTGGTGCTTTAAGGTCAGATCCTGGATTTTCCTTTTCATAAGATCTTCGTCCTTTTTCGTTGAGTCCTCCTTCGGAGTTTTTTCCTGATTTTTTTGTCCAGGCTGCTCCTTCATTTGTTACCTCAGCTTGTTCTTTAACGCAATTGTTAACAACTTTGCCACCTTTCATTTTGGTGCCTTGCTTTTTATATCCTTTCCAGCATGACAACGCTTTTTCTTGAAAGTCTTGAAATGAAATTCCCTCAGATTTGTTACCATAGTTACCAGCACCCTTCTTACGGCACTGTACTAATCTACCACTAGCATATGCAGAAGGCCATACCTTTGCACTTGCTTTTACTTTCTTGTAGCAAGCATCCTTCTCGCCTGCTTTCTCATTGACAAATTCTTCTTTCTTGATACCAGCAACACGGTCAATTGCATTACCAATTGCTCTACCAATCTTGTCGCGCTTACGCTCTTTTGGTTTTGCACCAGATCCAGTCGTAGCACCTTTCGCTGCCAATCTACTAGCAGCAGTTCCAGACTTTGCTGCCTTCTGACGTTTAGCATAATCCATATAGGATTCGCCTTTCTTCAGTTTTTTGCTAGAGTCTGCTTTGGGTTTGGAACTAGAAGAACTAGCACCATCTTCACGGGCACGAGCATTGGCACCAGGACCACCCAACTTACGATCCTTCTCAGGATCTGGATGCCAATGGTCACCACGCTCTAGAATAGTTCCTTCAGTTGCCACGTTTTTCGCTTTCCCTTTTCTATTTGGATTTGGGTCTTCGGCATTCTTACGGCGGAATGCTGCGTCCTCTTCACCTTTATTTAGGTCTCTCTTCATCTTACTAGACCCACATTTAGGTTTAGTAGTCTGACCAGGTTGTTTTGCACAAGGTTTCCCTGCAAATTTACCACCCATCTGTACCCATCCCTTCTTACCATCAGAAGATTTGGACTTATTAAACCAATCATGGAGAGAGTCATCTCCCGACTTGTTTGCTTCTCCAATGGGTTTAGACTTTCCTGCTACTACAGCAGACCATGGGGCATAAAGAGGACCTTCATAATTCTTTGACATATCAACCGCCTACAACTTGCACTTCTTCAACAACAATTGCATTGCCAGTTGCAGCAATACTTACACAACGTTTAACGACTGCCTGAGGACCACTGTAAGCATAAGTGTAATCTGCAGCAGCGGCAGATGAATCAATATCAGTAGTGATAGTGTTTCCAGTTACAGCAGTAACTTTCTTACCTACTGTTCCTGCTGACAAGAAAGCAGCATCAATTGCAGGAGATGTGCTAGCATCCTCTACAGCAATGAAGTCATCTACAGAGAATGGGTGTGTGTCAGAAACTTCACCAAGGTTTGATCCAAGTTGATAATCTGCAGTAGCATCATCAACTCCCTTTACAATTTTTGCTTGACCAGGCTTACCACCTTTGAGTAGAAGTGCTTGATCTTGAATGAGGGTGATTGCAGGACCACCATTGAATGCAACTGTAGCATCACCTGCAGTTGCGACTACGCGATAGTATCCAGTCTGAACAACTTGATATTCGGTAGCATCAGCAGCAATTGCATTTGTGCTTAAAACATTTAATACTGTCATGTCGTGTTAGTTCGTGTCTTGATTATTTATCTCTTTCTGCTGCTTCAGCAATTTCTGTAGTTCCGAACTTGTCCCAACAAAGAGTGCGTTAGTTACACTACTAGGACCTTTCTGTTCTTCTGTATCAAGATCTTTCATCTTCTTCTGAAGATCAATTAATTTGTCTGCTGTATCTGCTACATGTTTGATGAGTTGACCAGCAACTTCATAAGCACGAGGATGATCTGACGCTCGTGCCACATCAAGTATTCCATCAACTGCCTCTTGACCTTTCATTACTAAGTTATGCAGTTGAGCACGAGAGTACTCATAGTCCTGACGAACGTCTGCAGTTTCGGATTTTTTTAATTCGTTCTTAGTCTCTTGCGCCTTCTGAATCTCAGTAGGTTCTGTTCCAAAAACTTGATTCAATCCATCAAATGTACTCATGGTGTAATATCCTCATCCGCTCCACTTATAGGATTGCGTTGTTTGTTATCAGTGAAATGTTCTAGAGTTTCTCCAAATCCAAAATCATCATCAGCATCTGCCGTGATAGGGTCGGGGACAACTGTGTATCTAACTTCTCTCGGTGCAGAATTAACGTTAGTAGAAGTATAAGCGTCGGTAATGACTTTGGTGATAGTGGAAGACTCACTGACTGGACCATAAACATAAGTTTTTACCGTAAATTGAAGCGTGTAGATGATTGCTCTACGAGAAGAAAAGTCACCTTCATACTGATCTTCATACCCTACACTATTCAGAACTACTGGAACGTCCTTAGTTTCATCCAAGTCTGGAACCAGTCTCATTGGTATATTGTATGATGGTTGAAAATAAGCAAGAATTTGCTCAAGAATTTCCAACCCATCTTCTTGATTCTTAGATATGATTGACAGTTCAAAACCTAAGTTATATGGAACTGGCATAAAAGCAGTCTTACTTTTATCGGTACTGCTTACTACAGTAACCTTTTGAGTGGGACTAACCTTTCTAGATGAATCGTAATCTAGGTTATTAATCTCAAAAGAGATTCTTGGAAGTGTAATCTGAACCCTCTTGTTAGTAGGGTCAGCATTTTGCTCCAGACGCGCCAGAAATTTCTGCTTAGGACCATAAGCTAGAGGTACTTTCATAACCTCATCGTCTTTGTGAATCTCAATATTGTTAAAGAGAGTACCAAATCCAACTACAGTTTTGCGAAAGATTTCGTGATAAAAATATTTTCCTAGCATCAGATTGTTGTGTCAGTAATAGAACCTATAGATCCAAATGGATTTCCTTCAGTGAAGTCTATAAATCCATCATCTTCAGTCTCAAAGCTGTAGTTTTGATCAGCAGAAGAGTTCGTATTATTTAGTGTATTATAAGATTCGGGACTCCAAAGAGCACCTGAAGTTTGTCCTTTGACAGTAGCACCAGTATTGAAAGTTCCAGTTCTGTTAATTACTTGGAGCTCTCTGGTAGAACTATTCCAGGACTTGACTTCTGCTCTAGTGTCTTTTGGTGAATAGTCAATTGTAATAGATGGGGCACTAGTGTAACCAGAACCACCAGCTGAAACAGTGACACCAGTAACAATCCCTGCAGCCGAAACCACCGCCGTTCCTGTCGCTCCACTTCCACCACCTCCTGTAATAGTAACTGTTGGCGGTAATGCGCTATTGTAATACTCACCACCATCAGTAACGGTAAACGAGCTTACCGCATCACCAGTAATTGTGGCAGTTGCGGATGCTAGGAATAGATCTCCAATAACTTCTTCACCAACTGTAAAGTCTCCACTACCGCCAGGATCCATTACAAGTTTAATTGCATTCGCAAATGCAGTTTCAATAGCATCAATTTCAGCAACGCCAGTATCAATCTCTTCGTCACTGTACTCAAACAGTTCGCACTGACATTCCCAAACGTAACCTTTACCCAACTGGTAGAAAGGACGTTCTACTTCTACAAACTTAATCTCAAACAAATGTTTAGTAATAGGAAACCAAATAAGATCTCCTTCATTAGGACGACCCTCTACGTTTAGCGCCGCATTGTCATCCACCTTTTCTTCAAACTTTGAACGGGAAAAGATAAACGTTGTTTTATCTTCAATCCTAATTCCAAACTTGCTAAGTAACTCGCCTTGCCCTTCCCATCCATCAACATTATTGACATAGGCTCTAACTTGGAGTGCTTGATTAAATTCGCTACTTTCAACCTCATTGAGGATAGTATCTTTATTGACATATGTTCTAGGAAGATAGTAGATGTTTTGACCATAGATCTCAATACTTTCTATGATCAAATTCTCCATGAACTTCTGCTCCTGAGCAGAACCATTTAAATTGATTCTGCAGCTAGAAGTGTAGTCCGATTGTACGCAATTTGACGGTGTGGGATTACTATAAGACATATTAACCTACGATATCCAATGGGGGCAGTTCATAAACCTTACGAATTTCTTCTTCTAATTGAACCTTCCTAGTGGAAGCATCTTCTAGAATTTGACGACCATTAAGAGTTACACCACCAAGCATTTGAATTCCATCATACTTACTGAGGTTACGACCCCATTGCTGCATGAATAATGCTTCACAATAATCTTTCAACCAATTATCATTATATGCACTAGTATGAATATCAGGATCAGTTCTCATGATACAGTCAACCATAATATAATTTCCTGGTTGCAACTCACCCCAAGAAAAATCTAAATGCAATTCATTTTCAATTTTGTTATAACGAATCCTTCTATTTGCACGAGAGTTTGTTACAAAATCTAGAGTCTCTAGATATTGAGAAGTCATGAAGTAATGCAGAATCTGACTGTTGTTGAATGAGTAAATATCATTCAAGAAAATCTGATACTTGACATTGAACATATTAGCAGGAACCACACTGCTAGTACTGAGGTTAGCATATACCTGATTTACTCCCACCACTCCTGGAGGAAGATCCACCTTCAAATTGTTTATTGCCCAGTCAGTTCCTGCTATATCTGTAGCTCCTTGAGCAGCAGTTTTAATAGCTTCAGTAACTTCAATTTTGATTAGTTCTGTGTTAGAACCATCGTAATGATATTCTTGCCAGTAATCAATCGCTTCCTCAATAAGGTCATCCAACTGCTCATCACACACGTTGATGTCAATTGCAGGATAACCTAACCTACGGAGAGCATAATTTTTTAACTCAGTTTTGTTAGCGGGTCTAGTTGCAGACATGTGTTATCAAGCGAATGAGGATAGAGTTAGAGTAGTAACATCATTTGCACTGACGACTTCTCCGACTTTGAAGAATCCATCAACGGTATCAACGGTGATTGCTTGGGTATCAATGTTAGTGATAATTCCAGTGGTGCCACTTTCAGAACCTGTTACAACTGCACCAAGTTCCATTGTAGTAACGTCGGTCAGTTGCAGACCTGCATTAGTGGCAATAGTAGCAACATCAACTGTACCACCTGCAGCAGGGTTGAGACCGTCTGCTCCAGTGGGTTGAACAATAGTGATTGTCTCACCAACAACATATCCAGTACCACCGTCGTTAATAGTAACGTTGGTGATTGCACCAGAAGAGGCAGTGATGTTAACAGTCAGTGAGGCAGAACCAGATCCACCTGTTGTTGCCAGAGCAGTTCCTGTGACATAGTTAGAACCACCTGCAAGAGATGCTAGGTTCAGTGACAACACTTTACCAGCATTAGCATTAAGGATAAATACGACCTCATTGACAACGTAATCGGAACCAGGTGTATTAACCGTAGCAGCAGTGATACGACCCTGTGCATCAACAGTAGTATCAACCGTTAGTGAAGTACCTGTACCACCTGTTGTGGCGACATTAGTTCCTGCAGTAAATCCTCCACTACCATTATTTGTGATTAAAGTGGTAACAGCAGCACCAGGTGTAGGATCACCAGAGAGGTTCAATGTCAGAGTAGTAGTAGTTGCAAGATTAGTGAGCATTGCTTGTAGTTGAGCGAATGCATTATCCAGTTTTGTCTGTACTCTTGCCTCGGTATAATATTGATTAGTTCCTTCTGAAAGATCTGAAGTTGACTTGCTGGAAAGATCTAGGTTTGTACCAGTCTGTAGATTGACTCTATCATCAGCACGAGTATTAGTATAGTAAAGGTTTGCTCCCTCAGTCAGCTGATCCGTTGACTTCGTGGCGAGACTTGCATCAAAGCGTCCCTCAGTGTAGAAGATATTAGTAGAACCTTCGGTTACGTTATCGGTATCAATGTCTCCCTGAGTAACGGTAAGGGTGAGAGCACCATTTCCATCATCATAAAGAGCATTAATACCTGTACCGCCAACTACCAAATCCCCAACACGATCATCAACTCTCTCATCTGTATAGTAGAGATTGGTTCCCTCAGTCAGATCTGTCGTAGTTGCAGCAGCAATCTTGGTGTCAAAGGATGCCTCAGCGCGAGCATTTGTATAGTAAAGGTTAGTTCCCTCTGCTAGATCAGCAGTGTCATGATTTGCAAGGGAAGAAACTTCACCAGTTACGTTACCAATTACATTACCAGTCAAGTCAGCAGTAACCTTATCTACGATCAGAGTATTGTTTCCAACACCGCCAGAAGTATCAAGTGTAATAGTACTGGTATTAGCAAACAGAGTTCTACTTGAACCAGCACCATATTGATTCGTCATGGCAAAGTACATAGTACCACCAGCACCACCAGATCCAGTGCTAACTTGTAGAGCATTGTCTGCATTACCAGTTAGATCACCAGTTACATCACCAACCAAGGTTGATGTGATTGTTCCAGCAGCAAAGTCACCATTAACGTCACGAATAACTATGTTATTTGCCGAGTTTGTGCTTGCAGAAGTGATTGTAATTAATGGGTCACCACTGATTCCATCTGCATTAGTGATACCAATACCAGAACCAGTAACAGCGATAGTACGATGAGCATAAGTATTGGCGGCAGTTCTTGCCATAATACCCGTGCCTGTCTGAGCAGCAAGAGCAGTTATATCGTCATCATCATAAGTCGTGGTGATTGTTACTGCTGCCGATCCATCAAACGATACGTTACCATTAACAACACCATCAACTGTGATGACTCTTGCTGTTCTCAGTGCATCTGCTGATGTAGCATTACCTTGAATACCTGCAACAGCACCAATACCGTTATTAACTGTAATTTGATTCGCAGCAAAATCTCCACTATTGTCACGAGCAACAACAGTAGTCGCTGTATTTGCCGAATCGGTAGTCATGCTGTCCAGAAGATCAGCATTCAGATTGTTGATCTTGGCAGTGGTAGGAATGACCAGGGCAGGACCAGAAGAAACCTGAGAGATGATCTGTCCATCTACAGTCAGAGTGCCATCAATATTTGCGTTTGCATCAACATCAAGTCCAGTTCCACTTGAGGTTAGTTGCAGTGAACCCGCCTGAAGTGACGCATCAGTACCACTGAATGTTTCTGATGAGTTTGTAGCTTCAACTAAGAATCTATATCTATTGAGGTTATTGTCATAACCAAAGAAACCTAATCTCGCTTGAGTGTCATAGTATCTAAATTCAACACCACGATCCAAGTTATCATCAGTTGTAGGAACGCTATCTCCACCCAAAGTGATGATAGGATCGTCCACTGTTAATGTGGTTGAATTTACAGTTGTGGTTGTACCATTTACTGTGAGATCTCCACCAACTACCAGGTTGTTTCTTAACTCTGCATTACCTGTAGTCTTCTCAACAAAGAAATTATTTAATGCTCCAGAAGAATCATATACGGTGAAATCTCCACCGACCATCATTTTCTTACTGATTCTTGCACCACCACTAACCTTCAGTGCAACAGTAGTGTCAGTAAAATTACTAACATCGTTACCATTGCTGATGTTCAGGTTACCTGAAATGTCAACAGCATTGTCAACATCAAGAGCAGACTCAAATCCAACTGTTCCGTAGAATCTAGTATCTCCACCAACTGCTAAGTTTCTCTCTACTCCAAGACCAGAAGTAATCCTAACACCACCGTCTGCAGTATAACTCCCTGAAACAACGTCCTGATCGGTTGTATTGGTAAAGGAAGCGATTCCTTGGCAACCAAGTGTATTATTCAGTTGAGTGGCATTGGAGACCGTTAGAGTGCCAATAATAGCAGTATTGCCATTATCAGTATCAACAGTAAACTTATCTACAGAACTACCATTCTGAATTTTAAAGAATTCATTAGATGATTGTATATACAGAGAGTCATTGATAGTTGTCTGACCCTGAACAACCAGTGTGCCGTCAGTTGCAATGTTACCTGAAGAAGAGGCAACGGTCATCTTGTCCGTGCTACCACTTCTTACAGCGAAGTTGGCATCAACATCAACAGTATTATTAAACTCAGTTGTACCAGTAACAGTTAGTTGAGCACCGAATGTAACATTGTCATCAACATTAAGAGTACTATCAAACTCAACTGATTGATTAACTGTTAGGTTATCAGTAAAGGTTGCATCTGAATTTACTGTAAGTATATCTGTATTTGCATTACCAAGAGTAATCTGAGAACCATTGACGGTCAGATCTCTATCAAGCAGAGTATCACCATAGACAGTTAAAGTACCAACCGATGCAGTACCAGCACCAGAACGACCAATTTGAGTATTACCACTCTCACCCAGAACTGTGAATTCTACGGTGTCGCCATTATTAACCTTACCAATATATAAGTCATCTCCAATGTGAAGGTCTTGTACAATACCAGCACCACCAAATATTCTAAGGTTGGAGTTTGTATGATTTGCGTAAGATGGATTGAGAGCTTGAACAGAACCAGATTCTAACTTACGACGAACTCTCAGGAAGTTCTGCTCGTTGAAGACCTCAGTAGAGGATTCTTTTTGTAGAATAGTACCGTTGATAACAACGTCGCTGTCAAACATAAAGTCGCCAGCAATATATCCACCACCATCAAATCGGAATGAACCATAGTCATTGGATTGAATTTCCCAAAGACCAGTGCCAGCGTTCTGTGCGAATGTAGGTTCATCTGTTGCTTCAAAATGAACAGTACTAGAAACATTCAGTGTGTTATTGAGGTCCACAGCACCATTGAGTGTGCTACCTTGAGTAACTTCAAGAGTTCCAGCAGTGTAAGTGTTACCACTTGCTGCAGTAACATTAAACTTATCAGTATTAATATTCAGGTTGTTGGTAATATCAACAACACCGTAGAATGATGCATTACCAGTGGTAGATTGCAGTTCAACACGAGTAGTGCCACTACCATTATTAAGTTGCAGAGTCTTAGAAGCACCTTGGATGACCATGTTGTCATCAAAGCGGGAGGTACTATGAACTCTGAGAGTGCTATCAATGTCAACCAGACCGCCGATGTTGACATCTTGACCAATACCAGCACCACCAGCAACTACAAAGTCACCAGTTGTATTGGAAGTAGAATTATTATTTGTAGTTAGTTTAAGATTACCAGCAACAATACCAGAGTCAGTACCAGTAAAGACTTCAGAACTATTTGTAGCAGCATGGAGGAAACGATATCCACCACCATGAGAATTCAAATCAGTATAGCTAGTATCCCAACCATAGAAACCTAAACGGGCTTCAGTATCATAATAGTTGAATTCAATACCACGATCTAAATTGTCATCAGTTGTAGGTACAGTATCCCCACCGAGTAGAATAGTGACATCATCTACAGTCAGTGTAGTTGAATTGATTGTAGTTGTTACCCCATCAATCTGAAGGTTACCCCAGACACGGACGGTGCCAGTGATTGCACGATCATCACCTGGATCAAGATGCATAGTTGCATCAGTAGTACCAAGATAATTTGTCTGGAATCTATAATCTTCTACATGAACCTTACCAGTTGCTTCTGACGCATTAATCTGTATAGTATCTTCAGCAGTAATAATAATGTTGCTGGATCCAGAACCAGCATTGGTTGTCAGAATATTAAAGTTTCTATTTGAGGCAGTGTCCTGAGTTAACTGGAATGTTAGGTCGCCATCCCCAGTCTTATCCAGTGTCTGATTAAGAGCGCCATCAAGAGTAATATCAGGGTCAGAGAAGTACGACCGTACGTTAACATCAAGTTCGCCAGCTCCGCTGTCCCCCGTATTATTAGCGCCAACGAGTAGATTACCGCTCGTATCATTAACTTTAACATAGTTAAGATAATTGAATCCTCTGTATCCAGAGGTTGCAGTAAGTTCTTGATCCAGTTCAAAATTTTCTAGGGTATTACCGTCAGCGAAACCAATACGATTGTTTTGTAGTTGTGTATTATCAACACCAACAGCAGCAATAGTTACATGTCCATTGCTGTCAACATCAAAATCTTCTTGTGCGAAAGAAGCAAGTCCTTTCTGTTCTGTCAGTGCAGCACCGAGATATCTCCAAGCACCAGCATCTGAAGCATCAGTATGAGTTGGAGCACCTTGTCCTGCAGCAATACTAGCGATTGCTTGATATACTCCACTACTTTCTTCAATAATATCATATCTTGCATACGTTACACCTGCTCCATATGCAGCATACTTACTACCTTCTCTAGCGGTAGCAATAGGAATAGTCAGGGCAGAAGTGAAACGACCATACTGATCAACAGTATATCTGGTTGAGTTTACAGTTCTGTTTGCTGCTTCGGGCAGATCATCTCCACCAACTGAAATAAGTGTGGGAATATTATAAAGACCAGCAGCAGCAATAAATTCTGCTTCTAACGCTACAGTAGTATCAATCAGGTCAAGCGTTGGGTTACCTGCAACGGCGTTACCATTTACAACTGAAATCCTACCTGAAGAACCCTGTACAGATCTGGTCTGCATGTTTCCTGCAGATGCTCTAGCAATAATACCTGTAGTTGTCAGGTTAGAGATAGCAGACAGGTCAGAGTCAATAGGTTGAACATCAGTCAATCCTAGGTCAACATAAGACGAAGGTTGAGATGCATTAGTAATCCTACCTTTAGCATCAACAGTTACTTTAGTATACTGTCCACTAGAACTAGTTGTTCCGTCGTAGTGTGGAAGTGAGGTTAAAGTTTGAAGTTGGGCAGCAAGAGATAGGTTAGATGAACCGTCAAAAGTACCAGAACCCGAAAGATCCTGCGACAACTGAATCTGTCTTGGGTTAGCAAGACGTGAAGAAGTTGCAGAATTACCAATTAGAGTTGCTGTAATTGCACCAGCGGTAAAATTACCATCAGCATCTCGTTTTACAAGCGTGTTTGCCGTATTTGCTACGGACTCAATCGGTCTTTCATAGGGCAAAGTATTCCATCCCCTAACACCATCACCGATTTTAAAACGGTTAGTGTCAAGTTCAATGCCAATCTCGCCTTGGGCTAGGGTCGGGTTTTCGTTAGCCCATTCCTGAGCACCACCACGTCTAAGTTGAATTCTATTTGCCATCTCTTATATTAAAGGAACGGTGCAGGTACTATCTCAAGAGTATTTATAACATGAAAAAAGGGGTCCGAAGACCCCAATGATCATTCTTCAGTTTCTTCACTGGGAGACTCTTCTTCTCCCGAATCAGCAATATAAGTTAAAGTCTCAATAGCACCTTGAAGTTTCAGTGCTTGCATTTCATTTTGCTTAACTTTTTCTGCAAGTTGTGCATTTTCTTTGATCAAAGTTTCATAACGCTCTTTGAATTGAGCGAGCATGTCTTCTTGTGTAACTTTCTCAACAGTCATGATTTTTTCAGTAGGAGTTGTAATAGGTCTTTGATGTCACCCATGTCAGATTTTAGCACATTAACGTCTTGTTGCAAAGCCTTATCTTGTTCTTTTTTAGCTTGCCTTGCTTCATATCTAGCCATGTATTCATCATATGCTGATGTATTACAGTTTAGAATTGAATTTGATTCAGGATCACGAAACCAACCATCGTGACCCTCAACTGGAATTAGGTTTTCAGTATTCATAATTATTTTGCAAGGGCGATTGCTCTAAAGTCTGAGATTAGTGGAACCTTAGCTTGGTTGGTTGACTTCATCACGATCTTAATCTGGAATGCATTAAAATCTAATCCCTTAGTTTCGTATGCATATTCTTTCCAAAGTTCCTCTTCAGTTGCAGTAGAGTTGTAGTTCGTTTGTCCTCCAATGTTAACCCAATTAGATTCATCCAATGGAGTTGAAGATCCAACAGACAGAGCTTTGAAGTAAATTGCAAATGAAGTGTCTGGATGTCTACTAGAAGAGAAAGAAACCTGCAATGAAGTTGCTTTGGTTGATAGACGTGTAAGTCTCGTAATGTATATAGCCTCGTTAGGATCACCCTTCGGAGCAGTAGATGGATCGGTAAGAGTACTCCATCCACTAGTACCATATTGCATTGTATAACCAGTACCAGTACTAAGACCAGCAGTCATGTTATTAATTCTATTAGAAGTAGTAATCAAAGACGCACGATCCAAGTCAATGACAGGAGATACATTCTCCATATCACTAGTCAAGATAATTTCCATATTAAATGACTTAGCACCTGATAGTTCATTCTCTTCATTTAGTTTTGAACAAATTAGACGAGGAGAACTATAGTAGTTCTCTTGATTGAGAACTAATTCTTGGAACGAACCATCGTTAATGAATGACTGCTGATCCATATCAGCTGCTCTACCAGTTCCCATAGAAGTGCCCGATACGGTATTTGCACGAGCAACAATTGTAGTCTTGGGAAGAACCATAGTCTTCATGTTCGGTGTCAATACTTCAAACGGCAAGTTTTGAGTTGCTGTAGCAAAGACCCCACCACCACGAATACCATTAGTTGCAACCGAAGTGGTATGCAACATATAAGTATCAAGCGTTGGGCAAGAAATTGAAGTATGTGTCTTGTTAATTTCAATCAGTGGAATACCGTCAAAGTTATAACACTCAACGATACTTGCATTACCATGTGCTACAGCAACTGTAGCATCTGCTCCTCTACCATCAGTAGCAACGGTAATTGTTTTACCATCACTAGAGACTGAACTGTATTGAATTACTTCATCTTCAATCTTGAGGTATCCAGGATTACTATTGGAAATAGAAACACCGTTAACTACATTATGGAACGTTCCTGCAGCCTCTACTGAGATAGAAGATGCATCTGCTGCTAGTGCAGAAGTTAGGATTGTTGGACCGATTTCGGATTGAATACCAACGATCTCAACATTATTGGAACGATCAATCATGCCATGATTCTGATGGAAGATAGTGCATTCTCTCTCATCAACACTGAATGTAGGACCTGCAGTAGGATATGCAGTTCTGCTATCACCAGCGTAAGTGATGCCATTATCAGTAGCAGTAGTATCAAATGTTCCTTGAATTGTACTATTCTGAACATCCAAAGAATCGTTAGTGGTATCAAAATCACCAGAAACATATCTTACTGTCAACACTTTAGGAGTTGGTGCATTGTCCCAACCTACTACCTCAGCAGTTCTACCAGTAGAAGAACCAACAACAGTTTGACCTACCTCAAATTCTCCATTTGCATAGGAACTGAGATACATCGTTGCAGTAGATCCAGAAGAAACAATACCTTGAACAGTGTCACCGTTACCATCAACAGAACCTGCCAACCAAGTACCGACAATATCAGTAATAGTTACTGTATCAGGATCTGTAGTAGAGTTAAATGCAGCTACGGTTGCCTGAGCATTAGTAACTGACTGATAAATTCTAGCGCCGATGGAAAGGTTATAGTTACTACCAACTTCAAGAGTGAGAACCTGTTTGGGTTTAATAGTCTGAAGTGGATTAGTGACTAATTCATGTGTACCAGCATTTCCAACTCCCAATTCGCAGTTGTAGAACTTAGCAATACCACCTGCAGTATTGAATGTGGCACGTTTAATAGTAAATTTAAGATCTTCATACTGGTCAGCAGTCCAAGTAGATGCGTTCTGAGATTTGAATAGAACACCAGCATATGGTTGTTCTGAGATCGTTCTGTCTCCAGAAATTTCAAGATCTCCCATACGTGAGATCCAAACCTGATACTCATTAGAGTCAGACAGAAGAACGAAACAATATTCAACCGACTGTTTAATGTATACTGGTGCTTGGAAAGTGAATGTAGTTGGAATTGCTGCATTATCAGACAGTTCAACCGCCTCTGGGTTAAGGGTAACGTCAGAGAATGGAAGAATTGTTTTGGATGGATATCCATTTTCCATAGCACGAATTTGCATGGAGATTGGAATATTAGTATCTTTAGTATTAAAGAATACATCTACAGATGTCAGGAATACACCACCAGTGGTATCAACGATAAATGATTGTGCCAGAGGGTCATACCAACCAACCTGACGCACTTCAGTTCTTGTGGATGTTACAGTACGACTGTCGGTAACAGTATCCTTAACGATCTGAGCGTTTCTAACTGCAAGGATGTTCTCACGAACGGTTTGCAGAGTACCCTTTGCGGTGAATTCAGTTTCTGCAGAAGAATCTACAGTTCCTGGAACAGTAGAGTTTTCCTCACTAGAACTAAATCTAATCAGTCTAGTACCAGTTCTCCAACGTGGATTTACGTTCTTAACAGGTTTGGGGATGAAGAAACATCCTCTAACAAATCCACGTTTGTCTGTGATAATACGGCGATCCTTAACAACAGCACGAGCACCAGAAGACAGTCCAAGAAGAACTTCTCCAACCTGCATGTTTCCACGGATATTTGGTCTCTTGATACTAGCAAGTTGTGCTGAGTTGTTGTTCAGAACATTAGTCTGAGAAGAGTATGAACTTGGGAGAGCATCATTATCAGCAGTATATGGATTAGTATCATATACACTATTCGGTTTCAGACATCTCAAACGGCAATCGGAAGTCAATCCTTTTACGATTTCTCCAGGTACGAAAGGAGTCTCATTAGTCCGTGAATCTTCTGAAGAGTTCTTAACAAGTTCAATTAGTTTTGGAGTACAGTAGTTAGTAATCTTCTTCTTATCAAAGAATCCATACAATCTAGTCTTAGGCTTAGCACGACTGATAGTATATCTGAGGTTCCTACTACGGATCCATGGAATTGCTGTTTGTGACAGGATAGTATCACCTTGAGACTTACGCTCAATTTTTGGAACAACTCTAGTTCTTACACCACGGCGACCTTGGTTGTTTACAACACGGAAGGTACGACGTTCGTGGAGATAGAATAGACCTTGACGACGACCAGCATGACCAAGACGACCCAAACGACGACCACCACCAATGTTAGTGCTAGAACGATAACTACTTCTACCAGTCAATGTACGACCAGTCCAGTTAGTCTTCCAAGCACCCCATTGAATAGGAGCAAAACCGTTCTTATCAACGTTCAGATCTCTAGCAACTGAGGAGAAATCACCCTCAACATTTTCCACACGAGCAGGAAGACGCTTGATATCAATCCAGTCATCAGAACTGGGAAGCATATCAATACGACCAATGAAAGTGAATACGTTAAACGGGTTAACGTTTTCTACTCTGGATGCATATGGTTGTTCAATCTGAGTAATTTCTTGGTATGGTAGAGTTACGAGAAGTGCTTCTTCAAAGTCTTCAGGATCTGGACCACTCCACTGAACCCCTTGTGATGATAGTGGGTCAAACTCAAGAGAAACATTATTAGTATAATGTGATGGTCTCAAGTAACCATTCTCAAAATCAAGAGATGCATTGTAGTCAGCATTCAGAACATCGCCTACTGTATGATCAGTAAAGTCATCAACAATATATCCATTTTTAAATCTGTTTAGACCATCTTCATCGTAGGTAGTAGCATTCTGTGCTTCAGACTCCAACAGAGACAGTGAAGTGTAATACTCAACGTTAGTAAGACGTTCTTCAATGTTACCGATGTCGCGCATCGTATAACGTTTGTTATTTTCAGTCTGGAAAAGTACATCCCTCTCAGGGTCATACCCATAAGGTTTGTGCTCAATGGTTGCCAAGAACATGGCAGCATCCATATTATCAGGTTCCTGAGGGTCTTCATCAGGTTTTCCTTGAATAAGTTGGAAGTCTCCATCATGTGTCAAGAACAGTTTATCAATTCTTGGGAGGTAATAGTCAAAGTCACATCTAAACAATGTGCCCTCATCCATGATATCAAAGACTGTGGAATTGGCGTCATAAACTCTGGATGGGAAATCCAAACTAGTACAGTTTACATAGTATGGAGATCCAACAGTACCACTACCATTAGCAAGTTCCTTAACACCAGGACGGAAATCCAAGGTGTCTCTCAAGAACATAATACCACCGTCAGGTTTCCAGGTGGGAATATCTTTATATCCAACACCAACATAAGATTGGGCATTGAAATAATCACCAGATGCTTCATGAACAAAGAAGTCAAAAACTACTTTGAGTCTTCTTCTAGGTGGAGAATATGCAGATCCTCTGGAAAGTCTAGAGATGTCATAGTAGTATGAGTCTTGACCAGGATCTAAGATATACTGCTCTGTAATATCAGTTGATCCAAGTTCAATTGACCCTTCAGCATCTGAAATAAATGCACTGATAGCATCATCATTACTATCAACACCAGTAACCAGTTCTCCAGGAATAAAGGTGCCATCCAAAATGACATGATATAGTTTCAGATTAGTAGAGGTGAAATCTACAACTCTAGCTCTTGCACCAGAAGTTGTACCTTCAATAAGAGTACCAGTAGCAAAGAACGCAGACTCAACTAGAGTAACGAATGGAACCTTGGCCGCAGCATCATCATTGGATTCGTAAACAGCATGGACAGTGTATACATCGTTGAGACCCAATGAAATCTCATCATCTTCAATACGAGTACCATAAAGTCTAGAATATGCCAGACCATATAGAGGTGCATCGGTATTGTTTGCAGTTTTAGTTACTTCTAAGATCTGCATTTTAGATGCAGTTTTTACTTTTCTCTGAACAACATTCTTGGAGAAAGCAACGTTAACTTTGATTGAACTAACACCATAAAGTCCAGTACCAGAACCACCAGGGGAGCTAAGAGTACATGTCTGACGATCAGCACCAAAAGAGATTGCAATTGCAGAAGATGCAACAGCAGCTTCCAAGTCAACAAGTTCTCCTGTAGTATATGTTCCACTAGACCCTTGATTTTCAATGATCAATACGAAATTGTCATTGTCAAAAACTTCAAACTGCTCGTTCTCGCTGAGAGTAATAGTTACGCCACCATTAACAATAGTCTGAGCAGTATAAGTTCTATATGCAGTAAAGGATTCATCCGAGATACTCTTGATAGATTCCTTCGGCATGTCAATAGTAAGGTTACCATTCTGATAATCCTTAAGGAATACCCTAGGACGCAACCTGGTTATCTTACTATAAGTACCATCGGCAACAGTTCCGATTAATTTAGAAGCATCTAGGGTGACACTTTGCTCGGTAGGAGTGCCGAAGATAATATCAGTACCACTATTCTGGTTGGAACTGCTAGTATTAATATCTGTTTGATCTACCGAGTCTACTCTGAATGTATTAGTACCAGTTTCAGTTGAAATACCAACAGACAATACATCACCAGGACGTATCTCAGCCGCAAAGTTTGATGCAAATCCAGTGATAGCCGCATCAGCACCACCATTAGTAGTCAAATCTACAGTAAAAGTTTTACCCGAAACATCTTCTGTTGTATTGAGAAGAAGATCTGCAGTAAATACTACAGTAGAAGAAAGGTTGGTTGGATCAGTACGTCCTAGGAAAGATCTAGCATCGGTAAAATCAAATCTCCATGAAGAATCCAATGTGGTAAGAGCTATACCATCAAGATTGACAGTTTCTCCATTCTGGAAAGAACCTTTAGTGCCAAGAAGTTTGACAGTAGTACCATTAATTTCTCTAACAAATCCACGAGCAGAAGAAGTTGCACCAACCAAAAGGTCTCCCTCTTGCAATGAAGACGAGACATCAGTATTCAAGTTAAGTACAACATACATGTCTGCGTCCATGAAGAACAGCATGTTGCCTTCTTGAGTATTCGCAATTCCACCATTAGTAGTATCATTACTAAGTTGAACTGTACGGCAGAATCCAATGATGTTACCATCTGGTTGATCATTAGCTGCTGCAGGGTTCCAATCATCTCTGATTTCTAGAACCTGATAATTGTAAGATAAGTTTGGTCCAGTTAAATTAGGCCATCCCCAAATATTAGTTACAAGAACTGACTGTCTCAGTTCAAATGGGATGATAGTATTTTGAATAGATTTGGTGGACCTAGACTTAGGAATATCAATAAATGTAGGTGAAAGGTTCTCAACACGGTAACCTCTTACATAGGCTTTACCTGGGGAGACTTCACATGCCATAAATTCATCTGATGCTATCTGCCCTGCGGGAGATGTTTCACCAGAATCATACACACCTTCATTGAATCCATCATTCTTATGTTCTCTGAATGCTAGATCAAAACTGTCTAGAGCATAATCTCCAGACTCTTCAAACGTTCTTAGAGCGAGACTCTTCTCAAGTTCACTATATTCAGTTCTCTCTACGAACTGCTGTACTTTAGAATTTACAAGGCGAAGAAGTTCAACAAAGTTTTTATCCGAGTCATCATCAATAGCTTTCTTTACCAGAGTAGTTCTGATCCTAAATCTATGTGCTCCAGGTGCAGAGTAGTTGCTAGTACCAGCAGCATTATCATTAAGAGTAGGATCATCTTCAGAAGTAATGATAGATTCTGAGATTGATAGACCAACTCTGTACGAAGGAGTGTTACTATACTGATCAAGGATAATATAAGAAGAAGGTACATCTACAAAATACCCTCTGATAAAATATACGCCTTCATTAATATACGCTGCCGATGCAACTGCACTAGCAGATGATGGGAGCATTTGAGCAAAAGGTGATGCTGCTTCAATAAGAGTCGTTCCGAAAGTTATATCAGCATCAGCAATAAGTTGCTCATTATCTTTAAACGTCTTGACAGTAGTCTCTGAAGTTGAGTCAGCACTATCAATATATTTTACATATAAAGTAACATATCCACGATCTGATTCGTTTGAAGATACTGAATATAGTACTTTTGCTTTGATGCCTGTAGTGACACCAGTAATAGTTTTTCCTGTAAGTTGTTCCCGATATGATTCAATATCGGCACCTAAGAAATTTTGTTGCAGAAGAATCGCATTGACCTGCAGGTCATATCCAATCTGACCAGGGATAACCATCGCACCTTCTTTAAAGAAGTGCGTCCCCATGCCCTCAATCTGATTTTGCATGATTGATTGCATCGTGGTAAGTTCACGAGCCTGGATAGGGAATCCAGGTCTGAACAGTACCTTATAAAAGTTCTTATCCTTGTCAAAGTCGTCGTAATACGGCGTGACGTTAAGGTTAGTATTCTGCGGCATCTTAGGTACTTAAGTTAGAATTCAATGACAACTTTAATGTCTTCAATCTGGTCGTTTGCACGACTAATGGTTCTTCTATTATCTATGTAGATAACATCGCCACTATTAGATTCAATTTCGGGTTTAGCATAACCAGAAGTAAATCTCATACCCAAATCATACTCAGTGTTATTAATAACACGAGAAGATGTATTAGGAACTGCTGGGAAGTTAACATCTGGATCTCCAGATGCACCAGAAGATGCACCTTGGATTACGTTTGATCCATCAAATTCATTCAATGAACCTGTGATGGAAGGGAAAATACCATCAACTCTATTCTGATAGTATTTTAGGACCTTAGTTGTTGTATTCCAAGATACAACTTTACCAGTCGCTGTAACTGACTGACCACCAACAACACGAGTTTGAGTAATAGTTTCGTCGGGAATAAAATTACCCTGGAAAGTTGTTGGAAAAATAACTGCTCTAGAAGCAGATAGAGTCAAATCAGAAAGAAGTTCAGTAGTTCCATACTTCTTAGGATTGGTGGCAAGACCAATACGACGGTAATCATTATCAACAGGGAAATCGCCAGCACCTTCATCGTATGAAAGTTTAGCATTGATCATCACACGATATGCACCCATTTCAACAACGGGATTCTTACCATGTCCACCAGGAGGAGGAATGATGACATCAATTTGACCGCCAGTTCCAGTACCAATACCAGAAATTGCATCAACAGTAACCTTACCGAAAGAATATCCAGTACCACCAGAAGTTACAGTAGATGAAATAACACGACCACCATCAACTACGATTGAAACTCGTCCACCAGTTCCATCACCGTTGATTGAAACATTATCATAAGTACCGTTATTGTAACCAGAACCAGATGAAGTAATTACAACAGTATCAATTTCACCAGCAACTGAGTTAGAAGTAACTGATGCATCGCTGAATACTGGCATGTAATCAGCAGAGAAGAACTTCAGAACCTGTGCAACAGGAATAGTATACACATACTTCCACCTATAACCATCGGCAGTGGTGATAATTGAAGTAGAAGTACCTGTGGGCTCAATAGTAGAAGGCTTACCGTTAGGGTCACTAGGAGAAGTGCCGTTATAGATGCACTTATAAACTTGGTAGTTTGAGTTAACAACGTAGAAGTCTGAATCATACAACTTAGTTGCACCAGAAGATGCTGTATTAGTTGGGGAATAGTCATGACGATACATGTCATAAGTAAATCCCAAACCACCAGTGGTTTGTTCTGGAGGAATCCAGTCAATACGACGCACAACTTGAATCGTATCTGCAGCAAGCACTCGCTTCAATGACATCATGTCATCATAAGCATCAGAGAACTCGTCAAACGAGTCAACAGCTTGTGGTGGAGAGTTTTCGTTGTCCCATTCTTGGGGACGACCGATGAACAGGTACAGACGATCTCTATCGTCACCAGCAACAGTGTCACTGGCGAGAGGGTCTGGTCCCTCTAGAGATTTGATAAATTTTTGTGCTGTAAAGATCCTGAACTGGTCAGTTAGTAGAGCTGCCATTGTCTAAGTGAGTTCCTCCCTTGTATTTATCGTAGTTTGTAACAACGTTATTCGTTTCTAGCCAAAGTATCATATTCAATACTAGAGATTCTCCACGAAGCACCTCCAGCACCATTAACTTTTTCACCACCCAAGATAACTTCTGCTGAAGCAGAATTACCAGTAGTATCACTTACTGCATTTGTAAATGTAACTGTAGGATGCAGTACACCAGCAATTACATTCTTAGTATATCCATATCCACCGTTGGTAACAGTGATAGTTGAAACTTGGTCACCATCTCCAGTCATAGTAACAGTGCCCGATGCCTGTAATTCTCCACTATTTTCAACAACAATTGTTGGTGTGGATGTGTAATCTAAACCTGGATCAATTACTCTAATTTGAGTAACTGTTGAGTTTTCAGAGAACTCATAAAAATACCCACCAATTCCAAGGTTCACATTGTTAGTAAAGTATGCCACAGGGTTGATGACCGTAAGGGTTCTATTTGCGGCGTCCCATGACTCCACTGTTGCCTGAATAGAAGAACTCTGCCCAGTAACAGTTTCACCAACAACAAACGACAAACTATTAGTATCATCTTCTTTGAAGGTGATTTTCATTCTTGAGGTGTGTTCAACACCATCACCTAGATTACCTGCAGACTCAACTGTTGAATATTTGAATGGAATTGAAGCATCCTTTACCTGATCACCAAGAGCGAACAGAGTGGTATTAGTACCACCTTGCGTCTCTTCAATACCATATAGAGAACTATAGATTCCACCATCTAAGTTAATCTGATCTTCAAATTCAGTACCCGTATTGACAACATCAGGAATGCCATCGCCTGCACCAGCGTTTTCATCATCATCTTGAAACTTTTTATCTTGAAGAGTCAATTGATATACAACAATAGTACTACCAACCGCATCCTCAATAATATGTGGTAGTTGATTCAAATCAGTTGCTGATGCAGTTCCACCGTCAAATGCAACTGTTCTGTCACTAGTTGATGGAATACCAGCATCAATAAATGCCAGTTCATCAACTTCAAAAATTACAAATAGTTCTCTTGTATTTGGATTCCAATCATATACTTTAGCAACCTTATTAGATGCATTATCAACTCTACGAACTAGTTTATCACCTACATTAAATTCGTAAGTAGATACACCATTTACGTTTTGAATACCATCAACAATTACACGCTGGTCATATCTAAAGTTTGTACCTCTAGTGCATCCTAAAAACTTTTTAGCATTCTTACTAGTATACTCAATAGTCTCTCTACCTAAAATGAATGATCCTGAACCAGGAAACGCATTTGTAGATTGAACAACTACTTCATCAGCGTTAGTATTTAGAGACTGTTGAAGTGCTGTGATAAAGAAACTAGATGCATTAAAAGACTGACGAGTCCTAACCTTCCTCTTTACATTGATTAACTTTGTAAAAATAATATTAGGTTCACTTGTATATCCCTTTCCAGGGTCAATTACATCAATTCCAACAACTTCACCTTGTTCAATCCTTGCAACTGCTTTACCACCAATGCCACCACCACCACTAATCAAAACAAAGGGAGGATCTTGATAGAATCTACCACCATCTGCTACTGTAATGTTGGTAATAATACCAGAGAGATCAATATTAGCGACACCTTCTGCACCTTGTCCACCACCACCTTGGAAAAATAGTGAGGGTGGATTAATGTAAGATCTACCAGGATCGGACAATGATAGTCCACTAATAGATTGAGTGACTGGGACTGCAGTTGCACCAATTCCTTCCCCACCAAGAATATCAGTTCGGGCAGTACCAAAATATCCATCGCCGCCAGCGATCATTTTTACATATTGTACTTCTCCAGGGTTATCCTCACTGAGGATGACTTCTGCTCTAGCTCCAGTAGGAACTTCTTGAGATGGAGTTGGAGCAGATTCTCCATACCTAACAACTTCACTATAGAATGATTCTCCAATACAATATGGGAATTGTGGTTCTAAACCAGCATCAATAGTTAGGAAGTATGCATATGTTCCATTGGGATATTCTGGAGTAACTGTGTATCTTCCATTATGTCCATCAAGATCACCATAAGACTCTTCATAGATATAGTCTTCAATAAAAGTTCCTGCAGTAAAACCAAGATTATTAGTCTTACTTCCCATCAAACCATGATATCTACAAAAGTAAGAGAAATTACTTGGTGAGATATCAGGTACTACAATCTCAATATTTCTTGTAGTTGCATTTGCAAATCCAAGGATGTACTGATCATATGTTACTGCAGATCCATCTAATCTATATGTAACTCCCCTACTATAAAGAAGATCATCATCATAAAGAGTTTGTCCTGCAGCATGCCATGCTTGACCGTTTGCATCTCCTAGGACTGTACTCAATGCTAAAGGATGTGCATCATTGGTAGCATCATCCTGATTAAAGGTGATAGTATCACCACGATTCAAAAGTAATACAGGAGCAGTTTCGTCAGTAAAACCACCACCATTAATAATGTACTTGTTTATACCACCTACATTGGCAACAGTTATAGTGTAAGTAATTGATGCTGGGGTATTAATTACTGCACGGTTGCCGTCAACTTCAACACCAGTTTTGAACCTATAACTAGTTTCAATTCTTTTTATTGCCGATTGATCATTGAGAGGTTCAGAGAAACCATATGGACCATAAATCGGATATCCATCATAACTAAGACCAAGTACTTTACTATGCCCGTTAGCATGACGAGCGTTATCCCCACTAAAATCAGAACCAGAGTAATAATTTTTGATTGAGAACAATCCATTTGTACTAGCAAAGGATTGGATTAATTTCGCATCCTGGAAAAAATAATTATTGTCATTATCAGGATAACCATGATATACATCATGATCAAAAATATTAGTATGAACCGAGTTGAATTTAAATCCTACTGGGGGAATTCCAGCACTACCTGCATCTACAGAATACAGAGGAGTTCCATTGGAAAGTAATCCTATTTGCTCAGATCTTCTTTCTGGATTATTGAGAGTTGGAACATCTTTACCCCCACGGTATACAATCTCATGACTATAGTCTTGAGAATAAATCCTGTTATTATTAAATGTACTTGGGAAAACTCCAGTTACTGCTGGATCAGGAAGATTATTTGATACTAAACTTAAGTGATCTCCTGCAAATGCTCCAGTAGTTATTGATACTGATACACTCGTCAGAATGCTTCTGATATCAAATGAACTAACTCTTTGATTGTCGTCTTGCTGTGCAGAAATAACTACACGCAAAGGATCATAACCCTTACCTGGATTTAATACCCTTACGTGAGTGAGTCTTCCACTCTCAATGATAGGATACAATAGAGCATCTATCTCTGGAGTTCCACAATTATCAACTTCTAGTTTGGGGGGATCGGTTTCTGAATATCCAGACCCCCCATTTAGGACAATGACACTTGATACACCAAACTCTTTATTGAAGAGTGGTTCAATAATTGCGCCGCTACCTGGTACTGATCTTGCCATTTAGTATTACGATACGATTACGATCTGATTTCCCATTGCACCGTGAGCGGTACACTGATAATAAAGAGTAGAAGGAGCGTCCATAGGAACTACAAATGTAATTCTTCCAGCACCATCATTAGTTACTCCTGCACTATATGCAGAACCACCACTAGATTGACGAATTTCAAACGGATGAACAGTATACTGTCCAGAATTATTAAACAGGTAAGTATGCCCTCTATGAAGATAAATAGCAGGATCATTTACTGAACCAGTGAATCCAGGTCCAGTGAAAGTGAAGTGTGAGTTAGTACCATCAGAACCCAAAGACCATGCAATCAGGGGAGAACTGGCAGGAATCCAGTTATTACCATCATAATAAAGAGTATTACCTTCAGATGGAGTTCCATCAAATTCAAATCCACCACCACCGCTATAAGCAATGGTAAGAGTGTCTCCACTAATCGTGGTTGAGATGTCAGTTCCACCAGTCACGGTCAGAGTGTCAGTTGCACCCAATGCCGTAGTTGATCCTGTGTCAGCATTAAACGTTGCAAAAATATTACCACCACCAGAAGAACCACCAGTGCCAGGTTCAAATTGACCATTAACAGCATTCCAAGTAGGAACTTCACCATCAGTATATGTGGTATCTTCTACGTTTGATAGGTCTTGAATTCTACCTGTAGCGGTATCAATCAAGTTAACCCATGCACTTCCACTTGAATAGTATGCTTTACTGACATCAGAAACATAAGCAAACATACCATCATAATTAGATGATACTGGAAGATTTGCTGCCGTAGAATAAGGTGCTCTCCATTTGAAGAATCCATCAGTACCATCAATAATAGTATCAGTACTGTTTGATGTATTTCTCAGTACGATATTTCCAGTACCATCTGATTGGATTAATACATTACCATTCGCAGATGATACAATATTATAACCATTAACGTTCAAATTCTCTTCAAGGAGATTTTTATTTCTAGGAATACCAGGAGAAAATGAAGTACCATTCCAAGTCAGAGCATCACCGAGATTTGGAGATGCAGTACTAATTAAGGATGCTGTAGCACCTGCAGTTCCCCCGAGAGAATCATACAGCTCGGTAAAGTTAGAGTTTACTTTAGTACCACCCGCTCGGAGAGAATCTCCCGTTCCATCGTTGGCAGAATTACCAAGTTGCAGAATTTCTTTTGCCATTAGACCAAGGTTTTTAGTTATTTATTAGGGAAATTAACCAGCGGATGTTCCGCCGCTTTCAATGTACTGACGAATCAGAGTTTCATGACCAGCATTAGTGTTATGTCCAGTGTTACTCTTGACATGAACTACCGAATTATTAAAGTATTTGTAGAGGTATATGTCGGGATAAGTTGAGTTATATTGCACACCCTGAGCATCTCCCAGTTGATCTCCAGTATAACCTTGAGATTCAGCAAGAATCTGAGCACTAAATTGCGCTCCGTAGAATGTAGTATTTGGAACACCACCAACTCCACCGTCATATGGAATAATAGTATCGTTAGTATTTGCAATAGTCATAATTTTTCTCCCTGTTGGGGGAGTTATTGCTCTAGTATATCCATAGGAATCATTTGCAGATGCAGTATCCTCATTGGTTTGTGGTGCATACCAAACACCATTTCTCCATTGATTGATATGTAGAGAAGATAATTCAGCAACTACTGTAGTGAGACCAACATCATTTAATTCCAAGAATGCTCTGAGTGCCAAAGCTCCACCATTTGATGTACCCACAATTCTAAATTGATCTGGAGCAACGTTAGGATACTCTCTCAAGTTTCTAATTAGTTGAATTAGGTAGTTCATATCAGGAGCTTTATTCTCATCCACAATATTCCACTTACTGATATAACCAGTAGGTGCTACTAGAATGTCTCCAGGAAGAACGCTCCTCCACTTATTTACAGTGTTACTACCATTTCCACCATCATCATGTAACAGAATGGTTACAGGCAATCGTGAAGGGAGTGGTGGTGATCCTTCAGGGGGTTCTGCTGGTATACTAACTACAGAATCATAATTGAAAGTTGCTTCTGACCAAGTTTTAGTAATTCTAAGAATATCAGCATCACTGAGAGATGCATTTGCTCCACCATAACCATCTTCAGAACCTTCTTCTGGCCACGTTCTCTGTTCCTTAGTTGTAGGTCCAAAGATGTATGGATACACTGGATTATTTTGTTCGTCTAACGACAAGAAGTAAGCATATGTTCCGTCTGGATATTCTGGTGTCTGGCAATATCTACCATTGAATTCATCCAAATCTCCAAGACCATTTACATATTCATAGTCTTGAATAAAACTTCCTGCAGTATACTGAGAATAACTATATCCTCTACCATCAGCAGGAGTCGTTAAAATTCTAAAAGATGACCTTAATTTTTTTGTACCAGTAGTCCTATCCTCAACGCTTTCATATCCAAAAGGACCATAGATTGGATATCCATCAAAACAGAATCCTATAATTTTTGAATGTCCATCTGGATGCCTAAAGAAGTTTCCCTTATGTTGAGATGAACTGTAGTATACGTTGGATTGGATTACATCATTACCCCAACAATTTACAAGAAAACTACCAGAGTGGTAGTGATACTCTCCATTTTGTCTAGCATGCCCACCACATGCATCAACTCCAAATGTACTTTCGTTAAACACAGTGTTCCACGAAAAACCTTCAGCAGGAAGAACAGTTTGTCCAGGTAAAGCTCCAGCACCATTTGATGGACTGAATAGAACTACCCCATTCAATGCTATACCTTGAGGTCCCAAAGTAGTTGGATGTGGATCTTCTGTATTAGTTCCTGCCCTAATAGCAAACGCAAATGACCCATCTTGGCCATCTACAGTATTTGGATTATTTGGAAAATTACCAGATCCTAAGGGGGTTCCATACAAAGCAGGTTCGGGACGCTGATCAGTAGTAACTGTCAGCACCCCGTTGTCTAATACTGCTGTGGTATTTGATTGCGGCATTGTCTACGAACCTTTTTAATATTTATGATCCACTCAACCAAACGTTGGATAGGTTTGATGTTCCTGTGGTTGCAAAATCGGTTATTGCAGTAGGAGTATCGGTAGGATCGGACGGACCTTGACCCGCGATATCTCCACTAGTAATATCACCGAGATCTTCAGGATCAATTTGCTGAATCTCAGGATCAATGATTTCCTCTGAGTAGAACGGTTCTTCTCCATATAGAGTAATATCGGGAATTGTCCAATCATCAGGAACTGAGGTGAGAACATCAATTTCTGGATATCCATAACCAGAACCAGGGTTGGTTGTATCTACACGCGAGACACCAACCAGAGCTTTAATCTCTGCATCAAAACCAGAGGAGGAGTCAATTCTAACTGTTGGACGAGAAGTGTATCCAGAACCAGGATTGGTTACCTGAACTCCATTAACTCTTCCCTTAAGTATGTTAGCAGTGCCCTCAGCATCGCGCCCGAAGACGGACCCGATATATTCAAATGTAACCAGAGTGTTTGCAGATTCAATAACAGCAACCTCTCTGTCTACATTCTCGCCCTGAATTTGTAGCAGGTCTCCAGATTCAATTGGAGGTACAACTTCAGRTCTTGTAACGTCAGCGTCGGAACCGATGTAAGCAAATCCAACGAAAGTAGATCCTACACGAGGAATTTCTTTGAAAATTACACGAGAACCAACCAGTTCAAATCCAACATCAGGTTCCTGAATAACACCATTGAGTGAGATTATGATGTTATTATCTGCGATGATAGATTCGGTCTCCTGAACACCTTCGGTCAGTGCGAGGGAGTAGAATGTACCATCACGCTTGAGGTTGAAGGATGAACGCAAGGAGTCAAACTCAAAGCTGATATCATCCAACTGACGCATCTTACCAAGGTAGAAACCAGTGAAGGAAGAACCAAGGGTAGGTGCTTCGTTGAACTGGATAACATCAGAGAATGCACTGTAGGATCCAGCTGCGCCAGGAGGTTGTAGGATACCATTGACGAAGATCATCATATGACCTTCGGGGTCTGGGAAGTATGGAGTACCATTATTCTCAGTCAGTTTGAATGATGTTTGCGTACCATCAAATCCTACGAAGTATCTGCTAGTCCTACCCTGGATATTGACTATATCGTATGATGCTGCTTTATAACCAGCGTCAGAAACAATAGTGTCGTATCCAGTAAATGTACCAACAACATCAGCGAGATATACACGCCTACTCAAACCAAGTTGATCAATACGAGTGATTGTTCCATATGCTACAGTCTCTTGATTGACAGTAGTGGAAACTTGCCCGAAAATTGTAGGCGTTTGAGTATTCCCGAATGGATACTGTGCTACGTTAAAACCATTCTGGAATACAGAATCACCAATTGGAGAGACATAGAGATAACCATTTACGCTATCCCATCCAGTCACGTAGCCATATGCACCCTGGAAGATTTGTGATAGATTTGAGTTTGCTTGGTATACAAGTTCTCCAAGATTATAGTCTAGAGTTGCGAACGAACCAGTTAAGTTAACACCCAGTCGTGTGTATCCAGTAGCAACAATATTGTCACCGACATCAATACTAGTTGGAATTGAAGGATGTACAATCACGTCTAGGAAGATTCTTGTCTGATCTGGATAGATGATTGAGGTATCCTCAAACGTTCCTTCCAAAGACTCAGTATCAAGAGTGAGTCTTCCTCCAGTGTTATCAATAACAGCACCTTTGTTGCTAATGTAGTTTAGAGTATCTGCTTTATAACCTGAAGTATATCCTTTGAATGGATAACCAGCAGTAAATCCAATACCGTTAACCAAATCAATAACTTGGAGTCTGTTGGTGATAGTTTGAATGCCTGCGTTAGTTAGGGTATCAACTTCTAAGGTAATATTATTACCACCACCGTTACCCATATCCACGTCTTGAAGTGTCAAGACATCACCCGCTTGATAACCAGTACCACCTGCCTCAATAACAACGTTTGCCGACCCAGTATCATCAATAGAAACAGTAAAGGTTGCACCGCTTCCAGTTGCAGATCCTATAGCAGATACTGTATAGGAACCTTGTACCCTGTTAACATCTGCACCAGCGTTTGTCAGGTTAATAAACGAACCAACTAAGTTAGTTCCACCTTCAAGATTTGTTCCAGCATTCGCTCCAGTTAAACCATCGTAATCACTGAAGGATCCTCCAGTAACAACAACATCCATATATCGGAAGTTGTCATCTGCATAAAGAGCGTAAATCGTTCCTGTATTAGCAGCGTTTCCAGTAGTCTGAACTACTTCACCTAGTTCAAAGTCAGCAAGAGCAGTACCAAGATTTACTTGATCTCCGTTAAACTTAAATCTCTTGTAAGTAGCAGCAACAGTAGATTCGTTGAATGTAATTTTCTCAATTTCTCCTTTGCTGTCTGATGACAAACCATAGAAGAAGTCTGCACCATCAATTTTCTTAGTCAGTGCAATTGGGACATTCCTAGAATTGCCTTGGACATAAGTTTGAGTTGGAACCGTGATTCCAGAAATCTGAGGTACGGTGAGCCAATATTCAGTATTCTTCAGTTGTTCTCTATAGAGATTGAAAGTATTACTAAATCTCAACATGGTATCCGCAGTAACATAATTGCTAATCAACTGGGGATCATAATTTGCAATAGTTCCAGATTCAACAGCAGGACTGACCTGAGTATTATTCAACTGAAGTTCAATAAAGTCTTCAGTCTTATCAATCATAAACTTCTTAATGTTATACTCATCGCTAACATAGAAGTCTTCGCCAGAATTAGCACTGTAGATATCCAAAGATCCTTTACTGAGTTTAGCACCCCAAATATAAGAACCAGAAGTACCATCACCTTCTGAACCAGAACCCGCTAAAGTACCAGTGTTATTCAACATATACTCTTTGATATCTAATTGAGAAATACCAAACGGAACTTGGAAAGTAATGAATGGACGGAACCAACCAAATCCATAAGGTTTGACACCCCAATCAATTCCCTTTCTCGCTTCAGAATCTTCAAAACTAGTAGAACTAGTAATATTATCACCAACGATAATGTTACCATTAACAAATAGTGAAGGACCAACAGCGCCAGTTACAGCATCCCAAGTAAATTCTGCTTTATCGTTAGCACTCCAGGCAACACTGTGACGGAACTTATAGAACTCATCTTGCTTAACAAAACAAGACCAGGTGTAAGATTGGAAGGAGATATTAGCACCTTCGTCAAAAGTATTGCTAGTATCATCAAAGGTAATACTGTCATCATCAAAAGTATCATAAGAAGGCAGAGCATAAGTTCTTTCAATAACCTTATTATTAGTATTATTTCCAGGAATATACTTGTCTGCAGTATTAGTATTGTCTGGGGCGAGACCAGAATCGGCAGATATAGTACCGCCAGTTACAGTCCAACCACCAGCACCAAAGTTCTCTCTTTCGCCAGCTGGCCAAATATTGACAGATGAAGATTCATTTTCTACAGGAGAATCTATGAAGATTAGACTATCAATAGTTGATGTATTATTAAATCCAGTCTGTGCAACTGGACCCTGTATAGCATCAGGAGTTGATTCAATGAATTGGTGAGTATAATTACCACCAGCAATTACAGCACCAGCAGTAGCACTAATGAATACGTGACTCTCTCCTGAAGCAGATCCAGCATCGCCAACATTTAGAGTGATAGTACCGTCTTGATGATCTAGTGCTCTATCAAGTGCATACTTGAATGTATGTACAAAGGAATTGGGTGAGACGCCTACGTTGACTTCAAACTCGTCTCCAATGACATTAGATACATCCATCCACTTATAACTGAACGGATCAGTAGAGCGAGGATATGCATGTTCTGTTACATCACCATCAGAATCACATGTGAATACTAGGCTCTCATCTTCTAGTCTAATCTTATCGCCATTAACAAATGGGTGTCCAACTACTTGCATAGTAAGAACCCCAGTACTTGGGATGTATGTAGCATCATCAACATCATAGCTATCATGACCAACCGCCGAGATGGTGATTGAAGTTCCTGCGAAAGGATCGGATCCAGGACGTGGATATGTTTGCTGAGAAACATTTCCATCAGAACTACAAGTAAAGGTTAGTGAGTTATCTGCAAGTTTGATTGAAGTGTTCTCAAACAAATCATGATTGCCGATATTGAGTACTAGTTCACCATCTCCAGCATCATATGATGTTCCTGACACGGAGACATTGTAAGTTACTGTAGGTGATGCCCCAACATTTACTGTGAAAGTATCAGTAGTTGGATTAGTAACTGCAAGTTTTTCTTTAAATGCTGGGTCGGTTTGACGTGGATATGTATTGTAACTGTTGTAATTATCAGAAGAGCATGTAAAGGTCAGAGAATTTGGCGTGATGAAAATACTGTCGTTGGTGGTTAGACCATGATCAGAACTAGTAATAACAAGATCGCCACTAGAAGGATCGTATGTAGCAGTTTCTACTTGATATGGAGCAGAAACTACATCTGGAGTAGTGATATTATCATAGAGTGCATCTTGAACAAACTGATCCAACCAGTATGTCTTACTGAATTCAATGAATTTCCAGTTAATACCTACAGGGTCGGAATTGTTATTGGGATCACTTTCAGCAAAAGTTGCATCAAAAACAATTCCAGAAGTATGTACAGGTTGTATTGAACCACTGGTTTCTGTATTTTGTGCCTCATAAATGTATGGTCCGCTACTGATTAAAGTACCTGCGGTATATGCTCTATCAGAAACCCATGTTCCACTAGTAGTCTTCCATACATCACCCCAATCGCCAATGACGATTTGTCTCAGTTCATTGTCAATATATTCTCTGCCGAACGCAACCTGCTGATTAGATGACCTAGCAGACTCACTACCAGGAGCAAGTATTTCAATAATTGTAGCAATTAAAGTGTCAATAGCAGATCTTACGTTAGCACAATCTCTAGATCCATAATTACTGGGATCACCATCATCAAGACTATCGGTAATAGTATCATCAGTATATGCATTTTCTAAAGTAAATCTAGGAACATAGAATTCATTTCCAAGCGATCCATCTCCAGTATTCTGCAGCAGATTGTTAACTGCTTTCTTACAAAGGAAACCTACACGCTCAATTGCCTCTACAGTAGGTGCAATTTGATCTTCAACATGATTGATTTTATTATCAGAATCTAGATAGAGTTTCGCTGCCTCAACAGAACTATAGTTACCACCAACCAGTAAGTCAGATACGATAGACTTAATGATCTCCTCCATATCGCGAACACACTTCGCCTTTCCATCAATATCACCACCAGGGTAATCAAAGGTCTTAATTGTAATGCCGCCAGAGTTAACATAACTGAACTCTTCTTGCATCAGACCAACAGCCTCTTCAGCAATATAGGTTTGGTTGAAGAGAAGTAGATCACCTGAGTCACGGAACCTATCACCAGTAGGTGCAAGAGTTTCATTGATTAGATCTGCTAAAGTATCAATAGCAGACTTAACATCGGCACAACCACCAGGATCATTAGTGATTCCTGCAGGAGGAATTACAACACGATCAGAGTAATTTGTAACCAAAGTTCCATCAATTGCTGCCTTAGCATAGAATGCTAAACGCTCATGAGCATAGAGGGACTGTAGAAGTTGTAGACGGATGAATTTAATCTCACCCTCTGCTCCCAAGTAGAATTTAAATGCCGTGGTTGTATTACCAGATCCACCAAATTCAATATCCTCTGCGATAGCACTAAGTAACAGAGTAAGGTCAGTTTTACAACGTAGAGTACCAAGTGTAGATGTGCCATTAGCATTTCTAGGCATATCCAGAGCAAGATCTGGATAACGTTGTAGCATATCTCCTGCAGTCTCATCAACAATAGTTCCAGCGTTAGCACGGATCAGAGTTGCAGCATCTTTAAATCTATTTTGAGAATCTGGCCAAAGTTGAGTTGAAACAAACAGATCCAAATCAGCGAATTCTTTATCGCAAGTAAATTCGGATACGATAGCAGCATCAACTACTCCAGATCCATATGGGTAGGATGGAGAAACACGGGTTACAGTACCAAGATGATCAACGGGAGTTCCGAGATTTGCCTGCTCAATAGTATCAGAAATGATATCAGCATAAATGGTGATAGCAGATGCGACATTAGCACAATAAGGAGAAGAACTATCTCTAGTAATAGTCTCATCTACGACCTGAGTTATACCATGATCACCAGTAATAGTGATGAGATCTCCACGCATTACCGAGATGGCAAAGTCGCGAACTTTATCAACTGCCCATACTGTCTCACCCTCTTCACCAGCAACATGGTTGATTACTACGTTTGAAGGATCAGTACGATCAACATAATTGGCCGCGGCATCCCAAGACTTACCATTACCAGTATTTCTTAGATCATAAGTGATAGCATCAACCCAAAGACCAGCATCTCTCAGGCAATATGCATAAGAAGGATGAGTTCTGTCTAAAGTAGCGGTAGAACTTGGATATCCTACTGAGTCAGATCCAGATGGATCAGACAATGTGTCAGTGACAATTTTATTCAGGACAGTAATTCTGTCTTCTGCAGCAGTATAACCTTCATACAGGAACGGAATATCGTTGTTTAATGTTTGAGTAAATCCATGAGATCCAGTAATAGTAACTGCCGTATTATTAATAATATCCTTAGCAATGTCTCTTGCCTTATTGAATACACTAATAGAAGCAGCAGTTACACCTGTCAAGTGTTGAATTGCTCCACCATTTACATAAAGATCAGCAGCGTCCCAAACTTTACTATTGAAACCATACTTAAGGTTGTAGGCGATATTTCTGATTACATCTTTAACATCATCAATACAATCTTGAGCAGTAGTTCCAGCTGGAACAGAAGGATTGATTACTTCATATGCTTCATTGGCAATAAGATCCAAGTTTGAAAGTATTACACTATAGAACTCTGCACCGTAAGTAATTGCAATGTCTTCTGCTAAGAGAGGAATATGTAATTGTGGGAACTGTCTGTCAAGCAGGAAGATTGCTTCATTTGTAATCAAATTGCGATTAGATTGAATTTCATTTGAAGCATCATAGAACCTGAAGTCAATTTCACCATTTACAAATTCATCACCCTTATTCCATGTAGGTGCTCCAGACCAATCTAAGAATGTAGTAGAAAGGTTCTCTCCATCAAAGTGAAGGAGGAGTTCAGTATTTGCATCGCCCTGGAACATCCCTGTTTCGGGAGTGTAAGCAGCAGTATACCTTGCATTGCTAGAAACTCTAATCTCATCAATGTATCCAGTAAATTCATTGGCGTTTGCATAGTCTGCACCAATTTTGATCGGTTTAGCAATATGGGTGTTTGCGTCATTACCATTGGCTACTTGAGCACCATCAATAAACATTTTGATAGTATTATTTGCTCTAGTAATAGCAACACTAGTCCAAGTATCTTGGGAGATAGAACCTGCAGCAAGAAGGTCACTTCCATTAACGTTATACCGAAGTTGACCATTTTCAAGATACAATCTAACTGCAACTTGTGTGCCAGCAGTACGGAAGTCCAGAATTGTAGCAGTTCCAGTTAGAGATGCAGAATTAGCATAAATCTGTGCCTCAATAGTGAAATCATTATTTGAGAATGCGAAGTCGCTACTGCTAGCAACATCAACATAAGCAGTTCCATTCAGATACAGAGAACCTGATCCAAATTTCTTCTGTAGGGACGAAATAATTGCGCCATTTCCAGCAACAGGTACATGGAGATCTGTTGCACGTCTTGCAACTTTACCTAAGTACAAATACCCACGAGCGTAGTTGGTTCCAATAACCTCAGCAGTAGCATTCTCTGTACGAATACGATCACCCGAGAGTATCAAACCATCAGCATTATACAATGGGGAATTGTATGATAACTTGTAGATTCTTATGGTTTCACCGTCGTCCAGATCCCCTTCAAGGTTGGAGTAGTTTACAAGGTTATTTCTAATTTGCTCATTGAGTGCAAATTCTCCCGTAGCATTTTCATATTCAATAACCAGATTACTGACTGCTTCTGCATTGGGGAATTTGCTATTAAATTCAACTGCACTATCGTTAAGATCAGTCAACTGCAATTGAGTTTGTGAGATATTATCCAATACTACGTTTTGGAAGTCAATACTTGTAATTCTGTTGAATACAATACCAAAGAAAGAAGAACCTTCAGAGATAATAACTTGATTATTAGCAGCACCAGTTACAGGATCTCGGTATGATTGAATACCAGTAACTTCTGCAACAATTCCACTTTGCTGTCCAATGATGATATCACCGATAACAATATCAAAGATACCAGGAGTTGATTGATATKTACCAGCAGTTTTACTCAATACAACCTTGTTACCAACCTCAATAGTAGTACCAAAAAGATTACTATTAGTTTGGTGACCAACAATAGCAGTACCATCGGCACCTCTATTAGCGATGACTGTATTTCCAGTAATACTTACAACAGTAAATCTTTCTGCATCAATTTGGTAAACGCCTGTAGTGTCAGCGTCAATAGTGAATGTGGCATTACCGTCACCAGAATCAATGGTTACAGTCTCACCAATATTGTATCCAGTTCCATATTCTTTGATAAGGATGGATGCAACTGTACCATCGCCATTAGCTTGAACCTCAACAGTCAATCCAGTTCCACTACCACCTATAGTAGGAATTCCATCAATATCATCAAAGTAACCACTACCTGGATTGACAAGAGTAACTGTACTTAAGGCGTACCCATCAGCAACATCAAAAGTTGTTCCCGATGCAGATAGACCACTAGGAATAGTTGTCAAAACTACACCATTATTACCTTCAAGGTTTACTTCTTCAATAGTAGCAGTATCCGCTCGGAGGTTTGCAATTTCTTCTTTGAATTGGAAGAGATTCTGTGCAGTAATATTAGAAATAGTTGCTAGGTCACCAGAGAAACCAGTAGCACCAGAGAAAATATTTTCTCCAATTTGGAACGCCGAATTAGGAACATCATAGTAAAAATCAATTGTAGTAGTTCCTACAGCAACAACCGTAGCATTAACATCAGATACAACGCCTCGGATCGTACCACCAATCAGTGGGAAAATACCACTAATGTTCGTAAGATCCATTCTGTAAAGAGTTTTAAATGCTAATGTAGCAGTAGCATATTGAACGTTAGCGGGAGGTTGTGGTGGAGCAGCAAATACAACGTTAGAACCTTGTACCGTAAATGCCTCTTCTGGGGACTGTACAATACCATTAAGAGTAATAATTAGTTGATTTGCAGCTGCGATAACTGGTTCAGTTACTGGATTCCCGTCCTGATCTCTATTTTCTACTTCAAGAGGGAAAGAAATTCTTTCTCCATCAAATAGTTGTGAAATATCATTAATCTTCTGTACAGTAGAAGTTAGGATTTGCTCAGAGGATGTCAGATTCTTCTGACGGAAACGAACTTCAGTATTGTCAAAGTCAGTGTAAACTGGTTCAACCAGAGTGAAATTCTGAAGGTTTGGAACAATAGCAGATTCTGCCAAGTTTACAGACTTGGTAAGTTCAAAACTAGTAGTTTTATTTTCAATAGTACCTTTTTCAACGATACCCAATTCACCAAATACTTTGAATCCTGCAGGGTGAACGTTAGTAGTTAGAATCTCTCTCCAATCAGAAATTGATACAGGTGCTTGGACACTGTAAGAGAAGTCTTGATAGAAGTAAGAGTCCTGAATTTTTTGAATAATCTCAGAAGGCTTACCAACGTCATCAACGAATCTACCAGGAGTGCTGGTAATTGAACCAACTTCTAGAACACCTCTAGCAATGCTTAGGTTATCAATAGTACCAGATGCTTTAGAAATTGTACCAGTAAGTCTTTCACTCTCGGTAAAGGTTCCAGTGTAGTCTACGATTTTAAGAATTCTTGGACCTTCTTGCCATCCATCGTTATTAGATACATATCCATATGCAGTTGCCTGCTCTTGAGTTTCACCTTGATATACATATTCTCCAGCAAGGAAACGTCCAGTAACTACATTAGCAGCAGCACCACCACCGAAAGAATCAGTGAGGAGGAGTTGACGACCGTCACCAGTGTTTGTGAATGAAATGAAGTCTCCAATTGCAGCATTATCGGCAGTAAGAGAGAGTCTCAGTTGATCATCTTCAAGAGAATTAGAGATTCCCGAAATAGCATAGTAAGTTGTGTTTCCATTCAATCTACCGAAAGATGAGATTGGAAGTGCAGGGTCAACACCAGATCCATCATCACTTACACTTACAGTAACAGCAGCACCAGGATTAATACCATGAGGGAACGAGAACTGAAGCAAGTTCAAGTCAAGGTTAACAACGTAGTTAAACTGAGACTTAAGTGAGACTGTAGGTTCTGAAGAATATCCTGATCCAGGATCTTTAACTTCAATTTGATCAATACGACCGTTTCTGATAGTTGCTTCTGCAGTAGCTCCAGTTCCACCACCACCGTTGATTTCTACAGTTGGAGGTGTAGCATATCCAGAACCAGGATCGGTAACAGTGATGCTATCAAGGATGCTCGTGCTAGTCAACTGAACGTTAACGGGGAACGTAATCTCAGGACGGAGGGTATAATCGTGAGTATAATCAAAACCAAAGTTGTTATTCTTCAGTTTCTTAATCTTACCGATTTCATTTGCCTTAACAAAGACAGATGCTCCAGATCCATTAGGTGGAATAATAACGTTTAGGTCTGCACCAGATCCAGCAAGACTAGATCCAAGAATACCTGGGACAGATTCAATATCAATAAATGCTGTAGTATATCCTTTACCAGGATCAGTAACAACGATTCTACTAATCTGACCTGGGATAACACCACCTTCAGCATCAGTACCATCTTCTACAGTAATATTGACTTTTCCTCCTTCACCATCACCACTAATATCAATACCAGTATATTCACCCAAAGCATACTCAGTTCCAGGTTCCGTAATTTCAACTCTTTCAATTTTACGATTTGAAACGATACTAGAGATAACTGGTAACTTAGTATAGAATCCACCACCATTAATCAGGCGAATATCTCCAATTGGACCAGCAGCTGCTTTAGAATATGTTTCATACGTGGTTCTAGTTGAACTAGCATCACTTTCAGTTTCATTAAGAAGAGGGAACTTAAAGATCGTTGCACCAGAGGTAATCGTTGCACCATCCAAACGGTTGATGATAAAGTTACCTGCATATGGTGACGTAATCACGTCTAGATAAGTTCCTGAATCTACAGGTGAAGTATCTCCAGTTCTAGATGGATCAAAGTAATATGAGATATTAGTAACGTCATTAGCAACTGATAACTGAACATATGGTTCTGGATCAGATCCATTTTGAATACCAGGAGTACCAACTCTTTGGATTGAGTTGAAAGAATACTCTAGTTTGAATAGATTATCTTTTGAGAATGAGAAGAAATATCCTTCCAGTGAAGGATCTCCCAACATAAACTGATACTTATGCTGATAGAACATTTGAAGCACAGGATGCTTCGTAAATATCTCAATGATAGATGCAGCTCCGATAGTAGTAGTTGCAATGTTCCTTAAAGTAATTGCATATTCTCTACTTGAAATTAATTGAGATACTGAGAAAGAACCATTGAATTGAGCATCAGCATTTCCAGTGATAAACAAATTATCACCAACAGACAATCTATGAGCATTATCAGTCTTAATGAATACTTTGTCAGTATTACTAACTGCCTCAATCTGAAGAATTTTATCCAAATTAGTTACTAAGGTAATCTCAGTAACAGCAGTCAATCCACTGATTGTCAATTGAGATCTATCTGCATTATAAGTAACTTGATCAATATTTGGTGTGATTACACTACCAATGATAAAAGGAGAACCTGCAGGTGCAGTATCGTCAATTCTTACACTGAAATCTTCTTGTGCATAATTTTTGAACCTTGCATCTAATCCAGATGGGATATCAAAGATAAATGTACCTTGTGTGGTTGAGAATGGTTGTTTGGAGAATTGGTACGAAGCAATATCATTTTGCTCCAACCCACTTGAGGTAATTTCTCCACTTTCTTCAAAACCTTGCCAAGTAGACTCACTTCCATATTGTGCAATATAGATACCAGAAGTATCCATATCAATAATAGTAGCGGTTCCAAGAACTTGACCAGCTGAATTGGACTGAGTTAATACTGATCCAACATTAAGGTTATATGTTTGATTTAGTGTAAGTCTTAGAACATTGTCCGCCTGAACAGTATTACTGACTTTAATATAGAACTTACCAAAGGTCGTGGTGGTTGCTTTTACTTTCTTGCCACCAAGAGCAGGAACAGTCGCAGTTCTTGAAGACCAAATATCGTTGACAGAAGTAAGAGATACGCTGTCCAAGACAAGAGATGAGTTTACATCATTGTAATCTAGAACCTGTAGACCCTCAGATGCAAGAGTAACATTTGCAACTGTGAGTGGTTGGTTAATTGTAGTTGGATATGTGTATGCTGCGGTAGTAAAATGGAAATTGCTGTTAGATCCAATAAACGTACCTTGGCGAGATCCATCAATATTCTTGTCAGTTTTTAAGATAATTGCAGTATCTTCTGTGTAATGGTAAGTTTTATAGTACTCATTAAATTCAGCAGATACACTGGGAACCTCAATTGTTCTTACTTTATCAGTAATTCTCAGACCATCAATGTCAAAAGATCCTGCAGATTCAATAGTAAATCCAGTTGCAGCACCAGTCCAGTTAGGAACATTACCAACGTAAAGTTTTACAGTATTAGGAATAACCAAAGTTGGGAGAGAACCAGATCCGACAGATGATCCATCCGCATACATCGTGAACAGATTGCCACTCTTAGTTACAGCAATATGAACATATCCAGAGTCATTGGAGATGATTCCTGCACTTGAGGCAATTGGAGTTGCAGTTCTTGTTGTGGTAGCAGAAACATAAAGTTTCAGAGACTTATCAGAACGATCTAGTTGAAGAACTACACCTGGAGTATTACCATCACCAACAGTCATTAGAGTATGGTGTGTTGATCCAAGTGCCGCAAGTCTACTATCTTGAAGGGTGGTAGTTTCAGTTACACTATAGAAACCTTCAATAGTCCAATCTCCATTAGGATCAAAGGTATCAGCATATCCGTAGATTCCAGCATCATTTCCTGGATTGATCTCAAAGTGAGTATCTGACCAGGCAGACCCGTCATATGCATCAAATCTAAGACCCCGTGTGCTTCCAACTCCTGCTGGAGATCCACTTGCAATATTAGAACCAGTATAATAGTCACCAATAAGATTTCTATTAGTAATATTACCAGTAGTATCAACAGGTTCGGTTTCAGATGTTGCTTCAAAGTCAAACAGGGCAATAACTTCATTAGAGTATCCTTGACCCATAACAACTGGATCACCAGAACTATCTGCAGAAATATCAGTGATTTCAAAACCAACAATATTACGATCCAAACTAATCTTATTGCAACTAACTACACTACCATCATACTTGAATTTGATAACTTCACTTTGCTTTCTAAATGCCTCTGATGTTGATGTTGATTCATTAATCTCATAGTTGATTGCAATATTATAATTACCAAATACATCAACATTACCACCGACAACTTCAAGATTCCTAACAGTTCCTGCAGGAGTAATTCTCTTACCCCAAGAAATGCCGCCATCTGGAGTTACTTTACCAACAAAGACGCCAATAGGGTTAGATCCAGAATAAGAAGTGCCAGATACGAAGAAATCGCCAAACTCATCCAAATCAAATCTAGAATCCCAACAGTTATAACCAGTAGTATTATAATTTGTGACGCTATCTACAACTAGAGCAAATTGTTGTGCTTCACAAGTTGCAATTGCAAAACTCTTCGTTGCACTAGTAGTATCAGGAGCAATTTCTAATAGAACATAGAATTTATTATTATCGGGGTTATATACAATATCATTGACTTTTTCAGAGTCACTTGCAGTAGAAATTTTTCTCTTCTGCTGAATACCTAAGTTTTCGTTAAAGATGATTAGGAAAGCATCAAAAGGATTGGTAGAGTTAGTATTAGTGTGACCACCAATAGCCCACTTGTTTTCCCCAACCTTGCAAATTGAAGTAACTTCATCCAAACGAGTAGAACCCGAAATACCAGCAAGTTCTTTTTGGAATTGAATACTGACGCTAGAACCAGAACTATTCTGGTTAAATTTCATCAATACAATATCAGGATTGTAATTAACGTTTAATGCGTTTGGTTTAGTTGTACCAGCAACGTATACGTCAATTGAAAGACTTGATTCGTCTACTGTAATTGTTTTAAAGTCGCAGAATGTATCTGCTCCACTAGGTTGCTCAGATCTAGCAGTTTTCTGCCAAATAATATCTCCTGATGGGGAGTACTTAGCAACAAAACCAACTCTATTGTTAAATTGATCTAAGGCATTACCACAGACATAGATTTCTTTAGTAATGTCACTAGTATAGGTGGCATTAATTACAGTATTATCTAAGTTTTGAATACCTGCAATAAAATACTCAGATTTCTTGAATTCCTGTGGATGAGAAATAATCAGTCTTGGATTTTCACTAAACCCATTACCAGATTTCTTAATATTGAAAGTTGATACTGTACCATTACTGGTATTGATGATTGGTTGGATATCTGCATGCTGACCGTCTCCATCAATCTCAACGGTGATGGGAACATCATCATTGTATCCAGTACCAGTTTGAGTTACAACGACTCTCTCAACACCATTTACAACCTTGACTTTATACTGTCTATTTTCACTAGCAATTTGGGGTTCATAGAGCATTTCAACTCTATCACCAATTGATAGTTCGTGTGGTACGCTAGTTTGAACTACGCCATGGGGAACATCATCAATAAGTTCAGTATTGTAAGATGAAACTGTCTTACCTTGAATTGTTTTAATTGTTGCAGATATTCCATAACCACCAGTTTCTTCATCATCAAAGATTAATCTGTCATCAACCTGATAACTGTCACCAGGGTTTTCAACCACAAATCCATTTACTTTAGCATCTTCAAACTTGGTGATAGTTTCAACTTCAATATCAACCTTAGAGTCAAATCTAACTTTCGGGAAGTAGTCAAACAGTTCTAGTTTGTTCTCTTCCAGCAAAGAACCAACATCTTGCAATTCTTCAGCTACGTTCTCCGTCAGTTCATTAGTTGCTCGGAATCCGACATATTCAATATCAGAGATATTAGCAGTACCCTGCAATACTCCATCCTCATCAGTATAACTAAAGTTTAATCCAATATACTGATCATAAGTCCCATCAAATGCTGGGTTGAAGTTTTCTACAGAAACAATACGTCCAAGTACAGTAGTACTAGTAATTCCATTCGTCAAAACCTGGAAGTTCAATGTACTAGTAGATGCTGCATATTGTTGATTAGTAGTAGTATATGCAGGAATTGAATATGTTTGACCAACTTCCATAGTAATGGTATTTTGATCATATGTTAAACGAAATACTCTGTCGTCAGGTCTAACTGAAAGACGAACATCTGCTGTATTGACATCTCCATCATCATCTGTTAGATAATTGGTATCAATTACATTATCACCGTCAGCATCTTCCCAAATCGGTTCAAAAGTGATCTCAAGACCATCTTCAGTGGTCAGAAGGTCAGCGGTAGCATTGGGTTGACGTTCAACATCAATGTCAACATTTTCGTAGGGGTCACGATAACGAATAACCCCAGTAGGAATATTTTGCTGAGTTGCAGAAGACCTAAGGTTCCAAACATCAACACTGGAGTTAAAAGTTGGACCAATAATGTATGGGTATACTGAATTACCTTCTGCAGTTGAGTCAATACAAACAAAGTAAGAATAAACGCCATCGGGATACTCAGGAGTCTTACCAAAGCGTCCATTGTATCGGTCCAAATCACCCTGACCGAAGGTATACTCATAATCTTCTACAAACGTTCCTGCAGGCGATTCTGAGAGCAGAGGACCACCTGTTCTGATTGGAGATGGATTAGTCTGAACATCATAAACCAGTTCAGATTCCAATTGATAACTTGGTTCTAGGCGACGAACGTTTGAACTTTGATTGGTTGGATCACTGTAACCATATGGTCCATAAATTGGATTACCATCAAATGCCCATCCAATAATGGGAGAGTGACTAATATTTGCAGTTGCTTCAGTTAAATTACCTTCAGAATCCTCAAGAAGGTTATCACCAAGAACAAACCTAAGTCTCTTAGGATTAGTAAAGTGTGCATACTCACCACCATATTGGTTATTGTATCCAGAGAATACAGAACCTTCTGCATCATCAAGAGTGGTGTTAAGGGCAAGGTTGTAAGTCCAATCCTGTACAGTTGCTTGGAACTGAGCAGCAGAACCTACAGAACGTAGAATAATTACAGTAGTTCCTGATTCGTAGTTAATACCTTTATTGGAAAGGGAAATACTAGTAACACGTCCAGCATTCTCACCGTCAGTGTCAATATTTGCTTTAGCGATAGCACCAAAACCAGTACCATAAATTTCAACTTCTGGAGGGGTAGTATATCCAGAACCAGCATTAATAACGGCAATGGAGATAATACGACCATTTTGTACAATTGCTTGTGCTTGAGCACCTGAACCAGAACTCAAAGTTACTGTTGGTTCTGAAGTGTATCCAGTACCAACGTTTGTAATGTTAACACTAGAAATCGGTCCACGAATAGATGCAGTTGCAGTAGCCCCAGAACCTCCTCCACCAACAATTGTGATTTCTGGTTTAGAAGTATATCCAGTACCACTAGAGTTGATTAGAATTCTAGATACTACACTATTAGTAACAACTGCTGTTGCAGATGCTCCAGATCCACCGCCACCGACAATAGATACAAGAGGAGGTTCGGAATAGTTAGAACCAGTGCTATCAATATCAATATCGGTGATAGAACCATTAATAACTACAGAACCAGATGCATCAGATCCACCTCCACCACTAATAGTCAGAGCTGGTGGAGAAGCAGCATCATATGACTCACCTTGAGAAACAATATTGATTGCAGTAATTTTTCCGAAGACTTTCTTCAGATCTGACTTATACGACCAAATGGATACTCCATTCACCCAAGATCCAATAGGACCAGGTTGAATTACATCCTTAGTTGAAATAGTTTGTGATTTTCTAGGGAATCTCAGTAACTTTCTTTGGTTACCTGGAATTAGTGCTTGTCCTGCGAAAGGACCAATCTTATAATTGGGTATACCAGAAGCAGCGATATAAACATAATCATCATTGAAGAAAGCATTCTGAATATTGGTAGTATAGATCTTAATAACATTATTAATTGATTCAAGATCAGATTTACCTCTGTTAAGGTCAACTGAAATTAGAATATTGCCCTGAGGAACAGTAGCTGCAGGTTGAGCAAGCTGATATTTAAATACGGTTGTAGATTCTCTTGATTGTACGAAATAAGTACCATTAAAGAGAATTGGGTTTGCACCATAGATTGTTACCTGATCTCCTACCAAGAGACCGTGTGGGTTATTGCAATATACAGTAGCAGTCCTATTACTAACACCACCAAACTCAATACGATCAACCGAAACCAGTTTCTTTACATTATAGTTCCAAGTATTCAGTAGTGGAGTAGTTTCAGTTGCTCCCAACTTAGAAACTGTCAGTTTATCTCCTGGGAGATAATAAGTTCCATCATCAGTCAGTTGAGTATTTTCCGCTTTAATAATACCAACAACACTTACAACTACTTCGGTAGTCTGTCCATAGTTAACATATGAATAGAAATTGGAGCTTACTTCCGTAGCAGCATCCCAATCTTCAACAATACCATTTACAGAACGAGTACATTCAATAAACTGGTTGAGAGATTTCTCCTTATAACGAATAAGTTCCGTTCCAATAAGGATTTCTCCGTTTCTTTCAGGCCAACCAATAGTAGAGTCAACAGTAATTACGCTATCAGTTGTACTAATAGCTTCTGCTAGCTTAGTTTTATACGGAATAGTGAAAGAACCTTCAATGGTCTCCTCGGAAAGGACCAATTCAAAGATTTCCAGTTCGGAGGTTTTGATTGAGATAAAGTTCTCAATCAGAGCAGATGCTTTACCAATGTTCGGGTCAACTTGATCTTGGAACTGTTCTAGTAGTCCATCCTGAAGGTTTCTAGGATCTCCAGATACTACAATACAACGCAGAATAGTATCAACCTGCCAACTAGCGGCAGAAGGTTTAATAATTTGTTCTTTGGGATATGTTACGCTAACATTTTCGCCATACAGAATTTTAAACAGATATTGAATTGATCCTCTAGTACCTTTTGATGCATAGAAGGTACGAATATTTTTTATGACCGTATTGATGTTAATTTTCTTAAGGTCAATCTTGGGAATGTCTGGAAGATACTGTTCAGTAAACTTACTGAGCATTTTTTCAATAAAGACACCATCAAGACACTGAACTTCACTAGAAAGTGCGGAATGCACTGCAGGGACAGTGTTATTTTCGTATATTACATTACCGTCACTGTCATATCCAACAATACCAGACACACCACGAGAGCATCCAACAAATTGTGCCTTAGTATACGCAGATCCAGTTTCAACTACACGGAATCCAGTGACTTCTCCAAACCCAACTTCCGCAGAAGCATTGGCAGAAGGCGGTCTTTGGATTACAACTCTAGGTGGATTTGCGGGATCATACCCAGTACCAAAGTTTGTAATATTGAGGTCTGTAATCTGTCCATTAAAGATAGATGCTACAGCAGTAGCACCGACTCCACCAATATATGCTCCAGAAGCATCTTTTCTATTATCTACAATATAAATTGAGGGAATATCAACATATCCAGAACCACCAGACAGTAAGTCAATATCAATTACTCTACCAGTAGCATCAACAATCACATCAAGAATTTGAGCAGCACCAGGATCAATTACAGCAACCCTAGGAGCAGCCAGATAACCTCTGCCACGGTTAGTGACTACATAACCAGTTACAGTGCCATCTGTTATGGTTACAGAGAGTTCTGCTTGGATAGGATCAGGACCAGTTGGGGCATCAATGTATACTGTGGGGGGAATAGTATAACCTACACCACCTGATTCAATTGTGATTGAATCTGAAATCAAAGATCCATTAATATCAATAGATGGATTTGCAAGAACACATCCACCAGGATCCTTAAATGTTACTCTAGGAGTGAATGTAAAATTACTTCCAGATTCTTCAAGATTTAGTCCAACTACACTTCCATTTTCAACAATGGCAGTTGCCTTAGCAGAAATTCCACCAGGTGCAGTAGGAACTTCAATATCAACGATGGGTGGGTTCAAATCACTATATCCAGCACCACCACCCAAAAGGGGCAAAGATTTGATACCATTGACCAGTGAATATGCAGCTGCTCCACCGCCACCTACAGTAGTTACAATATCAACATTAGGTGGATATTGAATCCTATAGTTAGATCCACCAGACTTTACAAGAATTCCACTGAGTTCTCCAGTTGATCCAATTTGTGCTACTGCAGATGCTCCACTACCAAAACTACTAATAGGTGCCTCAACAGAAGCAATATATACTCCCTGGTCTGCTGTTGGAGCAGTTTTGAATTTTAGAATATTATTGACACCATCACTCACCAGTGTGAAATCAATAAAAGGTGTTAGAAGTCTACCACCAACGATGATGTTTAGATAGATGTCAAGAACTGGGTTATACTTAATACCATTGTTAAGGACAATGAATTCAGTTACCGCAGAATTGAACTGAGACGAGATATCATCCAGAACTTCAATCGGGTCCTGTAGAAAACCTTTCAGGTAAAAAATTGCAGTCTGTTCAACAGAATCTGAAGGGTTTGGTGATCTTGGGGGATCGGTGAATATAATATTTGTGCCGTCAATTACAAAATCAACGTTAGGGATTTGATACTGCCCATATAGTCTAACAACAACATGATCTGGTGATGGTGCTGCAACTGGATTGTTTTCGGAACGCAGAGGAAAGGACCTTTGCACTCCATTGAAACTCATGTATGGACTTTGAAGTTCAATCCACTTTTCACGGAATTCTTGGTATGAAACACCATCAGTAAGTGAGATTTCTGGAGATTTGTCTGCCCTTTCATAGTAAACAATCTCATCATTAATGAGAAGACTACCATCATTCTCAAGGAAATCATCAACGCTTTCAACAGTGATGATGTCTGAGTTTGCACTCACATCTTCAAGCAATGATGTTTTACTTTGAATTAACCCAAAGTCATAACTATCAATGTCAAGATATTGTGTTAGTTGATTAAGAATGTTTTGAGGTTGACCCGTTTTCTCTTGAGACTTATAGTAGTATTCTAAAAACTTCTCAAATGCGGGGTGTTCTGATTTTATAAAATCAGGAAGTTGATTCAGAATATTCTGAGAGACCTTATTAGGATTAGTCGTCATTGAAGTATATTATGCGAATCAGAAACAAGAGATATTATTAAGACCACCCACATTGGCAATGTCAATTGGGGTGATTACAGCAGGCACAACAGCGTACTGTTCAGGCGTAAGATTATTTAGCGGAATTGTAGATGGTGGTTGGGTTCCTACAGGTACAACTGTGATACTTGGTATTGGTAAAGAAATAACCGTTCCAGAAGTTGCAGGTTTGATATTAGATACGTTTGATGGGATAATTTGAACTGGAAGAATGCCAGGAGTGCCACCACCAGGATCACCACCGCCAGGACCAGTTCCAGGATCGGTATCAGTACCGCCGCCGTCTCCACCGCCACCTCCATCGCCCGTATCAGTGTCTCCAGGTGGAACTCCAGGTGTACTAGTTCCACCATCGCCACCGCCATCATCAAGGCCAGGGTCAGTGGTAATAATATTACCAGTATCGCCAGATGGTTGAATCAGTGATACTGGACCGAAGCAGATTTTACCCGTAGAGTAATCTACAGTACCAGCTTCATCATTTGTATATACTTTACTAGATCCACTGTTATAGTAAGTTCTTAGATTACCGAAACCATCATCTTCAAAGTATTGAATGACATCGGGTCTGTCAGTAGTGATGAATTGACCAGAAGCAATTACAGGCTCCTTTTTACATCCACCACCGCCTCCGCCGCCACCATCACCGCCACCTGTACCACCACCTGTATTAGATGGATTTGAATCATACAGAGGGGAACCAAAGTCAGTGCAATAAGTATCAACGGTTCCAGGATTAACTCTAAGGTACTTTAACAGGGTAGTTTGTACAGATGCCGAGTCAACTGAGGTATCAGCAAGTCCAATTGCCTTTTGATACTTAGAAAGTGAGAATGTAGATCCAAAGTTGTTAATATCTTCTTGACTAGCAAATTGCTCAACTGCGCCAAGAACTAATCCTTGAAGTTCAGAAATACTCTTACTAGTCTTAGTAGGATCATAAAATACGAACAATGATGTAGGAACATAAAGAAATTCCGCATCAATAATGACGGGTTCAATTGACGCCATTGAATATTGCTTCAAATCTTTAGCAATTGTCAATTTAGTCGCATTATTGAGTAAATTACCAGTCTTAGTCTTAATAGTAACGTAAACTTTTCCGTAAACTGGAGGAGAAAGTTCATCTCCACCGAAAGCAATTACAGAATCTGCGTTAGGATAGACTTTTTTCGCAATAATACCATAATCTTGAGCAGTAACTGCGCGAAGTTGCGTAGTATAGTCTCTAGGAGCAGTATATTTAATTGATTCTACACTTTCGGGCGCATCTCCCATTTGAGAACGCTCTTGAACCTCAACAATGCCAGTAATATCTGTAATTGCTCTACCATACTGATCTTCTATTTCCCCAATATAATCAAAAACGCTAATATCATTTGCTTCAGCTTCATGAGTCTTGAGATATGAAATATTAATAACTTCACCATCTTCCAACTTCCTACCAATAACATTATCTCCAAATGTCAGGTCATATCTACCATCTTCAGTTTCTGTTAGGAAGTATACCCTAGATGTTGCTGTAATCGTAGTAACGTCCAATCCCCTGACATAAACGTCCTCTTGGGTTGATTGTGCATTGGGTTTTACAGTAACTGTAATTGTCGTATCGTCAATTTTATCACTAGGAATGACGTAATTTTGTTTTTTGAAAGATGATACGGTATATTGATACGTCAATAACGTTCCTTCACGAACGAGAACATTATTGAATGTTGCTAATCCTGTATTATCTGTCGGTTGTACAACATCTACCAAACTTACGAAGTTATAATCACCACCATTAGCAACAACGCCCCTTTTTAGAGTTACATACTGTGGCCATACACCGTTGAGTTGTTCAGATTGAGCCTGGAACCCAATACATGCCTTTGCTGCTCTAGAAGACCTAGGAGTATAGTTTAAAAGTTTTGCAATACTTACTACATTATCTCTTACTGTAGCGGAAGAGAGAAATGACTCATTGACTGCCATGTTGGCATTGAATGCTCCATAATAAGTATTATAAGCAAGTACATCAATCAGATATGACAAGGTTGCACCTTCAAAGTCAAAATCTGTGAATTCTGGACGAGTCCTCAAATAATCTTTGATAGAAGCCTTGATGGAATTGAAATCCATCGCTGTAAGATTTGTTGGGATCATGTTACTGAGCTCTCTCTAAGATAAAGTCTATAGTTTGGACAAGAGGTTGACCAACAATTCTGTATTCAACATCAACTCTCAATTCATGCATATCATTTTCAGCGGTAATCTCCACATTAATGACTTCAATTCTAGGCTCATAATTTAAAAGAGTATCAACTATTTCATCTTTAAGTGTATCTATTGTAAATGGGTCCAAAGGTTCAAACAGCAGTTCGTATACCTTTGAACCCACATCGGGTTGAAATAATTTTTCTCCAGGTGACGTTAAAACCAAATTCTTCATAGCCTGCTTGATTGCCTGCTGGTTACTCAATACAGTAAGATCCTTCGTAACTGGATTGCGAAGAAAAGAGTTCGCTAGATCTTTGAAGTTACGAGAAACCTTAAGATTTCTTGATGTTATTGGTTTTATTGCCACTGTTACTCAGTTTCTTTTTTTACATTACGGTTATCATCACGAAGTTTTTCCGAGACCTTGTTTAGGTAGATGTCAGCACGAGGATCTGTAATAAGAACTATCGTACCATGATCATTTTCCATTAAGGATGGAACTGTATCAGGATTTGGTGAGTTTGCCATCTTCCTATAGAATTATATATTAGAACTTTTAGAGAGGTTGCTATCTCCTTTCTTATTTATCGCAGTTAGGGACTAACGTCCTTGTCCACGGTACACCTTACGCTTATTATTACGTGAACTGGCAGCATACTTAGTATTCTTGCCACTTCCTTGACGAGTTTTCTTAGGCTTTGATTCAATCAGATCTTGCCCTGAGATGCCTACTTTTGATCTTACCATGATTAGGGTCCTACGAGTACATTTGGACTTCCCTGAGCGATTACAGAGAGGCATGGCGGTCCTAATGGATCCGCTACCTTTGCCATTGCCAGACCATTAGCATAAACAGTCTTTGTCAGTGCAGTTACCTTTCTTGGATGTCCAATACCTTTAGCATCCTCACTTGCCAACATACTGCAAGGACACGGCATTGGAATTGGCGGCGTTTGTCCACACGGTCCAACCATAACAATGTTAGTAGTGGGAGATTTGTGTGGTGTTAGCATATCTTGATCGCATATTGGAAAGATACCATTAACGATCACAGTTCGGATATAAGGTCCTGCTGGAGCAAGAACTGTGGGTGGCCAGAGACAAGTAGCATCTTTTACATTAACAGGTAACGTTTTCGCTGATAAGCAAGTAGTGCCACAAGGCTCGTACATATGGATGTGAGCAGGAATGGGTATTCCATGTCCACTACATGTTCCTCTGTAAATCGCTGCGGGAAGTCCCATCTAGTATACTCCTATTGGCATTTAAATGCAAATGGATTGCCGTATGCTTTCACGGCCATTTCATAAATGTTTGCACTGTTGGTAAGATCGTTGTAAACCTCAAGTTCACCTTCTGCAATAAATGATCTACAACCCTCTCCAAAAGGACCAGTTAAAACTGAAGTGTATGAAACTGTAGTGGTTGTAGTAGTATCACCAGAGGTTGTAGATGTGCTACCTGCATCACTACCTACAAATGGGTATGATATTGCACATCCTGTACTATCTGCACAACTTGATACCACTTCAGGTTCCCAAGTAATCTTTGGATAGATTGCAGATTTGTTTCTACTATCAGGTTTATACTGTCTTAACAAGTATTTAGTGAATTGCGATGAACAAGGTAGGTCAAATGCAGTACCTCTAACAGTACGAACTTCCTCACGATCATATGCCTGCAATTTTATTCCACTCGCAGATACTGCTGGATCTTCGGTATTTAAGTCAATAAACTCCTCTTTACGAATTGCATCATTCTCAACCAGTGTACGCATGAATTTTTCAGCGCCAGCACTTACACCTACCAATGCTTCTCCTAGTCTAGGATCTAGACTCTTCCATTGAAGATCTTCATAATCTTCTCTATCTGGTTTATCTCTTTCAAGTCTCTCTGTTCTGAGTACACCTTTTACTCTTTTGAGTTCTTTTACCTCATTTGTTGGGTTACTGAATCTAACTTCCTCATATTGGTGCTTATTCATGCCCTGTCTAAGATCTCTTGGGAGTAGACTAGTCTTAAAACGCAAACTTTCTAGTCCAACAGAGTCACCTTTCTTCTTTGGACGGTCTTCAGAGGCACGTTGAATGATTTTTTTGAATTTTTCGTAAGTATCAATCTCCCCACCTTCAAAATTGTAGTCTATAGGTGTGCGATTGAACTGTGTGGCAGTATCAACCTCCACAGGAACCTCACTTGGACTGTTTTGAAACTCTTTTAGTCCGTAAACAGAGTCTGCTAACTCATTTGCAGGGTCTTTACTGCGCTCACTAGCGGGCCAAGCAATATTATCCCTCGTTTTCATGGTATCGGGGATCGCAATATCAATTTTTGTGCCCTGAGCATACCCAGCTCCGCGACTTTTCACCTCAACTGACTGCAATTCACCACCAACAAAGACATAATCAATGACTGCAGCTGCTGTAGCAGGTTTTTTTGCGGACACTAACTGCAAAATAGGTTTATTAGTGAGCAATTGCCAGTTTTGTCCACCATCAGCAACCCCAATACTGAGTATTTGACCCCCAACAATCTCAATTAGAGTAATTTCAAGGGGTCCAGTGTAACTACTAGTCGCTCCAGTGCTCGCAGATGACTGACTTAGAGTCGCTGTACTACCATTTACCGCAGTGATGTAGGTATTGTTTGGAATATTGGGTGAATTTACACTATATCCAACACGCAAGAAACTAGAATCTGCGCCACTTACAGTAACTTGATCAGAACCAGTATTAAAAGTTGCTTCTACAACCTTTTTAGCAGTAGGTTGGATAAGATCATCAGCAGCATTAGGTTGTCTATTGTAATCTGCTGTCATATATTGGAAAGATTTGTTTCTAAATTCGTACAATCCTCCAATAAATGCCTTATCTTTGATACCATTACCCGCTTTTACTTTAATTTCATTTCCACGGTTAGTAGTATATGTCTGATCATATGTAAAATCACTACCATTACCATCAATATTGACAATATGCCAGTTGAAATTGAGGTCCATATGACGCACACTTAGTACCTCATGCCCATTTACAATGTCACCAGCATTAATTAGATCGTAATTTGTATATGGATTGCTACTTTCAATCTCACCAACCTCAGTAATTGATATAGTGAAGTCAATAGTTAAACTATTTGCAGTAATTGAGATAGGAAAAGAATCTCCTACTTGATATCCAACTCCAGGGTTTATAATTTCATCCAAACGAATAATACTTCCAGTGATAGCCTCTGTACCAGATGTAGTTGTAGTAGATGGTGAATAGCGAAACTTTAGTTGTAGACCTGTTTTTGATGTACCGATGTTCAATGAACCTTCATCAGTAACAAAAATAGATTCAAATCCAATATCATTAGGATCTGCCCATGGGTTATCTGTCACTACTAAGTTAATTCCTGCACCCAGATCCTTATCCCATGCATCAGTTACAGTAAGTCCATTACCACTTATATTAAAGTCAGTGGCTGAGATTGGATTTGCTTGTGGTAATCCACCGACATAACGAAATGCAATAGAATTAGAACGAGTTCCTGCAGTCCAAATGGTAGGATAAGGATCTCTACCGTCTACAATTCTACCATCTTGTGTAGTATACGTGATCTCAGATGCCCCTGGAGTACAATTAAGAGTCGTACAGGGGTGACAACGTGTATTCTGCTCTGTACTACTTGATGATGAAGTAGATGAACTCGGAGGAACATAACCAGGTTCACCCTCAGTACCACTACCAGCATTTGAAGTAACGCTTGTTGTACTAGTGCTTCTATCAATGATCTCCAAGAAATAACATGGATATCCAACAATAGGATCACTCAGGTCAAACAAATAGTAAAACCACTGATCACTAAAGATAGGTCTAAATGATAACTGATCTGGATAGTGACCTAGAATAACATACTGAGTGCCAAAGAAACCTCCAGGTATTGGTTTGGCAAAATTACCACATTCTTGTACTGAGCATGAACTTCCACCAGCAAAACGATCATCATCCTCAGTACAAACTTGAGATGGATACATTACCATATCATCGTCCCATGTAGGAACGTCTAATACATTATCAATATTATCCTGTCTCTCTTGTAAACGTGGATCAACCACATACTTAGCATGCTCTACTGGAACACCATTCCAACTAGTAGAGTTAAATGCTCCCTGATCATTGAAGTTGCCACCATTGAATGGACTATAGCGACCACAGTGATCGCCATTCAAAGCGATGTCTTCGTAATTATTACATCCCATTACCAGAATCCCCCTTGATGCATTTCTATGTTTTCTATACGGTTATAAATTTCATCAAAGTTATTACCAAGTGAAAGATAGTCTTTACCTCTTGGTCTATACTTAAACAAATCTCCAGTGATCTCGGGGATTGCATTCACTCTATCATATAAAGTAGTGACATGAGTACCTACTTCTGTAGTACCTTCTTCTAGTGCCGCAATTCGCATCAAGACTTTTTCAAAGATTTGTAAGATGGTGTCATGTGCTATCTTATTGTCCTGCCATAAAATAGCATTCTTATCTTGCATCCATGCAGGAATCTCTCCCTCTCTTGGATCGTTGTAGTCAAATTGGTCTGGATTGAACATAATATGCAGTGAACGCGCTACTCTGGTGTCTGCTTGTCTTTGTTAATATCGGGTCTGGTTAACAGTAGTGTACCATCTCCCTCATCTGAATACTCTAAAATATCCCCCACGTTCCATCCGAGGTCCTCTAATACTTCCTCAGGGATAGTAAAACATGGTTCCCCATTCTCATCCTCCTCTACAGGTACTATGAATCTTTTCATAAACTTCTAACGGTTACATCTACCGATGATACATTTAATTTATGTAGCAGATTTTTACAGAACTCTCGTCTTTCCTCAGCATACTCTTTCTGTGCATGTCTGCTATCTACGACTTCCTCTGATGCCGTCTGATAGATTACTGAATATCTTGCCATTATAGAATTGTTTGGGTGAATTGACTGGGGTTTTCTTTCTTCCATTCGGCCCACCCTGCAAGTGTGTCAGAGTGCTCTACTGTGCCAGCAGAGACTAGATAGTCTGCACAAGAATACATACGATTGTCTAGGCGACCCTCGTGACGTATCAGTGATTCCAGAATTCTCGTACGGTCGTCTTGGCGATCTTGACGGATCTTCACATCCATTTTTTTATTGGGGAAAAATTTTTTAGTCTTGGGAAATCATCAACCCGATTATTATATATCTGGGTTGTGGGAACCTTTGTAGGTTAGGGTAGTGTTGCGTTTTATATTACGGCCGCCCCGACCGCCCAAAACCCTTACAGGGACTGCGATCTCACCTGTGTAACAACGAGTTTAGCATGTTTGTCACTAAATGTCAATTAGTGTGGAAAACCTGTGGAAAACTTAATCTCCACAGGTGCCCTCTAAGTGATATCAAGCGAAGACGTAACCTGACACAAACTCCTCATTCTTAAATACTTTCTCAGTGCCAACTTGTCCAACGAACTTACGCACAAACCACTTATAGTTCTTTTGGAATACACCTTCACCAGCGATGCAGAACTCATTACATAGGGCGTTCAATCGTGATTTGGTGGTGTTAGACTGCCAACCTCCATCATAGATTGTCATGCTATCTTCGTCCACTGATGCAATCTGGTTGCCGTGGAGATAGATGAAAGAAACGCCTTCAATCGTGATAACTTGAGTGTTACCAGATTTGAAATCTTTGTTTGCCTGGATAGCGGCGTTCATTTGTGATTCAATCTTACGCATGAGAGTCCTAGAAGAGGTTTAGAGGGCGTGGAAGGCGTTGCCCCCTCCACTCATCTAATATACATGCTTTAGGGGTGCTGTGCCGTCTCCTTGTGCCACTTAGTCAACTGATTGGGGCAGCCGACCTGAGTATCATTTAGTGGACATACTTTCTTCCTTAATTACCATACACCAACCAATTGATTTAATATAGTCAAATGGGGAAGTTCTCTCTGTCTGAGGATATCTCTCTCCTCTTGAGTTTCTTACACCGTCCACATAAAGTTCTAAATCATAGATGCTGCTGAAAGTACCTCTGAGGGTATCATCGTTGTCATACAGATTGAAGACCATACTTTTCTTATATCTGACATTGTTATTCTACTTATATTTGGGAGATTTGTCAAGTAGTGGTATATGAGGAATGCTGATGTTTCGGAGGTTGACAACTGATAGGATGCACGCTAAGACTACAACGTACAGAGACATTACCTCTCTTTATCTAACACTTAACTACATTTAATTAAACATTCTTTTTCCACAGAGTTTCCACAACTTTTCCACATTTATTCCACAGATTAGGTCTTTCTAGATCTAATCACGAAGTCTCTCCAATGTTCCCATACTATAGAAGTTGCCTCCTTAAGAGTTAACCACACATAGTCTAATTCATCTTTCCGCGTTAAATCATCATTCATCATCTTGTCTCTCTATCTCATTCCAGAACTCTGGATATACGCAAAGATTAACTTGATTATAATCACATTTACTTCCTACACGTAGAGGTTCAGGTTTAAGTGTTTCATGTAGACATATAGTAAGATAAGCATTTTCTTCATCAATATAATTAACGAAACCTTTGTGTTGTCTGTACTTAACTAGATCACGATGTTTAAACTTCATTTAGTTCCACTCCTTAGTAATAGGTGACACTTCAAAACCATAGCGATGGGAGAACACAATCTGTGGGATCATGTTAACACTTAGGGAGAGACGATTAGGTGACTGATTGTTATTGTAACCATGTCTTATGTGTGATTGCCATAAGAGCAAGTCTCCTGGTTCAGGTTTAATCTGTGCTGCTGGTTGTGAGAAGATAGTGGTGTTATTATAATCAGGAGTGAAACTAATAGCGGGTTCAGTCTGGTGTGTAACTGATGGATTTACGAACTCAATCGGTGCTGCTGTTTCATCATGATCAAGATAGAATGTACCTGATAAGAATGAATTAATGTGTGCATGAAATGGTTGACTACCTTCAGAACAATGATTGACCCAAGCATCAACAACTCTATAAGGTGATTGTATACTCAACCCCAGTATAGTAGTGTGGAAATTGTATGCTGCATCATTAAAGAATGCCTCTAGACCAGTATCATCAAAATGATTAAAGAAACCATCGTTAATGTTAACAGATCCATCAGTATTATCGCCTTTCTGTAGATAATGCTTGAGATTGGGGTTATCATTATTTTGATTGAATGGGCGGTCTTTGATATACTCTCGGACACGATCTCTTAACTCTGTAACATCTCCAAAATGATAACAACCTACAGCAATAGGAAATAGTGGGAGGATTTGCTTTGGTTCAATCATAGTGAGGGAAGCGAGTCGGATAGATTAAATGGTGTCATGTCTCGGGGTTGTGTACCACTAAAGGAGAACATATCAGTCGCTTGATGTATCCAATAGAATCGTGATAAACAATATCTTCCTGTACCATCTAAGTGACTTGGGTTATTCATACTCACCTTATCTACTGAATGAGAATAACAACCAGGGAACAAGACTGCTGAGTTATTTACCATCTTGATCTTATGATTTACATCGTTAAAATAGAAGTTTCCTCCTGTCCATGCCTTTGGTTCTTTCCACAACCAGATTAAAAGTGTGAATTGAACATCATCTACATGGGGCATATAGTAATCACCATCTTGATAGTAATTGACTAAAGTAGCGTTGGCATTTGATTGTCTAAACCCTCTATTCCATGGTCCAGTTCTTTCTATCTCCGCACATGTATTTGTGTTCCATAAGTTATTAATTAATCCTGCAATACTAGACGCGGAGTTCTCTCTGTAGAGTTGCTCAATAAAGACGCCATGATTATTCTTTATTACATCACCTGATTGATCACGAGCAGACCCAGTTTCTAAAGCATTGAGTAACTTACCTGTTCTAGTATAGTAATCTAACTCGGGAAAGACTAACTGAGTTAGTTCTACCTCACTGAAGAAGTTCTCTATCCTCAAGTATGGAATAGGATCAACATTTGGTATTAATTTCATTTGCAATATGATGAATCAATTTGACAAAGACGGTCCATCTTAGCATCTTGCATGCTATTAACTTGTTTCACCATATAGGTGCCAATGTGTAACCCCATGATGATGACTGAAGCAGCAAGAATGAAACGCATGATGTAGAAGAATGTACTATCTAGGAGAACGATTTACATGCCATTGAAGTAATCGTGTAACTCAGCAAAGTATTGCTCCTCAGTGTCAAATTGACGACCGTAGATAACACATGGGAACTCATGTTTTTGAAACATAGCACCTGCAACTTCTATGTCTTGTCTATCATAACCCATTTCAAGCAGGGTGTCAACGTAAGGGTTGTTTGTAGTCATAGGTTTGTATAAAGAAAGGTTGGAGAGTTGTTGTAAAGAATCAGAGAAAAGATCGTGCATTAACCGCCGAACATGTCATCAAATAGTTGTTGACCAGAACGCTCATTCTGTTCTGCTTTCTTTGCATATTGCTTCATGCGTTCTAGTGCTTCTGCACGAGAGATTGACTCGGGAAAGTAATATTGACGACCTGCTGGGTTTGTGTAAAGCATAGTGAGAAAAGAGAAGTGAGTTAGTGTAACCTTTGGTGATCAGTTTGATGCTTCAGTGAATGTATCATAGAACGAATCCCATGCAGTTTCGTTCTCAACAAAACCACTGATGTTTAACATGTCGCAGACCCAATCATATGCCATATCTATGTCAGCGTTTGTTTCATAAACGAAGACACACATTTGACCCATAAGATCATCCCACTTCGCTTGCTGCTCGGAGGGTGTCAGGGAGAAGATCGCTTGTGCCATGTCGGTTCCTTTGTTTGTCATGTCTGTATGATAGCAGTTTTCAGGGCGTTTGCAACGGGAAAACCCGATTTTGGGTACAGTTCGCCCACTGGCACACGATCTCTCGCGGTTAGCGTCTGGAGTCGTTACGCTCGTTAAGTGCCTCGTTAATTATCTCTTTGAGTTCAATTCTCTCCTCTGGTGTGAAGATAGTGCGCTTCTTTACTGGCATTGGAGGATACTCACGTTCTGAGTTAGTATCACCATCACCAGGAAGACTCATGCCCTGTGTATCAATCTTGTCCATTAGTTCCAGTTCTCCATGTATTCATCTAGTGTATAACCTTCGCCCGTGCATGTCTCTTCCATCAATTCTTCTACTGTATAGCATTCCATTTTCAAACGATATTCCTCGGGAGTATCATCATCAGGATCAGGATCATCGTGGCAGAGGTAGTCCCACTCACGACAGAGTGCATCTATTAGTTGTTGCTTAGTGTAGGTCATCGTGCTTTTCCTTGAATAGTTGAATCGTAGTAGTTCATCATCTTGCTATCACGCTCCGCAAGGAATAGTAGGTAGCAAGTCATACCCACGATAACAAAGATTCCACTCAGTAAGTATTGCGTAACTCTCATGCTGCCTCCACTAATTCTTGCTGATATGACATGAATTGCTCCTCTGTTGCTTCATCTACTGCCTCTTGAATCACTTGATAGATGTAATCAACGTTGCCTACATCATCAAAGATTCTTGCAATCAGTGCAGGATTTTCTACCTGCTGATCATAATCAACCTCACCACTTTCATCCTTTACATGTATATCTTCCTTGGTATAAATCCATGCGGCACATTCTGCATCCTCTCCCTGTTCTTTGATCATACTGTTAACACGGTCTTGAAGTTGCTTGAGAGTGTAGTTCATGAGAAGAGTAAGTAAGGGTGAGTTAGTGTTAGTTAGGAGTTAGAATACGTTGGTCCATGCTTGATGTTTAGCAGCACTGATTCTGCCATCCTGAAGTAATCCATCACACACACGACAGAATACTTCAAACTTCTCCAATCGTGTCATGTTAGCATCAACACCAATTGCAGTTTCACCGACGACTTTGAGAACTTGACCTTTGAGCATGATGTTAGTTAGTGGCGTAAGTTTGGGCGATAGCGTCAGACTTAAAGCGTCTGCATAACTTAAACAGCAGTTTCAAGTCATCCTTGATAACATAACGGAACGATGATGATTCAATCACAAAGTTACCATCTTCCAACCACACTTGTGGCATTTGTTTTGTGTAAACTGGGAAATCGTCAACCATGATGTTAGATAAGGGTTTGCAGTTAGTGATGGGAATCAACCCACACATGCCATTGGGAGATACTCTTCGCGAGGCATTTTGTCGGTGTTGTAGTTAGTAACTGTTGCACCGCCAGCAATACGCTCGGCAACCTCATGTTTGAAGTTAGTAGCACTGATCACACTGTATGAACCTTTGGTAGCACCATCAATGTGAAATGTGACACGCTTGATGAAACGTTTGACGACAACTTTCATGCCTTTGATCTCACATGACTCAGCGATGAATGCCTCAGGAAAGAAATCAACAGTACAGACGGAATTGGTGAGTTGCATTTGCTTTGTTTCTTTGACTCTTATAGTATGGCACCCTAGGGCGCGGAATGCAAGTGATAGTGTGCTCTTTGGGAACTGGCACACGCGGAGTTTATTTCTCTTCTACTTCTCTGGTAAGATCTTCCATGAAAATAGTCTCAACTTCACCATCTTGAGGGTCTTTACCATCAACTACCCACTCTTCATAACACGCAATTGCATCAAATGGGCGCTGATCTGCGATTGTTGTCATCGCTTTGAAATAAGTCTCTCCCATAGTATCAATCATATGCTGCTTATCGTCAGTCTCGTTGAATGTGAAGAGGTCAAGAGTGGAGTCAAACATGTTAGTTAGTAAAGTAAATGGGTGTAAGTTTTAATAAGGATTGTCCTTATTAAATGTTAGTCAGGACGGAAGACTTCTTTAGCGTCAATGTACTTAACTAGAAATCCGTAATGATTAGTTAGCACTTCAACTAGGTCATCTAAATCTTTTGCCAACCAGTAATCAACGTAGTTACAGCAATGATCAGTGTAGTCCATTTGTTGATCTGGTGGACATTCAAAGTCATCATCTTCAAAGTCAAAAACAATAGCGGTGACAGAAAACTTCTTCATGTCAGTTAAATCCTTTGTTTGTTTTGTAGTCATGGATAATAACAGTTTGATTAGTGATAGTTTGTTGCCACCAATACTGCCTTACATGTTCATAGTCATCAAACCGTTTGCCATTGATAGTGTAGTAGTGCCTATCATAAAGTTTGTCTGATGTTGATGTAAACCAGTTGGAATTGCTTGTCGTTGGTGTCATTAGTCTACGAGTTCTGCCATCATTTCATTAACCTCAATGCCGTTGATATTAACATCATCCCACTTACATCCGTCTGGGGTTTCTTTGCTACCAAAGTCATTCAAGAGACTATAAACTAAGTCACCGTATGTTCCACCGTTCCTTGCAGTATCGCAAGCAAGGTTATACAAACCCTCATCATTACCGATCCAAAGTGATACATTCCAGGTCTCCCAGTTGGTCCAACCGTTGTAAGTTTCGTTCATCTGGTTTGAGTTGAGAGCGTTGGTCATGGTGGTTCCCTTGATTTCCATACTGTTAGTATGGCATGCTATGGGGTGCTGTGGGGGGTTTGGTGGACACTTTGACCAACTGGCACAGCAGGATCCTCTATATTACTATTTTGGATGTATTCTTCCATTAAGTAACACATTTGGGGATCTTCTTGCATGTTTGATTTAATTATTTCGTACAACATTTGTTTCACAGCACTCATAAACAATTTCCTCAAATTGAGTTTTAGTTACTTCATTGTAGCAATCAAATGGAATAATTGCAACCGTATCTTGTGGACTCACAACATACCAATGGCGTCGTATATCGTCATCATGATATGTTACCTCACGATGAAGTTCATACCCAAGGAAAGAACGAACACGAGAAGAATAGTTGAGTGGGTACATCCCAACGTTGTCACGATCATAAACAAAGTTCATATCAAGCACCCTGATAGTATGCGTTACGATATAGGTAACCACCTGCCCAATCGCAGTTCTCTAACACAAACTCACGCTCTTGTATGATCAGCAGATTGAAACGTACACCTTTAGCAGGTGCCTTATATGATGCTGCTTTGTATACTTCACCAGTCTTTCTATCAATGAAGGCATGCACTGATTCAGTCTCACCATTCACACACTGCATGACCTTGTGATACTTACGACCAGAAATCAGTGCATAAGAATAGTTCTGACCATTAGGATGTGAACGCTGATGAGACTGTTGCAGTGCATCACACAGCATCAGACTATACTTAGTGACGTTGATTTGATTGGTGTTCTGTGCATCCTTCTGAGCACAATAATCAGCAAACTCTTTGTTCATTGTGGTGGTCATTTAACGGTGCCTAGTGTACGACGAATTTGACGTGATGCTTGAGCAATAGCATAGTTATCGCTCGGAGTCTTGCTAGTAGTCATAACAACACCCGTATCATGTTTCCAGATAAGGTGTTTAGTTTCTCTAGCAAGTGTGAAACCGTTGCGTTGCATTAGCACACGCATTTGCTTGGTTTGATTCTTTGCCATATCAATATGATAGCAATTGATCAACAGCGTCATCAGCATCACCGATAACATCAGCAACCCAATCGTCTTCGGCAACTTGATAATTATCAACCTCACTTTCAACAGCAGGAACATAATCCCATGCTTTTGTGTGGAATGATTTGAGTTGATGCCTAGGCATGATTTGCGTGTCTTTGTTTGACTCTTATAGTATTGCACCGATCACGGTGCTTTGCAAGCGATAGTGGACAGTTCGTTACACTGGCACAGCGCGTCGGTTTGGCATCGTGGCAGGTATCGGGCAGATTCTCACCTGAGACTCACTCAAGAACCCAGTCAGGGACTGGATTGCAAAACGTGAAAAATCCATAACGAAATGCGGAGGGTGTGTCAGGTCACCCGCGCAGATAGAATTATAGGTTTTTGAGGTGTTCATAGAAAGGGTTGCAAACTTTGTACTGTCCTTTAACATGAGTGGCATCTAATAGTTGTCTGTTAAGATGATGCACCTTCAAACTCTTGTGTGTAATGTAATCAGCATAAGACCAAGAGCAAGATCTTACATAACGATTGCCCTGCTCCTCACATATGCGTGTAACTTGCTGATCCAATCTATCAGCAATCGCTTCAAACTCAAACTCAATCACGTACGCCAATACTCCATCAATAAAGAATGATTGGATGATGGGTAGGTTAGCATCACGATCCTTTACGAATCGTGCTCTAGTGTAATCATTAAAGCAACCGCTTCCGTTAGTAGTCTTGCCCGTGTAATTCTTTGGTTTAACTTCTTTCTCTTGTCCTGTATTCTTGTCTTTAGCATCACGACCCAACTTACCAGGGATTGCATCACATCCAGCAACTTCTGCCGTAATGTGTTCCCGTAGTGTTGAGGAGTTACTGTCATTCATGTAGAGGTTGTAGAGTTCTTCAAATAGATCTCCCTGCCCTACGATTGGACAACCAAGGGCACGATCAACGCAGAGATAGAGTAAGTCTGTAGAAAACATAATCAGGAGTAAACGTAAGCAATAGCGGGGATACCTTTGACAAAGATTGTGTCAACGATAGACTGCAATCTGCTTGCAGTACGTTTGCCAGCACCATAACCAGATGTCATCGGGACTGTTACATAACCACAAGACTTGCGGTACATGGAGAACTTACCAGGAATGATTGAACCGTCATTGATACCCTTGGCATCATCTTTGTTCACACGGATAACACGACCGATAGTCTGTGCCATCTCAATGATGGGAAGATTACGCAGTAAGACACAGTGAGTGAGTCCAGGTACGTTGATACCCTCAGAGAGAATGCTATAGTGGAAGACAAGAAACTTGCGACCAACTTCTTTGCCCCAAGCATCAAGAGTCTGGAAGAATACTTCACGAGATACTTTCTCACGATTGACATATGCACCATGCTTAGATGTAATGTGCATCACGTCATAACCACGCTGTTTGATCTCGTCTAGAATATATGACTCAGAAAGCATACGCCACAGCACACGAGTGTTAGGAGCAGCAACAAGAACCTTTTGACCCTGTTCCTCATCAAGTCCATCAAGTACGCCTAGAATGTTGTCAGCGTCAAGCAAAGGTGCGTTCTCTTTAGTACGAACCTCGTCAGTCTCGTAAGGTACAACTTGAGGAGGAACAATGCTACCGTTGTTTAACAGTTCAGGAGCAGGAGTTGACTCCAAGACATTACCATAGACCTTGACATTGTTCATGCCACGTTGAACATGACCACGATCATGCTTGGGTGTTGCTGTTACAAAGAAGCGGCGAGTAGCATACTTAGACACTGCTTTTACAGACTGGAAGAAACCTCTACCAGTAGAATTGTGTGCCTCATCAAAATAGATAGTGTCAATAGGAATGCCACTATCTACAACACGACCCAAAGAATGGTATGTCGTGAATATCATGACGTGACGACCACCACCGTTCTGAAATACACAGAAGGATGAAATATCGTGGGGTTTAGTAGAAGAGAACTCTACACTCTCTCCACTATGTACGTGCATGACTTTAGCATCAGTGATGAACTCACTGAACTCAGCATGGAGTTGATTAGCAAGAAGAATGCGAGGAGCAACAACAACAAAGACAGAAGGTTTGTCCAGTTGCTTTACCCGACGCATAAGATCTGCGATCATAATGTATGTCTTACCGCCACCTGTAGGACAATAGATTTGACCGACAGTTGCCGACTCCATAGCATCATAAGCGCGTTGCTGGTGGGGACGGAGTTGCATGCGATGGCGTTTCTTTGACTCTTATAGTATTGCATAAAAAAAGACCCCCGTCAAGGGGTCTAGACCAGTTCAGCGACTGTCATAAGAAGAACTGTTCTAACCCGACAAACTGTCTAATCATTGCCGAGTAAGGAGAAGTATCACTCAAGTTAACACGATCTCCAACCTTCTTATGTGTTATTGGACTGTGGTAATGTTTGGTCTTGGTGTTGTAGAAACCCCAGATACAACGAGAGGGATTGTTATCATTAAAAAGGAAGTTACGATGAGATACAATCCACACTGCAAGAACATTAGTCTTAAAGCGAATTGTCTCGTATCGGTATCCTTTAGGTGGTGAATGTGGTTCAAGTTGTTCACAGTTCTCTGTAAGCATCACGGATTCCGAGGACTTGAGTAATCTCGTCAATTTGTTTGAATTTGGTGTTGTATTCAGTTTCTGAGATCTTTTTATCAGCATAGAATGACTGTTGAAGATCACAGATCAGCAAGAAGATTGCTTGCTTAACCAATACCTTTTGTGCGGGATCTAGGATCGCTGAATGTAGTGTCGTCATGTCATTAACGGCGTAGTGATGGAAGATAGTCCAGAACATGTTGACGAATTTCCATCAATTCGTTGAAGCACTCTTGGTTATGGGCACATGATCTAAGGCGATTATCTGCCTTGTGGACAGACTCTGCGAACAGGTCCAATCCACGATTCCACTTGGTGTCTTTTGATTCAATGTTCATGGTCATGTGTATACTAACGTAATAAAATTAATAGTCAACAGTATACTCATAAGAAATTTCTGGATAGTCATCATATTCTGACTCTAGAAGTTCTTCTAGTTCATCCATCTCGTCAAACAAGTCTTTACCGTTATCAAGTTGATCTAGGATAATTCTGGGGAGATACATATCACTCATCGTAGTAATCAATTTGCTCTAGTCGTTTATTTTTTTGCTGATTTGGTTTGGAATCTGTATAGTCATCACCCCAACTTGAGGTACGCTTACTATTCCCACGTTGACGCTTTTCACGGAGAGATTTGCCATACGAATTGTATTCGTCTCCCCCACGGCGATAAGTTCGTCCCATTGCTACTAATCTACTTTTAATAAAGGTGCTAGTATTTATCAGTCTGCTGTAGCAGAAAAATGCACATAACTTGACTCGTTTTGTTCAGTCAGGAACTCAGGTGTGGTGTCATCATCATAGGGTGTTTCCTCATTGACAATGATAGACAGTTCATCAAAGAAGTAACCAACACCACGCAAGAAGTCTGCTGACTTCTCAACAGTATCTTTCAAAAATACAGACTGAAACTCTTTAGTTGTTACGGTTCCGTCATCATCAACGGCGGTGAGTGTGAATTGCATGTCTGAAATAAGAAGACCCCCATAGTATAAAACCATGAGGGTCGTTCTGTCAACTATACCAATTAGATTAGTGTCACCCACCCATGCGGGTTGATAATCCTTGAGCATGTCCTTCGCCACCGATCAAAGTCCATACACTTCCTGCATCAATAGAGACGGTATATCCTGCGCTAATTGTAATCGGTCCAATACTCATTGCATTAGCAAACTCTGGATCAGTGTTAGTTAATGCTCCTAGAGTAAGGTTCTCTTCAATTGTAGCAGCGTTAGTTCTTACAATGGATCTCTCGCCTAAAGATGATCCACCACCACCCACAGAGGTCCATCCAGGGTTACCCTGTGAGGCATCTGTAACGTATATCTGGGCAGAATCTTCTTCGTTATTGAATACAATAGTACCCGTCGCTGGTGATGGAATAGCAGACGTGATTGCTGCCTGATCCGCATACTGAGATAACTTCAGATAAGACCCATTACCTGTCAACTGGAGCACCTTAATTAGTGCCTCAGTTGTAGTATCAATATTATTGCCGTTAATCTTTGTTAGTGCCATATTTCCTCCGTTATATTACTATTTAGATTGGCAACTCTCTAATTTCAACATAATCACTAGTCGTAGGTGCATCGCCTGAGGCAAACACTACGTTAGTACCATTACTGTCTACAGTATAGTTTACATCAGGATGTTGAAGGACACCGTTGATAGTAACGATCAAAGATTTGGAAGTATGAACAACACCAGAATAGGACGTAATCTGATAGTTCAATGTTGAACCATCACCTTGTGTTCTCCTTGTGAGATACTTATCAGGGGCAACTCCACCACGTCCATCAACTCTCAGGTCTCCAGTAATACGCTGGGATCCATCTACTTCCAGTCTATATGTGGTAGAAGCAGCACGACCGAGACCAATATTCTGTGCAGAAGCACCACCATAGGCACCAAATTGGAATACTCCAGTGTTAGTTAGACCAAACTTAACCCAAGCACCTTCATAATACATCCAACCTAAATTAGATCCAGGACTCCAGTCAATGTTATAAAGAATGTCACCATCAGAAGGTGCATTATAGTTCAGAATATTGCTTAGATCAGGTACACCTTGACCAACAGGTGGAGTGCCTGTCTTTAACTCAGGTGCTAGTAATGTAGACTTAAGAACTGTACCATCTTGGTTGTTATATGTAAGTTTCTTAGCAATAAATTCTTTCTGTGCTGTTAACGTGCCCTGAATCGTTACAGGACCAGAGAAAATAGATTCTAAGTTGTTTGATGCACCACCAATAACAGTGAGTTTATCAGTAACAACAACCTCAGAGAATGTCTCAATAGTAGTATTCTCTTCACCAAGAACGTTCAACTGAGCAATATCTTCAGATGTAATCTGACCCGTAACAGGGTTAATAACTTGGTTACCAATGAATAGGTCACCATTAGAGTTTAGACCCGAATAGAATGCAACTCCTGCCTCTTCTTTGAGAGACTGTGATAGTCTAATCTGCTCATCAGTTAGTGTCTCAACCTGAGTTTGTGGGAATGCCGTGGAATAGTTACCAGGACCGAAACCAGTATACTCAAACGTGTGATTACCAGATCTAAGAATAGAGTGACGACGAAGTTCTACGTTAATTGGAACAAGAGCATCATTGTCTGCACTATCTTGAAGGATAGGAATCTTTCTCGCTTCTTCATCACCAAGACGAGAAGTGAGTGGGATATCTGATAGAGTTTCGTTAATAGAGTTCCAACCAGGAGAAGAACCTGCGACCCAACCACTATCATTTAGAAGGAACAATACTGCTTCCTTAGTGATTGATCTCTGATCATCTCTTGCAGGGGTTGGTTGTGCTCCATCAGTACCATATACGAGACCAATAGTTTCATTATCGGCAACAGATATTGAAGGTTCAGGATCACTATTAGGATTGTCTCTATCAAAAGCAGGATATACTTCGTTTACGTTCTGAGAGAACGCCATATCATCAAAGTTTGATGTAGTTGGTGCAATAGAACCACACAACAAAGTCAGATAGAATATACCATCAGTGACACCACGTTCAAACTTTGATACCTCAGTGATATCGTAGATATAGTAACACTTATTCAGTTGATATGCAGTGTTGTCAGTATTATATGGTTGAAGTACGAATCCTGCAATAGGTGAACGAGGAAGGGGTGGATTCTGTTCCTTAGGAATTACATAACGAACACGATATGTTCTGTCAGTAAGGTTTCTAGCGTCAGGAACACGCTTGATAAATGTTGTTGGAGTGAAGTTTAGATTGTTATATGTTGCAGTGTTATTAACTAGAGTCTGATAGATCTCATTATTAGTTGAGTTGACTGATAAGTACCACCCACCAACTTCATTCGCTACACCGTTAATAGTATAAGTATTGGCATCATATTGCAGAGGAGAACCATCACCACCTGCAACGGTTCCAGATACATCAGGACCGAATGGATTGATCTCTGCTGCTTGAATAGTTGGCGAAGTTGCACCAGAAGCAATCAATAGGCAGTAAAGTTTATCAGGTACAGCAGCAGCACCGATACCATCTTGTCTGGCACCAATAACATAACCTTGGACCTTATTCGGTGGGGGTGCATTAACATTAGTATATCCGTAGATATACAATCTGGAACCAAGTGTGCCACCTTGACCAGCAAGAGCGTTGTTAATATCTTTGGTTCTCTTAATATCAATGTTAGTCCAGTTTGCAGAGATCTCATCAACATCTGACAAGGACTTGGGAGGAATAATATGAGTAATCGTACCCGCTTTATCCTTGGTAAATGATGCTCTCTTGAACCCTTTTGATCTTAAAGCTGTGTTTCCAAAGTTACTATTACTGTTAGTAATAGACATGTCAGCGCCTTGATAACCAGCGAAGTGGTCAGCATATCCAACCGCGAACACAGAAACAACCTGAACAAATGAGTCATTGGAGCACATAACATGTGTACTTCTCCAACCTTTCTTATATTCAGCGAAACCATCTAGGTGAGCACCAGGACCACCCTCGTCATAGTTTCCTGTCGTAGAGTTATATTTAACAAACGCTCTATCATCTTTTTGAAGACTCAAACCAGTGAACTGGGCAACAACCATGGACTTAAATCCTGTTGCCTTAGCACCATCAGCGTGCATACCACACATGCCCCAAGTGGATCTTAGGGACAGGTTGAAGATATATGGAGAAGCAGAGTCTACAGTATCAATTTCAACTTTAACAACAATATTAGAACCGATAGCATTACCACTAGGTTCTTCTGCTAATTGATATGTAAAGACATTACCTGATGCTGAAGTTACAGCAAATGATCCGTTATAGTTTTGTGCATCTAGGTCTGTTTGTGGTCCAGTAGATCCAGTGACACCAGAAATGTTAACGTTAACGCCGACAGAAAATCCGTGGTTCTTTGGGTTTCCTTGCTCATCAACAGTAATTGCTGTAGCAGTGTTGCCATTGCGTGTAATTTGGAGAACTCTAAATTCATCTGAAATCGGTCCAACAATACGATTTTCTTCTACTCTTGCCTGAATCTGGTCAGTTGCAGGATCACCAGAAGTATCGGGAATAGTAGCAAAACCACGAGATACTTTCTGATAGTAAATATCAAGGTCAGTTCTTTCTAGCAGGTTAGGGATAGAAGAACCAGTAATCTCTGAAGAGTTCTCTACAGTTCCAAGATCATTAATTAGTTGACTTAAAGTATTAGTACCATCAGCAAACTCAAATGCTGTTAGTTTATGGTGAGAGTATGATGGTGGGATCAGTTCAGAATCATCTGGTTTGAAATATACACCACTTGAATCACCATCAAAGAATGAGAACTGCCAGAAGTAACAACCACCAGTAACACGGAAAACAGCAGTCTTAGAAGGAACTTGATCCTCTGTGTTAATACCTTTAGCAGGATAAGTTGTAGGATATGGAACGTACTTAGGAATGATTTTCGTTCTTCTAAGGTCCATACCGACCAAAGAACAACCTCTAGGTACGATTACACCACCTTCAACAGAGTTAAATTTATATAATACATTATTGGGAGAAGTAATATCCATATTGGAATTACTATCCAATGGTGGGATATTAGTGTATAGAATCTCACCAGGACGATTATCAATAATATACTCAGAAGGATAGAGCATGATACTGAAGGCATCAAACTCGTCATTAGACAAACCCACTCTATACGAAAATCTTGCTACTTCAAGAAACGCACGTTGCAGGGATTTGAATGGTCGGAGGGAAGAGTTTCCTCTGTTATCAATATCATCACTCGCATCAAAGTCATCGGGGTTGACATAAATGATACGACCCGTACGGGACGTGATAATATTCTTAAGACGAGTAAGTGCCATCTTTTAGACTAGATCCTATGGAGTTATTTATTGATAATATATTGTTGGGGATCAATCTCCGCCGTCACCACCATCGCCGCTATCTTCAAGTCCAGTCTGATAATCAGACGAACGCTGATACAATGCAGTTACAACTTCATTTACAGTATCTTGGAAAGCATCAAAAACAAAATTACAGCGACCATTAGTACATTCAACTTGAATAGATTGACCAGGACCAATGATAATTCCAGTCTGTCTTTCAGTTGTTTCTTGTGCAATTGCGTCTGCTCTTACAATGAAGTCATCAGCAGGGGAACTAAGAACACTATTAATAGTTGCAGTTGCTTTAGAAACTGATAACTGTCTTGGCGATTCAAAGAAAGTATCACTACCTGCCCATGCAGCAGAACCAGGACCGTTAGCAACATATAGTTTACTATTCACTTTATCCCATTCTAAGATAGTGCCATAACTATCACCAGCAATAGCATCAACTGCGTATGTTACATCGCGATAGATAAACGCATCAGTGATGATCCACTGATCTGGAGTTTGTAGATACTCATCTTTCTGAGTATAAACATAAATCTCATTGAAAGTATATTCTTCAGAGAATGTAAAATACTGAGAATCATCTGCATAAGTTGCATCTGCTTGATCATATGGGTAGAAGTTTGAGATAAGTTCTGCACCAGTTAGATTATACTGAACGAAAGCACCTGCTTGTCCAGGTGTTCCACTTACAGTCTTACCAGTTACAAACTCATCACCACTATTGTTACTTCCTCCATTAGTATCAGAGAACTCAAGGATCTTGCCTGACATGCTAGCATTAGCAACATCAAACTTATAGACACGATCAGTCAATAGTTCGGGTTGAATCTCATTTTGCAGACGGAATACAGCACCACCAGCACCATCGTTGAATACAAATCTGTTGGCAGCAGTAGCAATACCACCAGTAGAAACAGTACCTGAAGTAGTAGAAGAACCACCAGTTAGTACATCACCTTCAGAGAAAGTGCCTCCAGTAATATCACCAATCCAGAGAACTGCGTCGTCATTTGAACCAGGAATGTTCTCATATACAACACCACTAACACCACCACCATTGCTAACAGTCTCACCGTTAGCATAGTCTGGATTAACAGATGAACCAGTATCAGCAACGTTTTCTAGTGTGAATGCAATCAGTGACTTATAACGTACTTCATATGTTGTAGTAACAGGATCAGCAACATCCAGAAGATATGCACATTTTTCTCCATCACTACTGACGAATTTTGTGCCTGGAATTGCATCAGCGAGAGGGATAGAAGCAGAGAGAGTCCACTTCACATTACTAATCAAATCTCCTCTATGTAAGAGATATGTATTAGCATCAAGAGTCAGTTCTTGATCCCAACGATTCAATTTAATGTTATAAGTATCTGCACCAGTACCATCACAGTTTACAAACACTGTGCCAGTGGTGCTACTCAATACATCATTCTTGAATAATGTTGTAAAAGTACCTGATGAAGGTTTAATATTGGCGAGAGCGCCTGTATTCGTTGCCATTGGTTATTAAATCTGTGAGAGGTAAAGTTGTTGTTGACGAACACGAGAAGTTAATCTCTGAGCACCAATACCAGCACCAAATTGTACGTCGTCTAGTGTTACGTTGTCAGTTGACAGAAGAGTAGCATTAGAATCTGGGAACTTAATAGTACGAGATTGACTAATGTTTGTAAGATCTAGTGTGATCCTACGTTGCTCACTAATATCATCTACTAGAACTACTCTATTTAGTTGCTTATTAGAAAGTTTTTGCGAAGCATTTGTGGAAACAATCTCAGAAGAACCTGTTGACTGATTAAGATTAGTAGCAGGGAACTGGAAAGCGTTATTTAGATTGGCAGTTTGGTTGTCTAGAGTTAGACGAACACGTTTAGCAGCATCAAGACCATCAGCAAGAATTAGATCCTTAATTACTTTGTTACTCATTGTCTGAGTAGCATCTGTTCCTGTAACAGTAATTGACAAGTTAGGGAACGTAACTGTACGATCAGCATCCAATGATGCAGTGTCAAATGTTACTGCTGGAGCATTAGTATCTGTAGTTGATGCAAACTTAGCATCAATAAAAGTTTTAGATGATAGTTTTTGGAAAGAAACATCATCAATCAATTCACTAGTGACGATGGAGATTCCAGGATCAGGTAGTTGATACGTTTTAGTACCAGTTACCGTGTTATCCCAATCAAAAGTAAATCTAGCATTCTTTTCATTATTACCAACACCATCACGGATAGTGAAACGTTGGTCTTCAATGATAATATCTTTGTTGGTGATTAACTGGTTGGTGTCATCACCAAGAACAACAGTACCACCACCCGTGACAATTTCTGGAAGAGTAAATACTCGGATACCCGAAGTATTACCAATGTTACCTACTTCAAATCTTGCCTTTCTCGTATTGTCACTGTTATCGTACAGGACAAATTTAGAGTCATCAAGCAATAGTTGACCAGTAACTTCTACTCTACCTGCACCTTTAGGCGAGATAATAATATTTGAGTTAGTAGCAGTATCATCAGCAACTGTGATCAGGTTAGTAGATGATCCGTCAGTATTTGAGAGTCTAGAAAAATAAAATCCACCAGATCCATATGCAATACCCATCTGATCGTACGCATTTTGGTACAATCCAGTGTCGCGATCTAGGTCAAAACATAGACCAGGTGCTGCTTTAGTTCCAGACGCGACAGTCTTAAACAGTTGGTTTACTTTTGACTTTCGGTTAGGAATTAGTGGGTCTGATACGACAACGGGGAGAATTGCTTCTCCCGACAAATTAGCGTCATCAATTCCATCTAACTGTGAGATTTTCTTAGTTGCCACAGACTCAATATCTTGCTACAAATTTATTTATACGATCTGGGATATACCATGTTGTACTTCATGAATCCCCGTAGTCTACGAATAGGATCCCAAGGTACTCCAAGTGAAATACAACATTCACGATAACTTTCCCATTCAGTCAAGGGCATCAAGATTACCATGACGAGCAGGTTGGATAAAACCATCCAACAAATCAGTAACTTTATTTGCTTTTTGCATTTGCTCCTGATGATATTTAGACCAATCTTCAATAGAGTCTTTTAGATCCAAATAAAATTCAGATGAAGTGACATTTTGATCAGTCAGGTAATCATCAACAACAGATTGAAGACGTTCTTTACGCTGCTCTGCATAACTTTTGAGTTTCATTGTTGGTACTCTTTTTTTGTTTTGAAGTAAAGTTTGTAGTAAGGTTTCTTCATTTGATCAAGTGTGTTCATGTCTTCCTCAAACCCCATGTATTTACAGAGTTGATAAGACCCTTCTAACTCACTGATCAATCTTAGTATATTGGCAGGATGTCTGTCAAGTCCACCAAAGTCGTATTTACTTAGACCCTGTGTCATATCCAGCGGCATCATCTTGCTCCTTCATACTAGCACGTCTTTGTGTATCATGCAACTTCTTCAATGCTTCAATAGTTTCAGGTGTTTCTTCCCATTCCCATTGTTGAGCATGCTTGTTCTTGAATGATTTCTTTCCCATGGTCTCAGGTGTGTTTTACTACAAGTGATTTTAATTCTTTTGCTGTGAGTTTATCCAACCGCTCTGTGAAGTAATCCAGTAGCAATTGTTTGTATTGTTTCTTAGTCATTATATTGTTTGATTATTCGTTCAACTTGCTTCTTGTCACATCCACAAGGAGCATTATTCAAACATCGTAAAATACACTCCGTATCACTGATAGTAGGTTTGATAGTAAACCCCCATTTGTCAACTTCACCCTCTGTAGGTGCCTCAACGTAATCAAATTCACTCGGCATTGTCTGTTCCCATAAGGTACTCTACTGTTCTTGCTACATCTTCCATTGCATCATGTAAGTAGATTCTTTGTCCAGTTTCTTGTACTCTAACATCATCAGCATCAGTGAGTGTCCATCTCCACATTTTCATATCATTACAATACCAGAGTTGAATTTGCATAGATTTAGAAGTTATTTATGAGGTGTACTTTTTCCAAAGTTCTAAGAAGTATCTGTCTACAAGATAAAGATCACCTTGAGGTGGTTGTTCTTCAATCTTAGACCATTCATCACATAACGATCTCATTTCCCGTGATATACCTGAAGGTTTAAACATTCTCCCAAATGATGACATGGCAAACGCAAATCGCATTCTAATGCGCTGTTCCATTTCCTGAGTAGGCGTCGGTTTCGTAATAGTTATTCTCACCTTTTCTGTGCCCGTAATATATGGTGGCACATATAAAGGGTAGTGATCCGAAAAGTAGGACATGTGCTAGTGTCATAGCGTTCTTTAGATTGGGATAAATGATAGAGTAGTATCGCGATGTTTGTCTGATGGTCTCAAAACATTTCCTGCTAATGTAATGCGAGGCATGTTATCAAACTCACCAGACTTGACCACTTCATGTAGTCTATCACCTGGTCCTATGTATAGTTTTCCAGGTTCATTCTTAATACGGTAAATTTCATTGTCACCTTTATAAAACACAGTCTCTGTATTCTGAGGATAAATGGACAAATACCAATGAATAGGATAATCGTGATGATGCTTATGTAACAACCCACCTTCAAGGTGAGAATTGACCCAACATTGTGTCCATGCTCGTTCTTCCATACCAATGAAATCGCGAATACATGTTTTTACTTCGGAGAACAGATCATAGATTACCACATCTTTGACTCTAGCGGAGAAAAAGTTGTAGTATCCATACAACCATGTTGAATTAGGACATTGATTAGGATCATGTTTGTGATGCCCACCTTGCCATTCAACACCATTCAACACTGAAGATACTACACCACTTGTTTGTAGTGCTGCGTCAGCAATTGCAGAAAGATTCTCACGTACGAATGAAATGTCGTACAGTTTATAGTTTTTTGTACTGTCTGTCAAAGATGAACTCACTTTTAGTGTTACCAATTACCTGCTTACCATTCACAAACCCACGGTCCCATGAACGATACTGACCTTTACTTAGGTATCCAGTATAGTATACCTCAAGATCTCCAATAGTGCAACTACCTTCACTCTTCCATCCATCATGAGCAACCTTCCACTGTATATCACATCCTACAGGTTTCCACTCTAGAGTATGATTGACTAGTATAATATTGTCATTGGATTTCTGAACGATAAAGTTACGTTCACGATAAACTTCCCCATCATGGTGATACCATTGACGAGATTGTAGTTTAGAATCTCCAAGGTTTATCCATTGTATCCATGCCCAAATAAATCCTGTAGGATCTGATTGTGCTTGCTTCTTATTAGTATAAGTCCCTTCAATTACTCGGATGAACTCTTCGCATCCATTTGTTGCATCCATTCTGATTTCAACTCCTCAATTTGCTCAACAATTTCTGGATCAATAGTAGTCTTTTCCTGCACTGGAATCAACATAACAGTTTTACCATCTTTAGCAGTGATTCTGAATGGTTGTAGATTACTACCGCATAGATCTACAATGAACTCAAAGTTCTTTTCAAGTTCTTCGTATGTGATATCAAGAGGCAACTTCATAGGTATAAGTAAAAAGATCTGGATTGTTAATGGATCGGAAGTTTTCTAGAGTTTCATAGAATCCTTCTGCACCTTCTTCGTCAAACTTCCATGATACGGTCTCATCGTATCCTTCATCGTCTATGAGAGTAACTTGACGCTTTGACATGTTCACGAAAACATGCTGCAAATAATTGTCTTCCATAGAGATAGGTCTACTGCGTACCCAGTATAGCATGCCTGAGTCAGTTTAGCAAGATGGTTGCAGCAGAAATTTTACAGATGGCAGCAGCGGTGATGTTCACAGCAGCACCAGCAGTCATAGAGCAAGCAGCACTAGCATTCAAAGTAACGGCACCAGCACCAACGTTGGCAGCGAAAGCACCAGCGGCAACGGTGAATAGTGCTCCACCAGCAGCACAGTTAACCAAGAATGGTCCGACAGTGTTAATAGAGAACCTGGGGATAGGATCAAATGAAACGGCAGGAGTTAGAACATAGTCAACAGGACCACTAACAGTGTTAAAAATACCAGTCTTTGCCTTTGGAATGACACCACTAAGTGTGTTGATGAAGTGATACTCAGCAGGAGCAATAAAGGTAATAGTATTAGCAGCAGTTAACTTAATCTCCGATGCATTGATCTCATAACCTTGAGCATCAATCTTAGTATTACCTTGTGGTGCAACAATCTCAGCGTTAGTTCCACCTTTGCCGCAGACAGTATTACCAATGCCTTGAGTTTGCAGGTGTCCCTTCACATCAAGAGACAAATCTGAAGCAAAGTTTATAGTAGATTTTTGAGTTTGTGTCTCATCAGGACCAGGACCACCCGAACAATCAAGGAAGAATCCTCCCCCAACTTCAAGGTGCATATCTCCAGATACTTTCAGACGATAATCACCATCAATGGTAATGATATTATCCTTACCGATGGTATAGCACATGTCTTTTTTGAAATCCGCTGTAAAATTACCAGGGATGTCAACATTAGTTCCTAAGAGAGGATCAGCAGCATCACTTTTACTATCGTTTAGATTCTTAGCATCTGCTGCTGCATCCTCAAGACTTTTATTTTGTTTTGATAGTATCTTATATTTTGCATGCTGTTGGTTTTCAATAGAAACGTCAGTAATAGTAGCACCAGATGCCATCCTAGTGATGGACGCTTCTCTACCAGGAGTACTTAATTGTAAATTATATGCACCGTTAATAAAACTGGTTGCAGCATTTAGATATGGATCAGCATCACTGAAAATAGAATCAATGATCCCTCCACCTCCACCAGATTCACCACAACTAGGGTATGACTTTCCACCTCCAGGTGGTCCACCTAAATCATCAGCACTACATCCAGTTACACCAAAGAATGGGAAGAATTGTTTACTTGTTTGCGCTCGTTTTCCTGGTTTTCTATTACATCCACCAAAGTCAAATAGAGTGAAGATTAGATTAATAAAGCCAGTGATACTTGAGATGTCAAGTTTACTGACATTAGTTGCTTCAGTAAAGATATCCTTACCAGTCTCAAAAACTTCTTTGAGGGTATCAAACCCTTCCATAACAGATGTTGCTGCTTTAACCAGACTTAGAATATCTTTGACAAAACCAAGACCATTTTGAATAGAACATGTTACTTGGTTAATAACATCCTGAACACCAGCAACTGCTGCTGAGGCAGCATCCATTGCTCCAGATACGATATCATCAATCAGGTCAGTGACTACACTCATAGGGTCAGACAGCATGTCACTAATCAGACCATCAAGTGTACAAATTTGACTCAATAGTGCTTCAATGATAGTCTGAACAATTTGCAGAACAACAAAAGGAATACCAGTAAACTGAGAAATAAGTCCTGCTGCTGATAAACCTTGCCCTGCAATTACAGTAAGTTGTTCTTTAAATGCCGATACGATTTGAGAGAATACTGCTGATAGGAAGTTCTGAATCTTATCAGTAAACTCCTCCATTCTAACGATCTTGTTTTCAAATACATCAACAAAATCACCACTCTCGCTCTTCACTACTGATGATGCTGCACCAACTAGATCTTCTACGAGTTGAGTTAGTTTAACCTCTAAAGTTTTCCAAGGTCCACCAACTCCAGATGCAGCAGGTGTGCCAGAAGATCTAACAGTTGGTTTTGTCTGGTTTGATGCTGTTGCAGGTGCTTTTTGCGCTGCACTATTTGGACTCTTGGCAGTAATCTTAGTGTCTGGTTCTCCAGGAGTCTTTACAGTATTGGAGTTAGTATTAGTTTGTGTCTTACTAATATCTGCTGAACTAGAACCCAACTCCTTATTTACTGGGTTAATATCTTCTCTGTTAGGTGCATTAGTAAACAGGAAGGTACTGTTTTTTCCTTCTAGACTAGTACCAGGTGCCTGACTAATTCTAAGTACACCCATGACAATTGGGAACTGTGCTTCTTCACCATCAAGGAAGAATCCCATGACGATAGCACCAGGACGTAAAGAGTGCGAGGATTTACCTACACCATCAATACCTGCCTGATCAGTTGGTTGAAGTACATTTGCCCATGGTAGATCTTTAGTCTGAAGATCTTTTTGAAATCCTGCTTCGGGACCAGTGTAAAAACCAAGTACGCGACACTTTACCCTGCCAATATATTGTGGGTCTTTGGTGTCTTCAACCTCACCAATCCACCACACAAATCCATCTTTACCTAGAAAGTCGGTAGAAGATTCACCTACAATATTGTCAACGTATGCAGACATTCTTTTTAATTAGCGTATTATTATTTAGCGACAAAATCAAAGGCGATGACGACACGATCATCTGCCTCCATTTTAGGAAAGAAGTGTACTAAGTTAGATGGAAACAGGATTAATTGACCTTCAGTAACAGGTGCAATAAAATTAGAAGTATTCCACATTGTTGGTTTCTCTTCATCCAATTCAATGACAGGAACATATGTGTTCTTGAATGGATTTTCAAATACTAGTGGAGTATGACCTTCCTTCTCATCATACTTTACCATAAAATATCCCGTGAGATAAGTTCCACGAGATGTATGAGCAGGAATTTGAGTTCCTAACTGAGATACCTGAACTTCGGTATGATTGATAGAGATTGTGTTACTATAACCAAGAATCTCTTTCAGAAAATATTGTGCCTTATCCTCAACCCAAGTATAGAATCCTTCCATACCAGGCAATTGACCATCATAGATGAATACATCATCCTCTCTCTTCACATCATCCCAATTAAGATCCAACTTCTTAATAACAGTGTCTTGAATATCAAAATCTTCCGTGAGGATGGGATAAGAAAATGCTGGAATAATTTGCATAATAATTACATTACGAATGGGTAATACTGGATTTGAACCAGTGACCTACTGCGTGTAAAGCAGTCACTCTACCACTGAGTTAATCACCCAAGAGGTTAACTTCCCTTGTGAGAGAAGTATAACACCCATGGACTAGATTGTCAATCTTCGTAGACTAGACATTCTGGTTCTGAAGGATTCTGATCACAAAACAATTCCAAATATGTTGGATCGTGATGATCTCCTGCTTCAATTTCTTTCTTGTGATGTTCTACATACTCTTCCAAGTCGTGTAGTTCACCTTCAATGTGGCGACGTTGTTGTGGGGATGTTGAATCCTTACCCAAAATTTCGCGGTCTGCCTGGATGTGTTGCTCTAGTGTTCTTTGCATATTCCTAACCTCTGGACAATGCTTGGTATTATTTATGACGGTGCCACTTTGATACTATCTTTCAATAGATGCAGAGTAGTCTGAAGTTCACTAACTTTATAGTTGTGAGTAACTCCTCCTATAAGATAGGTCCCCGAGTATACTTTGTCAAGTTCTGTTTTCTTTCTCTTAACCTGCATTCTTGGAATCTGGACAGAAACAGCAGTACCAGCGAATAGATTCAAGTTTCCAGGTACAGTAATTTCCAATTGAATTGCTTCTAGAGATTTTTTTCTCAGAAAATTATATGCGGCAGTATCCAAATAACTATTCAAATTACGTGATCCTGGGACAGCACTTCCATCACTCTTAGCACTGTCCCATAGGTGCGTAGGAATTGCTCTATAGTGTACTCTCTTTGGGTTGTTAATTAGTTTCTTAATCTCTGGATTGCTAGTGTCAATGGGGAGTCTGCCGCCTTTCTCTAGTTTTGACATACGCTTAAATGTGTTCTCAATATTATAGTATCCTGTTTGTGCAGTTACTTTTTTATTCTTGGTTGGAAGAACAGATTCACCAAACGTACTAGGATCAAGTCCAATAATATATCCCGACCATGTTCCCTGCCTCAAGTTTCTTATTGAGTTGAATGAATGTGGGAATGATAACTTACTAATTAGAAAATTATTCTTTGATGGGTTGTCTGATAATGCTTTTTGTCCGTAAACATATGTCGGTTTCTCTTGGTCTCTAGCATCCTCAATCATCTTATCAATTGTTTTGAAATGAAAACCTAAAGCATTCTCATAGAAAACATATGCACCTTGAGGATTATCTGATGTGCCACCTGATCTAGTTGCTTTTGATGCAATATAGTTAATTGCATCGTATGGTCTCCAGTTAGGAGAAGTAAATCTCATCTTGTTTGCAGGTTCTGCATCAAACTTACCACCCTTTTTACCACCCAAAGTAGTAACAGTTTCAAGAATCTTTTTGACATGTACAGAAGCGTCTAAAGATTCAAATGCTCCAAAAGTATTAGTGACTTCATTATTAACAAATGCAGGACTACACAATTTCAAAACATATGATTCTTTCTTCTCTGCTTTTACCCTAGCAGTAATCTCATAACATTGGAAGATATAAGTTATATTATAACCACCAGATTCTAGATCAATTCTCCAAAATTCATTACCAATAAGTGTATTAATAAAGTCAGTAGCATCAAAGACTGCCACTTCAGCATACATCGTTGGACTACTAATACTTTCAGTAATCTTTATATTTGAAATAAGTTCTACAAGATTTCGCGATCCATCCTTTCCAGTCCTAATTTTACCATTACCATCTAAGAGAAATGCTGCTAGAGCAGTTTGTCCTGACTTTTCCATTATACTGATGCTCCAAATAATCCGAACGTTGGTAAAAATTCTAACAATTCAGGTTTGTTATTAGTTGGTACTACTACAGTAGCACCACCTCCACCTCCACCTGATGCAGAGGCACTTGATTTTGATGCCTGGGTACTAACAGCAGCAGCAACTTTTGTCATCGCTACCATCTTTTCTCCAGTTTTAACCTCTTCCTGATCTTCTGCCTTTACTTTAGCATCGGCAGTTGCGGTAGTAGTCTCTAAAAGACCGTCAGGATTGATTACCTTTCTAGTCTCCATGATAGCATCCTGAAGTGCTTGGAATGCTATATTCTTTTTTGCTTCTGGTGTTTGGGCAATTTGTGCTACTCCAGTGTCACCCCCAGTGTCATTATTAGGATTTCCCACTCCACTGAGTTTTCCAGAAGCAACATCAGCATTCATTTGAGACATAATGTCTGGGTTATCACTAACTAAAGGTGCTCCTCCTCTAGCAGCATCCAGAGCAGAAGCAACTTGTTCTACAGTGTGAGAAGATGCATTACCACCTCCATACATAGATCTCCCAGTAGCAGGATCAGGTAGAGATGCCCATTCTCCTGCCAATGCTTTCATAGCACCAGTTCTATCATTATGCTCCTTAGATATATATCTCCAAGCATATGGTTGCTTATGCTTGATAAGTCCTATACCGATTTTATCCTGCATTGTCTTATCAAACTTAGCACTCTTATCAATACCCATAGTATTGACAATTGCTTTCATTGTTCCAGGGATAACCTGATAACGACCAGCAGCAAATATACCATAATCCCCTTCTTGAGGATTAGACTTATTCATCAAAAATGACTGTCGTTCAATCAACTCACCGACACTCATATCAGTCAGTTTTTTCTTGACTATACTACTAGAATCGTGAGTACTTCCGACAATACGGTTACCCTTAGTACCTTGATTCATTGAGTTATATCCACCTTCACCAGATGCAATGAAATCTAGGAGTCCACCAGCAGCAAATTCGGGTGGTCTAGTTAGTGGTGCTTGAGCAAATAATCCACCAACATTAAAAGTGTATATGCTACTGCCGCCCTTAGTGTCTCCACCAGCAGAGTAACCCATCTCCCTCATCATCTCTTCTTGTTTCTTCCTTCTATTATATAATTTACCAGCAAAAGAGTCATTACTTACATTATCCAACTCACCTCTAGTTGCTTTCTGTGCTTGACCACTAAACCATGACATGGGGTTGAGTAGATTGAAATTGTTTTGAGTAGGTCCACCCTGATCAAAACTATTATACATGCCCCCCAGATTAAATCCGCCGCTATCTGCTTCCTTTATTCTACGAGTAGTAAGTTTAGGATTATTTTTTGTTGCAGGAGTATCAAATGGTACTATGAATGCACCACCTTGTTTCTTTTCTGCAACATATTCAGTTCCATGACCAATGAATGATGTTGATTTACCATCCAGAGATACTGGATAACCTGATTGGGGACCTTGAATCCAACCACCCATCGCTTTTTTGGGTAGTTTATTCTCTTTATCTGCCTGCTTTTCTTTCTTAGGAATTGAACCAGACACACTGGATGCAATTGCCTTCGCTGACATGTTCTTGATAAACTTTGGTTTCCCTGCCTCCTCTGCCTGATCACCAATTACATAAGCACCATTAAACTTAGATTGAATTGCCTGAATAGACTTAGGCAGAATCTTACTATAAGGTTCCTTATTGTCCTTATCGTAAGACCCATATTCAATCATTGCCCCCGCTTTTTGTGCAGATGCCACAGTAGCATCATGAACTGGTTTATATCTATCATCCTGATTGGATGGAGGAACAAATACTGCTTGATACCCTAGTTCTTTAATTGCTGCGATTGCCGCCGCAACTCCTTCTGCTCCTTTCTGAGGATCAGCGAAATCCTTAGAACCAGCAGTAAGAATAACATGCTGCTTGTTACTTTGTTTACCTTCTGGAGTAGTGTTTGCACCATTGCCCTCGGTTTGTTGTGAATCTGCTATCGCACTTTCTTGATCATTATTATTATTATTAGCGAGCACAACGGCAGTAGTTCCAACAACAGCAGTAGTTGCCAGCAACGCCAATCCACCTCTGCCCCTCAATCGCATCTTCATCCCCTTCATCCCCTTCAGGAGATTCTTACGGAATGTTGTTAATACCCAGATGAAATCTTTAACTAACTTTGCTGGATTCTTTAACCATCTTAGACCTAATAGTAATGTTCCTAGTGATAAGAAGAATTGACCAAAACCTACCAGTTTTTCCCACCAAGTTGCCTCAGGGTCAAACATTGCACCAAGACCATCCAGTATCCCTCCAACAGTACCTTTGAAGAAATTGAATATGAACGTTGCTACAGTGATAACACCATCAACAATATCTTCTAATTTTTTTATATTATTTTCGTCTGCTAACCATTCCAAAATCCCCCTTACAACGAAGGTTTTAAATAACCATCCTCCTAGTTTAGCAAGACTCTCAAAAAATCCTGCTACTACAGGAGCAATAAATTCGGTAAGACCACTTCCTTTCTTCTCATCATCTTTAGATACTCCCTGTAAATTACCAGAGTTTTCATTAATACCCTTAAAGAGATCCGCTTCCATTGCTGCATTGACCTTTAGGTCATCAGCAATTTTTTGGAGAATAACTCCCATGCTATTGAGTGTTGCACCAAGTTGATTACTACCTTTTACAACTTTTACAGAAATAATATTTGCTGATACAGTACCTTCAGAGTCATCTTTACTTACTTGACCCCTAGGACTTAAAAATTTATAAAAGTCTATCTTTGATGTCTTACCAGACTTCTGCATTACTTAGTAGGATAAGATGAATTTGGGTCACGATATAGAACTATAGGTTCCCCACCAGTATTTATGATCTTGGTATTGGTGATTGGGAGTGTAATTGGTACTACAGTCTTACCCTTCTTATCTACTTCACTGTCTGCCTTATTTAATGCATTTGTTTTTGACATCGTTGCTACAGCAGGAGTGGCACCAGGTGCAGATGTAGAAGACATTTGTGGTGGAGGACTTGCTGATGCAGGAGCAAGACTGCTCTTTTCATTACCATATAGTTGTCCACGAACATCATTAATTGCAGAATCTAGCATACCAAAGATACGCGCCATCTTTTGCTCTTGAGTCTCTGCTGGTGCCTTTGATGCTTGATTATCACTATCTTGCGTAGTTGTACTATTACTAGTGTTGCCACCTGGAGTAGTATTAACACTTGTATCAGTACTTGTATCAGTACTATCGTCTGCTGTTACAGGACTAGTCTTAACATTTGCATTAGAAGAACCACTACCACTCAAGTTTTCAAAGTGCCATGCTTCAGTAGCGCCAGGTCTGTCCCTTCGTAAACCCCAAGCACTTTTACTCAGTGTCTTAAATCCAAAGGTTTCAGAATTATCCCACAACCACTTATATCCTGCATCAAAGTAGTTAAGGTCAGCAGCAAGACCAAATCCATGATTAGATGTTCCTGGAACTGCTGCTGTACCACGAGGTTTAGTATTATACATGTGCTGTTGATCAGCAAATGTTCTAAAGGTATCATTAATACCAATAGGATGACCCGCTTTCTTAGCAGCATCCAACATAGATTGAAACTGCTTTGCAACACTCTTATGCAACTTACCTTTTCCTGCTTGCCCCCAACCTGCATAACCTTTCACTCCTTGCATCTCGGAAGCAGGTACTTCTCCATTCTTATACTTACCTATTGGACCACCACCTGCGAAGGCAGGCAGTTCTCCACCAAGAGCAAATCCTGTCCATCCAGCAGCACGATAGTTAGACTTTGCGGGATTTGAAACAGGTGCTAAATCTTTTGGTTGTATCGGTTGTTCATTTTCGGTCTGCCACCTAGAAAGAGCACCAGTGTTTGTACTAGTAGACTTTAAACCACCACCCTTTGCAAGTTCTGGTGCCTTATCTTCATCCTTGTCTATTCCCTCAGGTTTTTGTCCTTCTTCATTGGTAAACATACCAATGAGTGCTTTAAGTGGACCAGCAGGAAGATTATCCTTTGCAAAGGTATTAACTTGGTCAATAAGACCTTTAGCACCAGGAATTGAACCTATCATAGCATCTTCCATTTGTCTGATACCAGGAATCAGATCTCTAAACAAAGAGAATACGTCAAGTCCTAATGAAACATAGGGACCAGCAGCAAAACCAAATGCTCCAGATAAGTCAAACGCAGCAGATAATGCTTCAATACCAGCACCAACTACATCGCCATCAGTTAAGCGATCATATGCAAATAGTAAGTTAATAAGACCACCAACAATTGGTAGTGCTTTACCACCAATTCTTTGAATAAGTGGTTTCGGTTCCAATAGAGAAAGACCTTTCTTCTGAAGGTACTCCTCCATCATTATACCTGCACCAGAAGACATGACCTTGCCCATAACCTGTCCTGCCATTGCCTTGATGGGTTTCATCATTGGTTCAAAGAACTTACCCAAAGGTTCTACGATCTTTGCTGTCGCAAAATTCTTAACCCAATTTCCAGCACCTTTTAAACCATTATCTGCCCAAGCAACAGCATCTCCTGCCTTACTCTTAAGATTAGCACCAAGTGTTCTTGCCCTATCTCCGTATTTTTTTCCTATATCTAAACTCGTTTCCCATGCTTTTTTTGCCTTGTCAGAGAACCTAGCATAGATTTCTGCTGCGCTTCCACTCAATCCATACTTTTTACGTGCATCTTTTATTTGTTCTGCAATTACAGCGGCAGGTTTATCAATCAGAACACCTTTGAGATTCTTGGCATGATCACCCAAGAAATCTGCAAATTGCATCAGACTGCTTTTAATCCCCTCTGCTGCGGAGACTGACACATCCTCAAGAGTATTACCAAGTCTTCCCAGTAAACCTGCTGGTTTATTCTTCCTTGCTTGTTTTACTAATGCTTCTATACCTGCTTCAGTAAGTTCTTCGCCTGACTGTTTGGCAACTTTTCTTAATCTAGCATATTCTTCTGCTTGTTCAAGATTCTTAAAACCATGCCTCTTCTTAATATTTTCAAGAATTTCTGCTTTGGATCTTACATTATTAGTATTTGGAGTTGGTGTTGTTTTTGGTTTGGGATTATTTGGATCAGGTATATCATCAGACGACTGCAATGCATCAAACAATGTCATTGCGTCTTGGATAAGACTAAATGGATTTAGTAGATACGATAATGCCTTTAGACCTATTATGCCTGTTAAAAGGGTTCCCACCCCTACAATCATATCCCATGCGCCACCTAGATTACCATTAGCAATCGCTTTAGCACCGCCAAAGATCTTGGCAAGACCATCAAATATTGCGCCTACACTAAAAGTAACTAACTTATATACAAAATCCCCAACCATCTTAAGAGTATTGAAGATGTCTTCCATCTTCTTAAGATTTTTTTCATCAGAAAACCACTCAAGTATTCCTCTTGAGATTGCAGTTCTTGCTAACCAAGCAAACAAATTACCGAATGGTCCGAGAATTTTCTCTAACCATCCAAGAGGATTCTTTTTCTTCTTAATTTCATCCTCTAAACCGTCTTCTAATCCATCTTTACTTTCTGAACTTATCCCACCTTCTGCTTCTATCTCTGCTCTAGCATCTCTTCTGAGATCACTAAGTCTTTCTTGCTCTGCAAGTTGATCCCCTAAGAATGATGATCTATTGGATATTGTTTCAGAAATATCCATCATCACATAACCCATACCCTCCAGAGTCTTACCAATTTGATTGGCAGATGTAACTACAGAGTATACTGATTGTTTAACCGAGCTAGCAACCTTTATCCCCCCAGATTCTTCACTAGAAACCGTAGTGGGGATCAACTTATGTGGTTTGATTTTGGATGCTAGCATTACGCTTACTTGTTGTTTCTATCTTTGTACCTCTTCTCCTCTTCTTTCAAATGGTTGATCAAGAGGTTAACATAAACATCTTTTTCCCATGGCATAATATTATCCAAATATTCAGGGTTCCACTTATGATGGTGAATCAAAGCGAAATTAGTCTCATAATAAGTTTGAAGACTTGTATGGAGAAGGACTAGGCGAAAAAACTTGCTAAACCCTCAAGTTGGAGAGTCTGTTTTTTCTTAGTCTTAGGATTAGTAAATTTAATGTCGTGAGATAATTTAGGCATTGTTTCAAAAAACTTTTGAATTTCTTGAAACTGTGTAGTATTCAATTGATCAAGGAACTCAATCAATTCTTCCTTTGAAGACTCTTTCGCTTCATATACTTCCTCACCTTCAACAATTTGAAGAATGCAATCTGTAGTCAATTCAAATAGACTTTCTACAGTAGAATTGGTCTCAAAGTTATTTTTAACAAACATATCCATACTAGGATATTTCATAACCATTGAAATTTTATTATCCAACTTCAAGATGTTTGTATGCTCAGGTTCAAATTTCACTTCAATCTCACTAAGATCAACTGTTACCTTAACCTGAGTCTCATTATCATCGGGTGAAGTTACCATAAGATCAACAGTTTCACCTACAGACTTTGCACGAATGTTCAGGAAAATATATTCAAAGTCAAAAGTGGCAAGTCCTTTGATATCTGTATCAGATAGATTAGTGCAGTTAAGCAGTAAAGTCTGTACAGTATCAACCATTTGTGCTTGATCTTCTGTTTCCATTGCTAACAATAGCAATTTCTCTTCTTTTACCAGAAATGGGCGATATTTAATTCTTTTCCCGTCAGAAGGTAGTTTCAATTCATAACGAGGAACATTTAACTTAGGTAATGGCATAGATAATCACTTCATTACAGATATTTAGCGGTTCAGAGTTGGACCAAAGAAGTTCAAAGGTTCTGTCCCTGGAGGTTGGTTAAAGACAGCAGCGGAAAAATTATAGTTGCCAACTCTTGACGCTGCAGAGAAATCAAAGTTATTTCCAAATAACTCTGTATAGTTACCATCAAAATTTTGAAAGAATTTAGCAGCGTCTTTACCAAGACTATCTAGATACTCTTTTTCTGGACTCTTCTTATCTTGATTCTTAGTTGACATGTTAACATTTCTATTGTTTGGATAGAATCTGAAGTTTCTATATTGGAATCCAACATTAAATGTAGTGTAGTTTGCTTGCCCTGATTGCATTTCTACTTGTCCCAAATTGTATGGGAACACATCTGCCAAGCACCAAACACCTGTAATATCATTCTCGTAATAGAACCCTCTCTTACTATCTGTATTGCGACCAGTCCTTTGCTCTGGAATAAGATCGTCTTCTGTAAAGAATCTCTTCTTACCGCCACCCCTTTCCATCTTATAAATCTTCATCGTACATGTGTAATTGTCTAAGAGATCCACATGTTGAGTAGTATCATTCATGATCAAATTTATCCACCTATCAAAAAAGGTATAGGTTTGCATTGATCTGGGCATGATGAATGAGACACTTATCTCACTATGACTCTGACCAGTAGCATACTTATAAGCAGAACCAATATTATTTACAGTTGCGGTTGTCAAGTTCCTACTAGGAGATGAAACACTAGATGCATAGTGATTCAATAGAGTTGCTAGTCTATCAGAGTTTCTACCATAAGGAATCAGAGCATTTCCATACATCTCCTGGAGTACTCTAGGTTGCCCAAACTCAACTCCATAAAGATTATTAAGAGAAGGTGCATCCTTGTTACTCTTAATAAGTGATTGAAACTGTGTAAAAGAGTTATCACTAAAGCGACTTTCGTTGAATCTAATTGACATTATACCTTAAGTTCCTTTTCGGTTATGAGCATAAACTCTAAAGAATGATCTTTGCAGAACTCTCGCGCTGCTTTCCATTTCGCTTGATTGACACTATAGGTGACAACTTCATTAATATATCTTTTCGTAACTCTTTTTTGAGTCTTTGGTTCTAAAGTTTGTTTGAAGGGTTTGACTTCCACAATATACTTTTTGTTTGATGCTTTAACATAGAAATCAGGAAAATATCTATGCCTCTTTCCATCCACTGGTGAAATATATGGGATGATGATCTCTTCACTTCCCCATTCAGTAACTGAGGTAGTATTGTCGCACCATTTCATGAATTTATATTCCCAAGACGACCGATAAACAATGCCAGTGACATCTCCTCGGTACTTAGCAGGAAAAGATGGTGTGTACTTCCCTCTATAGTGCATAAATATAATTGGACCATTACTTATATTTATAGTGGCATCTAATAAGAAATCGGTCACGCTAAAGTATCCTGAGAAATTACCCTTTGCGGAGAAGGGTAGGGGAGCAGCTGATAGTTATCAAGCAGAATATGCAGATTATATAAAATTTTCTAGATATCAATTTAAGAATAGTGGTGGTCCTCAATACTTTAACGTACCAGACAATTCAAATAAAACTAATAAGGAGTTAATTACATCTGCTTATATTGCAATGCCGTCGTCGCTCTCTGCCGACTACGGTGTTAACTATCAGCAGGCAAACTTAGGTGCTTTAGGTAAAGCAGCAGTTGGTGCATTAGCATCAGAAAGTTCTGGAGAAATTGCTGCAACTCTTCAAGAAGCAGCAAAAGCAGGTTTACCTGAATCTGCATTCAACAACCTATCTCAAGGCATCCAGGGTGTTGGTGGACTGATCGGTCTGAATACCGATGGCATCTCTCCTAATATGCTATCTGCAATCTCTCAAGGTAAAGTATTCAATCCTTACTCAGAACAAGTATTTCAGGGTGTAGGATTTAGAAGTTTTAACTTTAACTTCAAGATGGTTGCTAGAAGTGAGAAAGAAGCACAAAGCATTCAAGATATTCTTGAGATGTTTAAGACTGGACTACTGCCCTCATATGGTTCTGGTGGCAGTGGTAAGGGAGGATCTCTTGGAGGTCTACTGACTAAAAGTGGTGCCAATCAAAGATTCTTGAATGTGCCAGATAAGTTTCTGATTCAATTTATTAGAGTTGGAGAAGATTCATTATCATCACAAGCACTTGATCACTTCAAGATTGATTACTGTGTATGTACCGCTATGAGTGTAAACTATACTCCAGATGGTCAATATGTCGCAATCAAAAATGAACGCTTGAAGAAAGCGTACAGAGCACAGAACAAAAATCTAAGTTCTGGTTCTCCAGATAATATGACTCAAGGTCAAGCACCTGGGATGATCTATGTCCCTGCAATTACCTTAGATCTTCAGTTTACTGAAACATCTATCATCACTCAAGAAAAAGCAATCGCTGGATACTAATGCCTGCATATTTCTCATATCTACCTAACATTTACGTTGGCACGGGAACATCCTCAGATGCCAAGCAAGAGTATGTTGTTGTCAAAAATATCTTCCGTAGGGTAAAAGCACGAGAGGATCTAAACAAATATACTGAGTTCTTTGAACAAGTATCTATTGAAGATGGGCAAATGCCATGGCAGATTGCTGAAGAATACTATGGAGATCCTGAACTAGATTGGGTTGTACTCCTCACCAATAATATCATTGATATGTATGGTCAATGGCCCGTAAGTAGAAGGGAATTGGAATACTATACATCGCAGAAATATGATAACGTAGATGGAGTTCATCATTATGAAACTAATGAGATTAAATGGAACGACATTGTAATGGTTGAGAAGGGAACTATTGTTGATGAATTTTTCTCTTACAAAAACCCAGATGGAACTGTCATTAGTGGTCTAAATGCAAGACTGCCTGTAAGTAACTGGGAACATGAATATTTTCAGAATGAACTTAAAAGAAATATCTACATTACACTTCCAACTGCATTAGATGCATTCATTGAAGAATTTGATGATTTGATTGGATACGAAGCGAGTGATGAACTTGACGAGAATGGTGTTAAGAAGACCAAACTGTCTATCTCAAGTAGGTTCCTGAGCAAATCAAGTGGTGGTGGTATTGGTCGTCAATACACTGCAACGTATACTGGAACTGGTAGAACAATCACTAATCTACAGGTTGCTACATCAGGTAGTACTAGTGGTGTATCATTTACGACTGTTCAGGCAGACGCTTCAACAGGAATACAAGTTGCTTCATCTTCCTCCTCAAGTGGAAGTACAGCATCAACCTCTAGCAGTAGTTCTTCCTCTAGTAGCAGTAGTAGTAGTAGTAGTTCTTCTAGTAGCAGTAGTTCTAGCAGCGGTAGTTCTGGAAGTTCTGGTGGTGGATACGGCGGATATTAGATACTAAAAAACCTCCCCAAGGGGAGGTTTTTTTATGACATGAGGTTAGGTTTCTTATTCTTTTAATACTCTTTTACAGATACGTTTACAATACTGCTGGGTATCATCACATTCAATTAGACAATCAAAGTAATCATTGATCAACTGATGCTGTTCAGTTGAATAGTCTACTGTTGATGCAAAATGATTCCATGACGCTAATTGATTTTGGGAAATTAGATTGTGCATAATGCTCCGTTTCAAGGTATAACCATAATAAGTCTTTTTACATGATCACCTTGCAACTGTACTATCTATATGAAATGTGTTGGAATTCTAACGGAATATATAAGACTTATTTTTAGTATATACTGCTACACATTTAATATTAATTTAGGTTAACCCCCATCAATCTGGCAACCCGCTAGAGCGCCGCCGACGATCCCCGTAGGGATTGCCCACCAGCGACCGTCTCCACGCGACAGAGCGGCACCTAGACCCCCTCCAGCGATCCCTCCAATAACACTACCTTCAATGCATGAATTGTCATCGGTCTTACTCTGCTTACGCTCAGTTGGTACTGGTCTGGGAGTGTACGAATGACTATGACGGTGGTATCCACCATTGTGACGATTGATGCATCTATGCCAAGGAAGTCTTCGGAAATCTTTCATCTGACTTCCATCGGAGTATACCGTGACACTAACCAACTCTTTAGTACAAGTTGACCAGTCTTTTTCAGCAATGTAATCATAACGATTAATAACATGCTTGCTACGGTGGTGTGCATATGCAGGACCACCGAGAACAGTAGCGAGTAGAAGGATCGGGAGAAATTTCATCAGTAAATTACTATAGGTCTAGATCAATCTTCAGATGCCAACGATGCAAAGTAGTTCATTACATCGTCATCGTCTTTTACTGGAGCAGCAGCGACAGTTTTCTGTTGAAAGGAGTCAATTTCAGCAGTCCAATCTGGTGCTTGTGCAACAGCCATCTCTGGAGTATTGTATGTTCCACGTCCTTCAGATTCATCCTCAAAGGACTCATCTTGACGAGGAGTTTCTTTGCGGCCTTTCAGAACAGACGTAAGTCTAGCATTCAGTTCATCATAACTCTTGAAGTTAGAATCATCAGTGAATGCAGTCAGAGAATACTGCTTGTTCCATGCAGATTCAATTTCAGAATCTTCACCGCCAAACAAGGCAGATGGAGTAGCAAACTCAGACTTATCATAGTTCCAGTAACCGTCTTTCTTGACGATCTTCAGTTTGAAATCAGCACCACTCCAGGGATCAAATACATTGACTGGAGTTTCGTCTTCAAACTGTGGTTGCATCGCTTCAATGATCTTGTCAAAGATCTTCTTGCCAAACTTATAAAGCTTTACTTGACCATCGTTTTCGGGATGCAGGGGATCCTTTACTACAAGGATGTTAGCATAGTAGGAGAGTTTACGCTTTTGCTTACGTGCAACTTCTTTATCGGAATCTCGTCCAGAGTTCCAGAGTTGACGATTGAGTTCACCTACGGGATCTTTCTTGTTAAGAGTCGTGAGAGAGTTCTCAATGTACCAACCACCTGGTCCTTGGAAAGCATGACTCCAGATCTTAGCGAAAGGAATATCTTCTCCGTCTGGAGCAGGAAGAAAGCGAATAACAGCGTAACCATTGCCGCTTTTATCCAGTTCGGGTTTCCAAAGACGCTCGTCTCCACCGCCTCCACCGCCTGTGGGGTTGGAGATTTTTTCAATCTCTTGGGTGAGTTTTGCAAAGGAACTTGCACTGGACTTTTTTAGATTAGAAAATGACAT